GTATTGATGGTATTGATCAAAATAGAGGTGGCGGCGGAGGCGGCGGAGGCTCTAGTGGATATAACTCGTCTGTTTTACAATATATTAGTGGAGATTCCTTAAATTCTGGAACTCCATTTATTCAAATTGATTACCAATTAGTAACACCAGAAATTACTAATTTTTCATATTCACCAAATCCACAAAATAGTGGCAATGACGGAATTCCAGATACAAATGTAACACTTAGTTGGTCTACAGTTGACGCTACTTCAGTTACTATTAACCAAGGAATTGGAACTGTTAGTAGCAATGGATCGACTACTGTTAATACGGGATTACAATCAACGGTAGGATCTAACTCACCAGCAACTAGAACGTATACTTTAACGGCTTGTGCTGGATCTACTTGTGTAACTAGATCTGTAACAGTACAAGTTTCTAATGATAATACACCAACAAGCTACACTGTTCCCAATCAAACTAATTTAGAACCAAATACACTAACTGCCATTTCTGTTGGCACCATTCAAGGGATAGATATGGTTACTTCTGTGAATGGTGGTCCTGGAGTACAAGTATCTAATAATAATTCAAGTTGGTCTAGCACTACTTTGATATCTCCTAATGGTAATGTTTGGGTCAGAGCAGTTTCGCCAGCATTTAATCAAGATCCATCTGGTTTAACTAATTCTTCTCAATTTTATGTTGATATTGGTACAGTAAGGAGATTTTTTACTTTAACTACTAGAGCACCAGATGTAAATGAAACATTTAATATTTCAAATTATGACGATAGCGTACCTTTTCCTGATATAGATACCATACCAGGATCACCTAATCAATACATTACTACAGCTCCTTTGACTGTAGATGATGTCGAAATTGATGTTGAAGTAAAAACCAATAACTCTAATGCTCAAGTTAGAATAAAACAAGCAGGATCTACTACTTTTGGATCCTGGCAAGATGTTAGGAGTATATAAATGCCATTACCTCCTGTAGTAACCGTTGGTTGGAATTTATCACAAGCTGGTGTTGGTGCGCCATTTGGATGGAATGTCTCTAATAATGGCAGCACTATAAGGTTTGATGTACAAAACTCGTCTGATTGCGGTGGACCTAATGGTAATGTTCAGTCTGGAACTGCTTTAGCAACTTTAACTGCTCAAGCAAGATTTAATATGAGTGTTTCTTTAACAGGTCTTGGTGAAAGTCAAGATCCTGGTTTTGAAAATATGACATTGAGATTTAATGGAACTAATATTATCACGGCGACTTCTCCAGGAGGGGGGCAGGGATGTGCTATAGGTAGACCAGTAACACAAACTATTTTAGTTCCTGGACCATATTTTTTAGCAAAAAATAGCAATAATTCTTTTCAATTAACATTTACCACTAGAGATAATTTATTTCACGTAGGTTGTTTCTATCAGTGTAATTTAACTTTTACTTTACTTGATCCCCCAGAAATTTTTAGTTTTTCTGCCAGCCCAAATCCACAAACTAGTGGAAGTTTGGGAATACCCTCCAATACAACACAATTATCTTGGTCTACATTTGGAGCAGAGACTTTAAATATTAATCAAGGAGTTGGGGACCTTTCAGCAATTTCTGGATCTACTGGCACAATTAGCACGGGTCTTCAATCGGTAGAAGGTTCTAATTCTCCAGCTACTAAAACTTATACATTAACAGCAACAAATAGTGCTGGAACAACTACTTCCCAAACTACAGTTTCTGTTTATAATGATAATACTCCTAATAATTTTACAATACCCAATCAGAACAATGTTGAACCAAATTCAGCAGTTGTAATTCTCTCCCCTAATATACAAGGTATTGATATGATTACAACTGTTACAGGAGGACCAGGAGTTCAAGTATCAAATAATGGAAGTTCATACTCTAATACAATTACTATAACAAATAATCAGCAGTTTTACATAAGAGTATTTTCTTTATCATTTAATCAAGATCCGTCTGGATTGACTAATTCTACTTCATATTATGTTGATGTAGGACCAACTAGAAGATCATTTACTGTGACTACTAGAGCACCTGATGTGAGCGAAACTTTTAATCTTTCTAATAAAGATGATAAATTACCTTTTCCTGATATTGACACACTTCCTGGATCACCTGATCAATATATAATATCAGATCCTGTAACTGTTGATGATGTAGAAATTGATGTAGAGGTTAAAACTAGCAATCCAAATGTTCAAGTTAGAATTAAAGATTCTGGATCTACCACATTTGGTGCTTGGAGAGATGTAAGGAGCATATAATCAATGGCAACACAAACTTTCACTATTAATACACCTTCAAATATTAATGCTAATTTTGACAAACAAGGATCTAAAAACGCTAGAGTACAAGTAACTGGAACTGGCAGCGCCAATATACAATTTACATTAGATTGGAGTGATAACCCTGGGGTAGCTGGAGATGCTATTGGTAGCATTGGTTTGAATGGCATGTCTTTCAATAGTCCTGGAGACAATGGTAGTCAAACAAGAGATAGAGTATTTACGCCAGGAAATTACGATATTAGTTTTAGCGGTCTTCTTAATGATTTTAAGGCGGTTAATAATAAATCAATCACCATGATTGATGATGATGGCGATGATACAAACGCCACATTTAGCTTAGATAAAATTACTAATATTACCACTACTACTACTATTACAGTATCTGGTAATATTTCTGCTTCCCCACAAACAATGACGGGGACTAATGTATTTAATTTAACATGGTCTTCGTCTGGTGCTACTAGTGTTACTATTAATGGTTCTCCTGTGGCAGCAGGCGGCACAAGAACAGAAAATACAGGATTACAATCTACTGCTGGATCTAATTCTCCTGCCACAAGAACGTATACTATTCAAGCATGTAATGGTTCTAATTGTGTATCAGAATCAGTTACTGTTTCTGTTTTTAATGACGGAACTCCAAATGATTTTTCTATTGGAAGTAGAACAGGTTTAGAACCAAATGCTTCAACGAGTATATTTGTTACAACAATTAGTGGCATTGATCAACCAATTACCGCATTTGGTGGGGCGGGAGTTCAAGTTTCTACAAATGGATCTAGTTGGTCTTCTGGGTCTATTTCTATCGTTAATGGAAATCAATTTTGGGTTAGAGCAACATCACCACCATTTAACACAGATCCATCTGGATTGACTAACACATCTACATTTTCTGCTACAGTAGGACCATTAACACGATCCTTTAGTTTAACCACTAGAGCACCAGATGTAAATGAAACATTCAATTATTCTAATGAAGATGATAGGGTTCCATTTCCAGATATTGATACAATTACAACTCCTCCAGATAATCCAGCTGAACAATATATCTCTACAAATACTTTAAGTGTAGATGATATTGAAATTCCTGTTGAAATTAAAACTAATAATAGTAATTGTCAGGTAAGAATAAAATCTGCTGGAGCATCTAGTTTCGGAAGCTGGAGAGATGTTAGGAGTATATAAATACAAAAATAAATTGATGTTATGAAAAGAAAATTTTTAGACGCTCCTGATATGTCGCCAAAACAAAAATATTATCAATCACAAATTGTTTCGGTTGATCATATCGAGGAAGATGAAAAAGCAGAAATAAAAGCTACCCAGCCAATACAAGTTAGAATTAATGGTGGTCCTTGGCAAGACGTAAGACCACTAGAGTGAATATAAATAAGAAATAGCGGAAATTGTCATAAAATAAATGCCATTTAGTAGTACGCCAGTATTTGTTGGACTAGGAGATCAGGTAGAAGTAAGATACCCAACTCCATCAACATGGAATACAAAAGTAACAGTTAATGTCAGGATTGGTACTGGCAATGATCCCGATGGCATTATCTTTGGAACTAGAATTCCAGATTCTCGTCCAGATACTTTTTCTTTTAATGATCAACAAGGATTTTTAACCTCTACTGGCGGAACATTAACGACCACATTTGAAAAATCAACGACATACTATTCTAATGAAATATTAGTTAATGGTATTGAAATTGAGATTCCTGCCTCTATTTCTGTTTCTACTACGGGACCGAAAGGTTCTACCACAGGAACAAATTCCGCCGCTGCTTTTAGAATAGATCGTGGTGGTTCTATAGGTCCTTGGATTACTAGTGGAACAGTAAGACAAGGAGATAAAATTAGACTTAGACTTACCACAGAAAATTGGTATACTACCAGAACTAATGTAACTCTTACTTTATCAGATGAAACTTGGGGAACTAATGTAGGTCGTCCAAGTTCTGTTGTTTCAGATACATGGACAATCAATACTAGAGCACAGGATCAACTTGTAAATTCTTGGCAGTTTACTGATTTTGTCGATGTTATTGCTACCGAATTTAGCGGATACAAAACACAAAATATACCTATCACTGGTATCGATACCGATGCTGTTTTGAGAGCTACATCTACAGGCAATGTACAAATTTCCAAAGATAATTCAACTTGGTCTCAATCTGTCACTGGGCTTGTTTTAAACAACACATTATATACAAGAATTGCTATTGGTTCTACATATACAACTAAAACTTCGGGATCGGTAACTATTTTTTCAAACGACCAAGATACTCTTGCTGGTGGATTTGAAAATAATGATGCTGGAACTTATGGATCTGGAACTTTCCAGGTTGTTCAATCTATTGGCACTAGGACAGACAGTTGGTATGTTTGGACAGAAGTGGATAGATATCCAAACACTGTTTCTTTATCTCCTATTTTTACTCCATCTGACGACAATATTCAGCTATTAACAGGAATACCAGATAATGTAACTGTTAGTTCTACAAACACATTCAATAATGCTGATCCATCTAGAGTTTATTATGCCAATTTTAGTATATCTGGATTAGGAACAGAATATGGAAGTGGTACTTACTCAGAAGCAGCGGCACCAATTAACCCTTCTTATATTTCTGGTATTTTACCCATTTTAACCACTAATACATCAAATCAAACAGTACAAGTTCTTTGTAGTGTAACTAGTGGAGATGCTGAGATTAGAAAAAATAATACAGGAAATTGGGTACAGCAATTATATGTTCAAAACGGAGATCAAGTAAATTTACGAATCACATCTTCTCCTAATTTTAATACTACAAAAACAAGTTCTATTAGATTAGCTGGTCCTCCTTCTGGTGGTCCAAATGGAAATCCAACTGCTGGTCCAACTACACCAACTTTTGCTGACAAAACAGATACAATTACAATTAAAACTAGACTTTCTAGGAGCACTCCATATCCATTTAGAGCAAGAGATAATTACACCGCTTTACCTGGACAAACTTATGTTGTTGCTGTTCCTATTGAAGGTCTTGATGTTTCAACAACAGCACAAGCTGTAGACGCTCAATCAACAGCAGGGGCAAACGTACAAGTTAGTGTCGATAATATAACATTTGCTAAATCGGTAACAGTCCCAGCAACTGCTGAAGTAGTTTATGTAAGAGCTACAGCATCTGCTGCTCAAGCAGGTTTAGTTAATGCTGTTTATAGAATAGGAACTTATACAGATACTTGGAAAATTTTAACAAAAATTGAAGAAAATATCTATTTTACCACTACTGGTTCTGGTGCTACAGAATTTATTGAGTATAATCTTCCATCTTATGTAGAACAATTGACTTTTGTATTATACGGCGGGGGTGGAGGAAATGGTGGTGATGATGCTCCGAGCAGTTTTGGTGGCCAAGGTGGATTTAGTACCATTTTGAAAGGAGTCATTAATCTTCCTCAAGAAGTTTTGAATGATGAAAATTTGAGAAAATTGAAATTATTCCCAGGAGATGCTGGTCGATTTGGTGTTAGCTTTTTAAATGGTGCTGCTGGAGGAGACGGTGGTTGGGGATATGCTATCGGTGGAGATGGCGGGAATGCTGGACCTTCGGATAGATCTGGAGGTGGCGGCGGCGGTGGCGGCGCTTCTGCCATTACTTTAGGAGATGGAACTTTGCTAGTTCTCGCTGGCGGTGGCGGCGGTGGCGCTGGTGCTGGTAATGACACTACAGTTCCTACATCAACACAAAATGGAAATTACACTGGTCAGGCAACATTAAGAACTAATTTAAGTGGATTAAACTTTGCTGGTTCTGATGGTCAAGATAACGCTACCGTTGGTGGCGGCGGCGGTGGTGGCGGTGGCGGTTGGGGTGCTGGAGGCACAATCCCAGCAAATAAAGTAGATGAATCTGGTAATGTAATTCAAACTACAGACCTTGATGCTCTAGGTGGCACTACTGGCGGTGCTTATTATAATTCAGCATACACGATTATTACTGAAACTACCAACTTAAGCTTTGGCGCTGGACCACAAGAATTTGGTTATGTAATGTTGAATTATGCTCCACAAGATATTACACCAGAACCATTCTTTTTCCCTGAAGTAGATAATGCTTTACCTGCTACTCAATACACTTCAGAAAAAGTTCAAATTTTTGGTATTACTGGTGGAGTTGTATCCACATTGTCTGGAAATAATGCTCAAGTAAGAACATGTAATCCAGATGATCCAAACACTTGTGGAGCATGGGGGCAATCTGCTACAATTTTCAATGAAGGTTACGTACAAGTAAGGTTCACAACTGGCAATGATTTCTTTACTACCTATAGAGCAAACGTAACTATTGGTAATGTAACGTCATTCTTTAATGTTAATACTGGGGAACCACCAGACAATACACCTGCTCCTTTCATTATTCCTGATAAAATAGATCAATTAATTAATACTTTAGTTGAAAGTGATATTGTAACAATATCTGGAATTAACACTGCTGTAAGTATAACTGCTTCAAATTCTGCTCAAATTGCTATTTGTACTGGAGGAGTTTGTGATACTTATCAAAATTCTCCTCGACAAATTTCTAATGGACAGGGATTTAGAGTCAGATTATTATCGTCGCCAGATTATTTGACATCATTGTTTACTGATGTTATCGTTGGCACTGGATCAGCAGTGGAATGGGAAGTTAGAACAGAAAAACAAAAAGATACTACGCCAATTGGATTTATTTTTACTGATTTATCAAATCAAGAATTAAATACTTTAGTTTCTAGTAACACCAGAACTATTCAGGGTATTGATACACCTATTACTGCTACAGTAACGGGGGGAGCTTCGGTAATTATCAATGCTGATACGGCTAATCCAATAGCACCAGTTGGTAACACAACAACATTTACAGTAAATAATTTAGATAGTATTCAATTACAATATACTACTAGTAGTCTTACTGGCGAAGCAAAACAATTTGTGGTGACGGTAGGAACTTATAGCACTACTTGGACTGTTACAAACAAAGGTCAGCTTGGTACTTCTCCAGTTCCATTCTTGTTTACTCCTATTTTAGCCACTGGTCCAGGTGTATTTACGGATTCGGAAGTTATTACTATTAGTGGATTGGGACAATCTGTTAGTATTTTTTCTACTGGTGGTGGTTTGATTAGTATTAACGGAGGAAGTTTCCAATTATTAACAGCAACAAATCCTGGTACTGTAGCTAATGGAAATACAGTTCAAGTCAGATTAAAATCTAGTGAGATTGATGCTTTTACATTATCAACAAATGTATATGTTGGATCATATAATACTTCTTTTGCTGTAACTACACCAGGACCAGCACCAGAGCCAATTTTTGGACAATACTACAGTAGTCCTTTTGTTATCAAGGTATTAGGAAGTGATCAAATTAAGTTTAATACCAAATTTGATGGTATGCCCGTTGGCTCTATCATGCCTGTCTTTAGAGATAATACTCAAGAAGACGGGTGGGGTATTTCTGACGACAAGTTAAATGGTAAAGCAAATTCTAGATTTCCAAGTTGGATTTATTGTGATGGTAGATTTGTTTCTCCAAATGATTATCCATTGTTGTATGATGTAATTGGAAATACTTTTGGAGCTAACCTTAGTGGAGAATTTAGAGTTCCTGATATGAGAAACAGGAAACTTTTGGGTGTTGGAAACGTAGATAATCAATCTCCTGCTTCTCCTATTGTTACCCCTGAGTATGGACCAGCTAAACAAAAAGGTAATGGTTCTGCTTTTGTTCCTGGATCATTTGGTGGTATGTGGTATATTGATACTATTGCTGATCCTGGTGTTGATGAACTTGAGCAAGTAGAAACCCCAGCAACAGGTCAGCCAGCACAAGATAGCCAATTCTTTGCTATCGCTCAAATTACAACCACTGGATATAGCGAAGTTAGTGATACCGTTGAATTTTTAACCAGCGGACAAGTATCAGGAAATGTTTCTTTAAAAGAAACAAAACTGTTTAGTGCTCCATTCCACACACATGATCTTGTAGCTGGACAAGCAGATGCTGGTAGTTTCAAAGGTCGTGTTTCTTGGGGAAGCCAAGGTGGTGCTCCAGGAGCAGTTAATATTGGGCAAAAATCTGGAACTGATGCTTTTCCTCCATTAGAAGGATCAGCCTCACTTAATTTGTGGGGATACCATACTGGATCATCGTATCAATTAATTGGAGACCCATCTAATAGTGATGATTCAGCGAATACTATTAGAACAACAAATCCAATTGCTACGTATGGAACTGTTTGGGGTAGAGAAATTGGAGAGTATGGAAATTGTGCTGAAAGCACTTATAGAGGAAATTTCTTAAATCCAAATACAGATCCTGGTCCTTCAAGCAGCACAGTTGAGTGTTTGTTTAACTTTGTCTTTACTGTAAGTTGTGGTAGTCCTAAAGAGGCTGAAATATGGAACAGTATCACTATTCAACAACCTAACTCAGCACAATTTTCTGAAATTTATAATTATGTAGATCAAAATGCTCTACCAGCAGATACCACATCTGGAAATAATTTGAGATGGATCGGATCTGTAACAATTCCAAGAAGATTTGTGAGTGTTAGTAAATTTAGTCCAGTTGAAAAATTATCTCACTCACACTATCTATCTCTTTCTGCTATTACTAATATCAATGGTGTATTTTCTTATGGCAATAGCTCAGGCGGTGGAACATCGTTTGGTGGCGCTCCTTCAGATTCTTCTGTAGCTGTTACATTTACAGCTGGTCAGGTTGGTCTTGAAGTATTCCCTGGAACCTTTACTTTAGGATTTGGTAAGCAGTTGATTCCTACCCCAGCATTTGCTCCAAATGATTTAGTTCCTTTGGTGACGCCATATACAAAAGTAAGGTGGATGATCAAGGCATATTAAACTAAATATTAAAAAAACTACAGCAATGGGAAAATTAAAATTTAATCCTGACGACTTTGTGTTTGAAAGATTGCCTTCTCCAGACGAGAAAAAAACAATCTTAGAGTATGATGCTAAAAATCGATTGATTCTTTTGAGAACAAAAGATGATGATGGTCAGTATGTATATAATACTGTAGTAATTAGTGATGCTATCAATCAAAATATTTTAGCAAACATTCCCAACGAATGGTCTAATGATAACGATAGAATTATATTATTTGCTATTTACGAAAGTGGCGAATATATTCTTGAAAAGGAAAAAATGAAGTATGATTTTCCCACTAAAAGTACAAAATGGATTCAATATACTTCAGATTTTTTAACTGTAGAACAAGCAAAAGAATTATATAATGTTTTAAATACAGCAATTGTTGTTGATACTGAAGTTAAAAATTATAGTAATTTAAAAGACTATCTTGAACTATCAAAGAAATCATATTATCTAACACAATTTAATAAAGAAAATATTGATTTTATCGAAAAACTATTAAGAGACACTGACTGGAGAATTTTGCCAGATGCTCCAGAAGTATTTGAAAATGAGCGTAAAATGTGGGTATTGTGGAGATCTAAAATTCGTGAACTAAACAAATTGCCATCAGACTTTGAAGATTCTCTAGATTATCTTATTTGGCTGGAAGAAATGAAATGGCCGATTAGACCAGATCAATACTATGGAAAATATCCTGAATTTGAAGTGAAGTATTTGGAAACAGACGATCAGTTTGTTTCTAATCCTGATTTCTTGGATCCTAAAAAGTCTCAAGAACTTATGAATCAATACATTAAATTTGGTGATTTGGTACATGAATATGAAGAACAAGGATTTAAACTCAGTCCAACAATGTCCAACCTCGTTACAAAGTATAATTTAATTAAAGATATGGAAGAGTTTAAAAAAGTTAAAATACAGGAGGCAGAATGATGGTAGTTAGAGATTTTTTGGGATGGATTGAATATTATACAGAATCACAACAAAAGACCATGATGATTCTTAGAACCATCGGACCAGATAATGTAGATGATGCTGAAAAAGCAAATCAAATTTATTCAATGTATTATCAAAATTTTCAGCCAGAATCACCAGAACTTTTTGATAAATTTCTTTATAACGAATTTACCTTTGTAGAATTTCCTGATGAGCAAACTGCTTATGATTTTGCTGTGGAAAACTTTCCCATGAACAGAGATGGTGATCCAGATTATTTTGTTCAAGTTGTAGTATTTTCTAATGGCAATTTGGCTTACTCAAATGATAATTTACGATCATTTTCTGACAGGATACCGCTCCCAGTAGAACCACCTGCTTAACTGGCACAAGGGGGTTGACCACCCCCATTTTTTATAAGATACTATCTGTATTGAAACGCCTTTGACATGAAACTCCGCCCTCAACAAGAGCAGAGCCTTGCCGCCATGATCAAGCACCAGTTTGGGCAGATCATCGCTCCTACTGGCGCTGGCAAGACTCTCATCATGATTTATGATGCTATTCGTCGTATGAACGAGTCTAGCACTCCTCTCACCATTCTTATTTGTGCCCCCCGTATTCTCCTGGCAGAGCAACTGTCTAGCGAGTTTTTGGAGCACATTGATTTCGCTAATGTTCTTCACGTTCACAGTGGCGAGACTCACCACAAGAGCACTACTAATCCTGGTGTGATTGCTGCTTGGAATAAAGTTGTTGATAATCATAAGCTCATTTTTACTACATACAATTCGCTTCGTCGTGTAAACGAGTCAGAAATTAATGTTGACGTTGCTTACTACGATGAGGCACACAACGCTACACGGGTAGACTTTTTTGATTCTGTAGCATCCTGTAATGCTACCAACTACTATTACTTTACTGCCACGCCCAAGCATCGTCGTTCTTCGCTGGGCACTGGCATGAACAACAAGATTGTGTTTGGTCAGGTTATCTCCAATATTTCTGCTCCTGAACTGGTTGAGCAAGGCAACATCCTTCCTCCCACGATTCAAATTCATGAGGTTGACTTTGAACGCCAGAAGGGTCTGAGTGCTGCTGACAACGATGCTAGCACCTTGATTGATATGATCGACGGACTGGACTCTAGGAACGCCCAGAAGGTGCTTGTGGCTGCTCCTAGCAGCAAGGTACTGTGGCAGATGCTGGCCCGTACCAGCGTCCTTTCTGAGCTGGCTGAGCGTGGTTTTGATGTGCTTCATATCACCAGTAAGTTTGGTGCTTATGTAAATCAAACTAAAGTTGATCGTGAGACTTTCTTCGACACCTTCAACACCTGGGGGCAAGATCCTAACCGTAAGTTTATCATTTTTCACTACAGCATCCTGTCTGAAGGTATCAATGTTCATGGTCTGACCCACACCATCCTGCTTCGTAACCTGCCAATTGTGGAAATGGCACAAACCATTGGTCGTGTCATCCGTCTTAACAAGGACGACGCCAAGGACGTTGCCTGTGGTAAGATTGAGGCAGGAAACTTCGCTATGTACCGAAAGCCCACTGGTTTCGTCACTGTGCCAGTCTTCAAGAACTACGGCAAGAAAACCCAGCGTCGTCTGGAAGAAGTCGTGGACACCATTTTTGTTCAAGGTCAACCCGCCATTGATGTACGATGACTCTCAAACGTTCAATTGATTACAAGGATCAGCTACTTACTTTCAAACAACTTGAAGGTGTAGTTGCTCGTAAGGACATTATCACTGGTCCTGCCGATGCTATTATTTCCCAGGCTAAGGTTAATGATTTTTCCTGGGAATCTGCTGCTCAAGCATACGCTACCTTCACCAAAGAAGAGCAAGCAGATATTCGTAAGTCTGGTCAGCAACTTTTGGCTGGGTACTACGATCCTGCTACAGACACAATTAGTGCTCCTGGTGCTAACCCTACAGAAGCCAGAGGCATCATGATTACTCAGATGTATTTGAACCAGGATCGTTGCTGTGCTTACAGTGGCGATGGTCCGTATCACATTCTTGATTTTCAGGTAGAGCATATTGATTCTGCTGCTGGAGATCGTCCAGAGAATATTGTTCTTGTTCTTGCCAACATCAACGAAAACAAGAAGCAGTCTGCCAAAAATTTCATTGAACGTTGTGAACGTCGATATGAAATGGGAGAGATGGAATATAACATCTGGTATAAATCTATGAAAGACGCTGTGAAGCGTAATCATAAGATGAAAGCCGAAATTCTTTCGATGAGTGAGCATGAACTGTGTCAGTATTGGCTCATTCGTACCACAGCAAAATACGATAAGTATGTGTGGCGTAACATTGGTATGTCTTCGTTGAGTGAATTTCGTATTGGAAAAACTTCTGGCATTAAAAGAGCAGGCGGCACTCAAGGCAACTATGTGGACATTCTCAACACCGTAGCTGCCGAGCACCTGTTCGGAGATCCTGACCTAGCACGAGAGATTTACCAGTGTGCTAGACTGTTCAGGAGCAACTACCTCAACGGTCAAATCCAGCGTGAGGACTACGCCCTGTTTAACATGGAGATCATTGAGTTGTCAAACCACATCAATCCAGGTTATAATAGGGAAAAGTTTTACAACAGCATCGTTCGAAACAACTATTCATGGCCCCATCTAAAGTGACCAACCATTCCCTGTATCGCTACGCTGGTGGCAAGAACAGGATGAAAAATGAGATCATTGACATTATCAAGGATGTTTATCCTGGGGTAGACTATGTTGTTTCTCCTTTTCTTGGAGGTGGTTCTGTTGAGATGCTTTTAGCGTCTCGTGGAATCAAAGTACAAGCATATGATATTTTCCGTTCTCTTGCTGATTTCTGGGAAATTTTGACAAGTGAAGGGGGGGATCGTCTTGCTGATGAAGTGTCCAAACATTATCCCTTGGAGGACAGCGATCACTACAAATCTTTCCTGCCACTGCTTGATCACGAGGACAAGTTTACTCGTGCTTGGGCATTTTATATTGCCATTAAGGGTTCTTATAGCGGTAAGATTGGATGTTCCACTGTACGTTCTCGTGCCGAGTTTCGTCTTGTTGGTATTGAGAAGCTCAGGAAGTTCTATAATCCTAATTTTAGCTTCAGTCACGGTAGTTGCTTTGATACTATCCCTAAGCATGTAGATGATTTCATGTATCTCGATCCACCATACTACGAAACCGTGAGTCATTATTATGGCAAAGATGGCGAACTCCACAAAACATTTGATCACGAAGAGTTTGCTGAGATCTTAAAGTCTCATCGTGGTGGCTTTGTTATGTCGTATGACAATAGCGAAAGTGTTCGTAACTTGTATGAAGGTTGGACCGAGTTTAAGTATCTTACGTTTCCTTACCAGATGTCTGGAACCAAACGGTACGACAAGACAGAGCTAATTATTGTCAAGAAACCAGAACATCCGAAGCCAAAACCCAAAAGTGTGCTAGAATTGTTTTTTGATTGAGGTAACTCTATGTACGAAAATCTTTCCCATTTCGAACGAGCCCTTGCTCGCTTCGGGGATAAAGTAGCTCTTATTGCTGGTCTTGAAGTGTCTGATAAAATTTCTCCAGAAGAAGCTTATCAGCAAATCAAAGAACTCTATAAAGAACTCAAACTTCTTCGTAGGTTGGAAAAAGATGAGTGGTGATACTAGAATCTGTTCTCGATGTGGAATTGAAAAGCCACTTGATAAAGATCATTACCAAATAGTAAAGGCTTTTAAATCTGGATTTTCTTATTATTGTAATGATTGCTCGAAGGAAATGAAAAAGGTTGGAGCCCAAAATAAATAATAAAAAAACAATCAAATGACCCTAATAGAAGGATTACAAAAATTAGAAAGATTTTCCAGAGATTTGGAATCTGCTATTAATGGGTATGATTATTCTGGTTATGATAAAATAGTAGAAAATAATTCTATTGCTATTATTAATCATTTAACAGGATTAAGATTAGCTGTAGAATCTGAAATTTTAATTGACAACTTTACTCAGTTTATTGATTACCGTTATCGTAAAATATACTACACTTCTGAATTAAATCAAATATTTACAAAAAATAATGTAATGTATTTTGATATACAAGAAACTAATCAATGGTATGTTGATAATATTTCAAACATGAACCAATATTTGACTGACATTCAATCGTGGATTAATGTTTGTCAACTTAGGTTCGAAAATATAGCATCTTTGATGAAAGATAAATTCGATAGACGTTTCTATAATAGATAAAATGACTTACTACTACCTCATATTTGCTGTTTTTGCTATCATTGCTTATATGATGGTAGTAGATAGAAATGTGGTTACATTTATAGACCTGATGTTTCGCTATGCTGGAGTTCAACTCAAGCGAGCGTGGTGGATCATCAGGTTTCACCCTATCAACCCAATCCCACGTTGGACTCTCAAATGGAGAGTCGAGCGAATGACCAGACAGTTAGAAAAGCGTCTCAACATCGAACGAGACGCCTTGACAGACGACCAATAGCCCCCTATAATAAGAACACCAGCAAATTTCGTTATGACTCGTTACGACAAGCTAATGGATGCAATCAAAGACCATTTGTATGCTTACTATATCAGTGGGCAACAACAGGATGGTTGGGACGAAGCAGATGCTCAAGAATCTGCTAAAATGATTCTTGAAGCTGTTGAGCAGTTTCAAAGCTCTCCATTATCAACACAATGGAGAGCTTCGGACTGATGAAACACCTTAAAATGTTGAAGTTACTTACAGCTTTATCAGATGCTAAAAAAATTCTCAACGAAATTCAAGAATATGATGATTCTGATCTAATTGAACTTCTTGAAGTTAAGTATGAGAAAATGTACAAAATTATTTCTACTCAAAACTAATTATGTTTAGTACAGCAGTTCTTGGTACTGATAAGAAAAAACTCACGCTTAACTGGTGGGAATATTGGATCGGTCATTGTTGGATGAGTGGCTGGCAAAGCATTCATGGAGCATTTAAAATCTGGCGTGATCTCATGACGGATAATTTTAAAGATTATTCTCTTCTTCATACTGACGACCCTTTTACAGAATGTTATGAATGGTTTTGGGTAAGTCTTGGCGAAGATGAATGTTATCCTAAGTTTTTTCTTGAGGATCTTCTTCAAATGATGGATCGTATTGATCGTGGCGAAGAAAAACTGATTCCACTCGATGAAGATTTCTTTGATCGTCTTAAAGACCTTGTAGAAGATGTTGAGCTTGATGATGAATTATGACAACGAAAAACTCAACGAAATATATAGAGATACTTGGCCAAATTTAGGGTGGGCAAAGAAAATGATTAGAGCAGGAAATACCGTAAAGTTTCTGGGTTGCTCTCAGACACAAATCAATTGGGGAAATTGTGATGACCCAAATCCCCATCTGTTTGTGGGCGATAAGTATTATGTCGAAAGAGTTGACATCCACTCTCAGCATACTAAGATAGAGCTGAGAGGAGTCAAAGGCAAGTTTAACTCCGTTTGCTTTGAAGTAATCTAACCAAAGGATTTTTATTATGATTCACGTTACTATTGACGACAAAGCTCTTGACGTTTATCTTCAAGATTTGTACTCCAAAGTCATGGAGATTGATGCTAAACTGAGTAAGTTGGAATTTAAGATGATTTCTGAAACTCCAGAAACTCAACCCGTAGAAGTTCCCAAAACTGAATATGAACAGCTTAAAGAAGAAATTCTTGAGGAAGTCAACCTTATTGTCAGTGATCTGATGGCAGGTGTATAATGTCTGATGATGCCCCTTGGTTAAATTGTATGGATGGATTTATGACACACGAAGAAATGCTTGAAGAAGCAGCACGAAGAGAAGCAGCAAACAAACAAGTTTACCCCGATGGCGATTCCATTGAATCATTTCCAAATGTCACCCGTGTGGAAGTGATTGGTAAAAAAGGAAGAGAGTATACCGAATATGACTGCTCTAATGTACAAGTCTCAATACAAGATAAAGGGCAAACACTCAAGGTATTTTTATCATGACTGAAATTCAAACTGCTGTGAGTGCTATTGGTAAATGTACTGAAGCACTGGAGAAACTGGATCAAACTGAAAAGGTAGAACTACGAGCAGAACTGGAAGCAAAAAAGAAAGAAAACTTCCAACTGGTTGCTGATGCTTGTATGAAAGAGTATGAGGAGAAGTATCAGCGTGATGTATTCCCAGTGGATGAGCATTGGGTGTATATGATTGGTGAATACTTCGGCACAGGTGAAGGTCAAACCACTTGTATTATGATGACACAAGCAACACCATATGGTGATGATTATTCTGGTGAGAATAAGTATGTGCCTGTTAACTCTAAGCAATATCGTGCCGTGAGAGCATTCCATGAGCAGTTTGGCACTTGGTATCTCTATGGTCTGAAGTTTCTCAGTAGGGAAGATTTCTATACTGAATGTGCCTATTTCATCCCACCTGTGATGATGAAACTGTCTAACGCCAAGTGCTTCAAAGATTTCTACACCCGAGTTCATTACAACTTCTCATGAAAATCAAATTTAACGGACACTCTCCCACTGAATGTGAGGTAGAGTTTGATAAAGATGACCAAGTGCGTCTGTTTGAAATTATGAAACAAGAGTTCATCGAACACATTACTTACTCTAAGTTTAGTAATCTCAGTTATCCTACACATACTGAGCGACAACTTGAAAGCTTCTGTAGAAATTATGGTGTAGACATTGAATACTCAAAAGACCGAATAGCATTCTTCACTGCTCTTATTAAGGAGATGAAATACCAATGACTGACAAAGAACTTTACAACCCTGATGAGTTCCTGCTTGATAACATCAAATCCTATCACTATGAGGTGATGGATGAAGGAGAGCACGTGTGGATGGCATTCTATTTTGAGAATGGTAACACAGGACACTTGAATATCTTCCGCAACTGTGGTAAGATCAATACACGTTATGAGGAATGGGTCAATGATGACACCAAGTAAATCTGATCTTATTCACTACAAGATTCAAGCTGCCATGAGAGAAAATGATTTTGATGAAGACCAGATGAAATATCTTGGTGTTCGTGAAGATGGCAAGCATTGGTATCTTGTTGCTGGCGAGCACGAAGTATCTGTTGACCAATTTGAAGAATTTGAAATGGTGTATGATGGCTAACTACAAACTTGATGAAAACGCCAAAGTATTCTCTTACACCCGTGAAGAGTTGTTTGATTGTATCACACGAATCGTAGCACACCCCCATACTTCTATCACTCAGCACGACAAAGCTCGTGCTATGGCAATCTTCCTCACCTTTGCTGATTATCTTGGTAACTACACTGAGAGTGACAACAATCACGGTCATTATGTTTACGAATGTGATGCTACTGACTTTGACGGATATGTGATGGAGATGCTTGACTTTAAAGATTACAGTGAGGTAAATGTACAGGAGATTCTCAAATGAAAGAGTGGATATCAGATGCCTATTGGCATTGGCGTAATGTATTCTATTTTAGATTTGATGAATACAATGACAACATAGACCGACTTGCTTTCTTTGAAGAACTGAACTATGGTTGGTATCAAATGTACATCTATGACTATGATGATTGGTACAATCCTACCATTTCACCTGAACGTAAACTGAGGTTAGCAGAATGAGTGAAAGAGCACAAAAACTCATGGATTCCATTTGGAATGAGCGTAACACATGGGCAGATACAGAACAGAAACTCGTTGCTGCCGTCATTCGTAAGACAATGGAACATGTGAAAACCATGACAGCAGCCAAGATGAATAACTTGACAGTGCTGGACAAGGGTGATATGATGACTCTATCCAAAGAAATTGAGAACCTACCATGAAACTCGTTGATTATTTTCACCAGTACGATTTTGGACATGAATGGTATTTAAACATATTTTGTACTAGGGTGTTTAATCTGTTTCAATTCAATGTGGATTGGTCCGAATGGTCAGGTAGACCTTTGCTGCTCATTAATGTGCTTGGAGAAAGTTTGTGTGGATTCACTTTGAGTGTTTATAAACTCACAATTTCATTTGACTTCCTTGCCTATCGTCAACGTGACTTGAGTTGGTATCGGTAAATGTACATTCCAGTGTTCATATACAAAAGGTTAATCGGATTTAAACCGATTATGTACACTCCATTGTGGTGGTGGTTCAGGTTGATGTGCCATGAAGGGTTTAGATTTGATGATTATCATATCTGGGGATCGTTCTGGTCTTCACTGAATGGTGGGTGGGAAGACATGAATTATAAGTGGGCATTTGAGACATTCTGGGGTAAAGGATCATATCCTCCAGAGCGTATTGTTCTATCACAAACAGATTTTGATGCTCTTACGGAAAGATTAAATCAACCACCAGATCCAGAAGCAGTAGAAAGCATTCGTAAACTATTAGATCGTAAAGCACCCTGGGATGATGACTATGAACTATGATTTTCCTGAGATCAAACATATTGATGATGTGATCCCTCACATTGAAGATCGTCCCGAGTTCAAGGTGATGGTGAAGGATTGGTATACCGTTGTTAACTACATGGTGGCGTTTGATGATACTTTCTCACTTATTCGTGAGCGATCTCATTACAACATGAAGATTCGTCGTGAATGTCGTGGTCTGATCTTTGATACTGCCACTGGTAATCTTATCTCCCGTCCGTATCACAAGTTCTTTAATGCTGGTGAGCGTGAAGAGACAGCAATCAACAAGATCAATCTATACGAACCTCATGTGGTGTTGGAGAAACTGGATGGGTCTATGATTCGTCCTATTCCAACCAAAGAAGGTTTTCGTTTAGGTACAAAGGCTGGTGTTACTGATGTAGCAATGAATGCTGAGTATTTTATTGCGGATAAAAAACATTATTCTCAGTTTATTCACAAGTGCTTCCAACGAAACATCACTCCTATTTTTGAGTGGTGCTCTCGTAAGAACCGTATTGTGGTTGATTATCCTGAAGATCAACTCATTCTGACTGCCATGAGGTATGTATCTGATGGTAATTATGTACATTATGATGCTATGAAGAACTATGCTTCTGCTAGGGATATTCCTGTAGTCAAAGCAGTTGATGGTCTTGCTGTTCAAAACATTGATTTGTTTGTGAAACAAGTTCGTGAGTGGGATGATGGAGAAGGTGTTGTTCTCCGTTTTGATAATGGTCACATGGTCAAAGTCAAGGCAGATGAGTATGTGCTTCGTCACAAATCAAAAGACCAGATCAGTCAGGAGAAAAACGTCCTCCAGACCATCCTCAGTGACTCTGTAGACGATCTTGTGCCGTTGCTGACCCCAGACGACGCTACCCGCCTTAAAGCGTTCCAGAACGCCTTCTGGCTGGCTGTAGACGACCTTGCCAGTGAGATGGCAGACATGTATAATGCTGGTTGTATCATGTATCCTGACCGAAAGGATTTTGCTACCCAGTTTGTCCAGACCAAAATCTTGCCAATCCACGCCCCGATCATGTATGCTATGAAAGGTGGTAAAGGGTCTCGCCAGACCATTGTTGACATGATCAGCAAATTACTCACCACTCAAACTAAAATTGACCAGAATCGCTGGTTGTTTGGAGGTTTGTCATGGAATGTGTAATGCTCTGTGGTATACCCACCAGTGGGAAATCTACCTATGTGGATAAACTTCTTGCTCTGGACTATTGGAAAAATTCTGTGGTTCTCTCGACAGATTACTATATTGATTATTATGCCAAAAAAGAAGGCAAAACATATAATGAAGTGTTCGATCAGTATATCACAGAAGCAACACGGATGATGGAGAAACTGATCCCATATGCCATTGACAATGGCAAAAATATTATATGGGATCAGACGAATCTCAGTGTCAAAGCACGAAAGAAAAAACTCAATAAACTGCCGTCACATTGTCACAGAGGAGCAGTTTACTTTGAGATTCCTTTAGAAGAAGCACTGGAACGAAATAATCATCGTGAAGGTAAGTTCATTCCCAAAGACATTCTGAAAAGAATGTATCATCAATTTGAAAAACCAACTGTATCTGAAGGATTTGATTATGTTGAATGTGGAACAAAAGAAGTGCTTCGTTTTCGATCTCGATGGAACTATCTGTGATGTTCGCCATCGTCGTCAGTATGTGGCAACCAAACCCCGTAACTGGGATGCTTGGAACAAAGGACTGAGTGAAGATGTTCCCAACCTAGCAGTAGAACTTGTATACAAATCTCTACATGCCAGTAAGGGAATTATGAATGCTGATCTGTTCTTTGTATCTGGTCGGTCAGATGATTATCGTGATCAAACAGAAGAGTGGCTCACCAAATTTGGTTTCAAATGGGATGGGTTGTATATGAGAAAGTATAAAGATCACCGTGATGATGCTATTGTTAAAGGTGAGATTGCTGATGAAATCATTAAAACTCATAGGATTCTGGGTGTCTTTGATGACCGCCAGCGTGTGGTGAACATGTGGATTGAGCGTGGCATCTGGGTGTTTGATGTTGGTCAAGGAAATGGACAGTTCTGAAACCGACACAAGGGGGTTGACGCCCCCTTTTTTATGGTCTATACTGTCTTCAGTTCAAACAAAACACATGTCTAGCAACACTACTACCGTCAACTCTGGCATGGGATTTGCTGGATGGTTGACTATTCTGTTTGTTGGTCTAAAACTCACTGGATTTATTTCTTGGCCTTGGATTTGGGTTATTTCTCCTATTTGGATTAGTTTCCTGATCGCTCTTGGTTTTCTTGCTATTATTCTTGGTATTGCTGTTGTTTCTGGCATTTGGAAATGATTAAACCTATCGACAAAACTCATTGGGATGACTTGTACGCTCGCCTTCATGATGCTTATGTGGAGTGTATGAAACATAACAATGCCACATATGAACAAAAACTAGCACAAGTTTTGGATCATATGATTGAAAACAAAAAACATCTTTACATCCGATGATTACTTTTTTTGGATCTTGGTTTGCCCTTGCTTTTATTGCATTAGTGTTTAACTATGCTATTCACCACAACGACCCTGAAGACTAATGAAACCTAAAACACACGTTATTCTTGAAATGGCAATTGAACAAGGTGTTCAACGTGGTTGGCGTCTTGCCCACAAACATGTAGAAAACCCAGAAGAACATGTTATTTTTGATCGTATTAATGATGCTGTGATGTCTGCCATTACTGATTACTTTACTTTTGAAGATCATGACTTTATTTGACACTCTAAACTATTTCATTCGAGACCAAGAAGGACATCTTCAGTGTATTGAATGGGACATTCGGGAGGAAACCAATCAGGAAAATCCTGATCTTGATTGGTATTGTGAAGAGTATGATCTTACCAAAGAACGCATAGAAGATCTTCAACAAATCAAATCTATTATTGAGGCACAACAATGAGCGGCGGACATTTCGGTAACTGCGGTTACGATTATTACAAGGTATCACAATTTGCTGATGAGTTGGAGGAAGAAATCCGACACAATGGTAAAGCAGGCACAGATGGAGACCATTCTTATTACTATTCAAACTATCCTGATGAAGTGATTGAGTATTTGAAAGAGCAACTGCCTAAACTTCGTAAGATGTCAGAAATTATGAGGCATATTGATTATCTGTATAGTGGTGATCATGGTGATGATAGTTTCATGGAACGTGTGAAAGAAGTAGAGCAAAAATATAGTCCTGTTGCTTTGTGGCAAGAAACTGGAGATGGAGTATGAAACTCCCATATGTGCTAAAATCGTGGTATTATCACATCACAGGATACTGGGAGAAGAAACTACCACATCTTCCTGGTGCTAATTCTAAACAATTCTGGAACATCATTAACGGTAACTGACTATGGTTGAAAAAGTAAAGTTTGTATCAGTCACTCGTGTGATTGATGACCGTAAAGGTATTCATTACCTTGATGCTATTGATGAGAATGGGTATCACTGGACTGCTGAGATGGATAACAAACAAGAGAAGTGGTTAGTGTATACGAAAGTGTGGACCCGAGACCCTCAACAACCTTTTGACCTATGACTGATAAATTCTACGAAACTAAATTCCCTGACTATCAATTACAAATTCACAATCCAAAGCTATCTGACTGGACTTGTTATATGTTTGGTGGTTCTCCTGGTAATGGTATTCAATGGACACCAAACGAAGGAACTGTTCCTAATAGATTTGTGAGGTTTATGATGAAGATTTGTTTTGCTTGTACTTGGGTAGAAAAAAATGACTGAAATTGAAGAAGTAAAAGCACAAATCAAACTACTTGAAAAGAAAGTAGCACTGCTTGAAGAGATTGAGAAGACACCCATTCCTAAAATGGAATCGCTGAAAGAAGGCACGGTGTATTGTGTTGATTACAACAATACCACATACTATCGTAATCACTATCGTCATAGTGATGGTTGGGTCAAGTGGTGGCGTGAGAACGATGAAGGTGGCATTCTAACTCGTGTAGATGATGCTGAAACATTCCGACTGCTTGAGAAGATGTTTGCTGCTGACATTTCTGCTAATCCACAAGGATCACTCAAATTCACCTTTGGTCCCACTCTTGGTGATGTGATTGATGATTGGTGGAGTGATATCTTCACAGTTAAATCCAGTTTGTCATCCAATGAATCAATTGATGATTTGATTGAGCGTATCAAGAAGTGGTTGCCTAAACCACAATCTGCTGAAGGTTCTCAATCTATTGGTGTTGAAGAACTGGTAGAAGGTTGGAATGACTGTCTTGAAACTATTAAGAGGAAACTGGGATGACTAAAGAACAAATCGAACAACTCCGAGCACTCATTCAGTGTGAGATTGACTATGCTATACAAGAAGAAAACGGGTATCGTTTTTCTTATGAGACAAAAGAATTTAATGATGGGGCATGGCAAACCTTCATAGATAGTTTTAACTTTAGAATCACTACCACATAATACCATGGGAATGTTTGATTACTTTCGCTCATCATACGATCTGGGCGAACCATTTACTGAAACTGTGTGTCAATCTAAGACATTCAATGAGAAATACAGGGGATTCTTAGATCTTTATTGGTTGGATCCATCTGGTAGGTTGTGGGTGATCGAAGATGAAGACATTTATGACATTGTAGATTCAGATGAAAACCTACTAGGATTAGAATACATCCTCAACGGCAACCATGGCAGGGTCAAGGCTTGCCAACTGTCCAAAACTGTGGTAGTATATCCACAGACTCACAAAGGTCAGTGGGATGACTGGCCAGAATGCTCTCTTACTTTCCTTAACGGCAAACTACAACATTATGAAGCAAGACCAAGACCTGTTCCCTCACACTGGGTTTCCGATTCGTCTAGAGTATCAGGACGGGAAGGAACATAAAATCTGCTGGTTTCAATGCCAGAATCACCTTGATAAACATCTGACTCGTTACAGCATCAAGACCAAGGATGCTACCATCCATTATCAAGATCCTACTCTTGCTGTGCCACTTCCTGTAGTGGACAAGGAAGAACCAGTAGAAACACCAAAGAAACGTGGCAGGAAACCCAAACAACAACTATTCTCATCTCTCGATCAATTTTTTGAACCAAATGAAACACCTGTGGCATCTGTGGGCACTAGCACTGGGGGAGAAAGCACACAAAAAAGACGACGTGGCAGACCGAGTGGCAATCGTTAGAACTATTATTTTTGTTACGTATCTTATTACTAACTGTTTTATCATTGCTGGAGTAGTTCGTCATTGGAATGATAAACCAGCACAAATTATTATTGAAGGAGTACCAGATGAGCAACCAGCAAGAGCCAATTTTTTATGACGAGGGGGCGTTTTATTTAAAACAAACTAACTATGGACTTTGGCATTCTTTTGACAAAGACGAGAAACCCATCATCACTTCTCTCACAGAAGAACAATGTGTTAATGCTACTCGATGCTATCTTAAATGGCTTCAAGAAGGATTTCCAGAAACCAAACAACACGAAGGAACAGTAGGCGGAAAACTATGAAACTCTGTATTGTTGGAACTGGGGCAGCAGGCTGGATGGCTTGTGCTGCTATGGCAGTTAAAAAAGAGTTTTTTAGTGAAATTATAATTGTAGGTTCTCCCCATATTCCTAGCATTGGGGTTGGGGAATCCAATACAATTAAGTTAAATGGTTTTCATCAAGAAATTGGTGTAAACCATGATATTTTTATTGCCGAATCCGATGCTGCTGTGAAGTATGGTGTCTATTATAAGAACTGGTCTAAAAACAACTTTATTCACAATTTCAAAAACAATAGGTCATCGAATGCCATGAGCATTCATACAACTATGTTTTATAGACTTTTGGCAAATAAACCGAAAGATGTTTCAATCAATGATCTTATTGCCTGTAATTTAAATGATACAGTAAAAGATAATCACGTATTTAAATCTGATTTCTTTTATCCAAAATCATGGCATTTTGATGCTGGTAAGTATATTAATTTTATTTCTAAGCATTGTAAGAAGCACAAACATGTTTCTACATTAGCAGAAACTATTGTTAAAGTAGAAAAAACAAATGATAAAATTGAGAGACTTATTACTGATAAAGACACCGTAATCACAGCAGATTATTATATTATTGCCACTGGTTACAATGATATTTTGAATGAAGAATATGTTGATTTGTCTGATGTATTGTTAACAAACAAAGCTTTTGTATATCCACTAGAATATACTGATAAAAGAAATCAATTTCATCCATACACAGTAGCAAAAACTATGAAGTATGGGTGGAGATGGATAACACCAACTTATTCGAGAATTGGTACAGGGTATACATTTAGTTCTAACTATGTCAGTGAAGATAGAGCCAGAGAAGAGTTTATTAATGATGTTGGTGTAGATATAGAACCGAGGCTCGTTAATTTTTATCCTCGATATAATAAAAAAACATATCACGAAAATTACTGTACTCTTGGTTTAGCTAATGGATTTCTAGAACCATTAGATGCTCCTGGGCTAACATTGACAATTGATGTCATTAATCATTTAAAACCTATTTTACAACAATGGAAAGATATTCCAGATAAAAATATTGTGAATAGTTTGAGGGAAGTTATTAATGATAGGATTGAAAGTCGATACAAGTTTTGGGCAGCTTTTATTTTAACTCAATATAAAACATGTCAACGTGATGATACTCGATTTTGGATAGACCATAAAAATGTAAAATATGATTATCAAGAACATATTATAAATCTTTTAGGTGATCAATATATTGATCATGATGATTATATTATGTTTATGCACACTATAGCGGCTAAAGATCATAATTGGGACATATCTTCTGAGGTATTACCCTTCAAGCAACCAGAATACAAAACTGACACAACACATCATCTTGATTATGTCGAAGCAATCAGAAATAAAGTATCACGTATTAGATCCTAGCACACCATGGTATGATTGGTTGTGCTATTGTGAAATTTGCCATCAGTTACAAGTTGTGAACCAACCCAGTCTTGGTCGATTTATGCGCTATCGTAATTACTTAAAGGAAGTTGGAATCCTATGAACATTTTTGTTACTTCTCAATGGCCAGCTGAATCTGCTATTTGTCTTCCCGACAAGCATATTGTTAAGATGCCTCTTGAATGCTGTCAAATGCTCTCTATTGTAGCATCTAAATGGTATCATAGTTATGGCGATATTCACAAAATAGATCAAACTCCATATGCTACAGCAAAAGGAGCATTTCGTAATCATCCCTGTACACAGTGGGCAGCGGCATCTATTCACAATGCCTATTGGCTGATTAAACATGGCATGAACCTTTGTGATGAATATGCTATTCGTTACAATAAAATTCATTCATGTTATAATACTTTAGTTGAAGCATATTATTTGTTTCCCAAGGGTAAGATCACAGAAGTAACAGAATTTACACGAGCGATGCCAGATGAATTTAAACTTGACACAAGCATTGACACTTTTACTGCTTACAAAATGTATATTTCGTCCAAACCTTGGGTTGCATCTAATTATCTTCGTATGCCAGAACGTAAACCAGAATGGGTAGCATAACATGAGTGAATACAACTTTGAATATGAATCCTTACAAGATAGAATTAACTATCTTGAAAATGAAGTAGAACGTCTCAAAACTGAATTGGTTGAGACAGATAATACTGTGTATGAGATCCTGAACAGGCTTGACAGGTTGGAGCAAGCGTCCTACAATACACCCATCGTCAACCAGGAGACCTCCCATGACCAGCTACCGTGAAGTTTGGGATAAGATGAACGAACTTTCTCTTTGTGAGTGCTCTTTCGATGAACTCAAGGTTCTTGTTTCTACTTGCTTGGATTCGTTCGAGAATGACTATCCTGGGCGAAATGAGACAGGAGATCTTCTCAACATCACCTACAAGTATCTAAACTTTGTTGCTGATGAGTATCATAATAAATTTCTTGATGCTTTTCAAACTACTATTCAAGCAGGAAAAGAACTTGATAGTGTGAAAGCTGAACTCTCTCGCCTCAAGAATCCTGAAAATCCTCAATATACTGAGGAGGAAATGGAAGCAATGACCAATGACATGACTATTAAAGAACTGCTATCATGAAAGAAATTCATTTATTTGTACAAGAGGGATGTCGTCCCTGCTTGTACGCCGAAACTCAACTGAAAAAAGTTTCTGGGTGGGAAGATGTAGTAAACATCACTCCTGCTAAAGTTGACGGTGTGTGGTCTGATTTTGCTAAGCAATGTGGCGTTGAAGCAACACCAACGCTTGTGGCGTTGATTGATGGCAACATTGTAGCAAAAATGGCAGGATCACAACACATGACTAGTACATTTTGGCAAACTACTATTAGCAATCATGGAAAATAATACTCTATTTGTTTGTCAATGTGGTGAGATTGATCACCAAATTGTTTTGTCATTTGATCCAGACCCAGACTTTAATGATACTATTTGGTTTCATGTTCATCTGTCTGACATGGGGCTGTGGAATCGTATTAAGTATGCCTTTTTGTATGTCTTGGGAAAGAAATCCAGGTATGGTTGTGGGGCATTTGCTGAGGTGTTGTTTACAAAAAAAGAAACTAAAAAATTGATTGACACTCTCGCTAAACATTATGAGACAATGACATGAATCAGTTTATAGATCCGAAATATAAGTTATTAAGTTACGGCAGAATTATTGGTAATTCCATGTTTATTGTTGGATATGGTGTACTGCTGTTTACCAGCGTAGAAGTTGGCATCATGTTTAGATTGGTAGGCAATGCTCTTTCGTGGCCGTACTTTCAAAAAATTAAAATGTATGATATATTAGCTATTCGTGGGTTTTTTGCTACTGTAGAAACTATTAAACTTATTCAAATTTGGAGTTAATTATGGCATTGTCTGAATCTGTTGAATCCAGTCTGAAAGAAGCTGAAGCATCACTTCGTAATGCTCTTGCTTATGCTGCTCGCCAAGAACGACCACTGGTATGTAAAACTATCTCTGCTATGATTGGTGATATTGATCAACTCATGAAAATCGATGAGTTGATTGATAAACTTGAACAGCGTATGGGTGGTGATAAAGGTAGTTGGGGTCCATTTGGAGCGTAACATTACTACACACAAATATAAACACAACATTAAGAACTAGTAGTTTTTAGTTAAATACTAGTATAATGTGTTGAAACGCTGACACAAGATGACCTATTCAAACAAAAAAGATCTACTGACTCAGGAAGAATACAATGAAATGGTCGCTCTACGGAATGCCATTCATTATTGTCCTCAATCAGTATCACCAGAAAAAATGGAACAATTTACATCGTATCTTGTGAGAAGCATGAGAGAACATGGTGTGTGACAGTTGACAGAGTGGCACAGGGGGCTTGACGCCCCCTTTGCTTTGCCCTATATTAGGTTCATCGGAGGCAAACGGACCTCCACCACCACCAGAAACAACCATGGGCACTCGCTCTCGGATCGGCTACCAACTTCCTGACAACAGCATCGTCAGCACCTACTGCCACTACGATGGCTACCTGGAGGGCAACGGGCGTGTTTTGGCTGAGCACTACCAGGATCGTGAGGCTGTTCGTGAGCTGATCGACGGTGGCAGCATGTCTTCGCTTCGTACCACTCATCTGTGGATCACCTCGGTGGTTCGTGATGTGAACGGTGACATCGCTCGTGACATGGACGGCAACTGGGTCTACTCCCCCACTCGTGCCCCTCAGCCTCTCTACCACACTGAGCGTGGCGAAGAGCTGTGGGTTCAGCATGGCACCTTTGAGGAGTTCACCAGCGGTGACTCTGGGGAAGAGTATGCCTACCTCTACACCACAGAGGGCAAGTGGCGAGCCTACAGGATCGGCTGGGGCAGTGGCAACACTCACGAGCTGGAAATGCCTGAGGTTGTGCCAGCCTGACAACTGACCCAAACCACCCCACATCGGGGTGGTTCCACCCCTATACTGAGTAAGTCAACAACGGAACCGACAATGGTTACTGACACCGCCCAAGACGCCCAGATCCGCCACACGATCCGTAAAGCGGTCATGAACATGGATCTACGTCTGCTCCAACGTATTGCCTACGAGGTTCGCTGTGAGGAAATGGGAATTCACCCAGACACCTGGCAGCTGTTCCCCATCGAAAACTGATTGTAAACCTTATTATTTTATTACCATGAGCAAGCAAGTTCTGATTTCCATGCTTCGTAAAGGTGCTAACGGCGAGCAAATCCTTAACATTCTCGATGCTATCACCAGCAACAGTGTCACTGAAATTCTTGACGCTACCAGCGACATGAACGTGCCCACTCTCGACGAAATTTCTTTCTGATCATGATTGCCCTTTCTGTTGCCAACTATCCTGTTGTTGAGGATACCACAGATGATAGTCACATTGATCAAAATGATGTTATTGTGACTCTCACTTACGCTGAGCATGAGATGATGTGTGACATTTTGTGTCAAGCAGAAACCATGATAGATTTTGCCTGTCCGTATGGCATCGGTGACATGCCTATTGACAGCGAGCTGGTTCAACGCTATACTATGATCGAGAACCTCCGAGAGAGGTTCAACACTGCTTGGTCTGATCGTTTCAACATTAATTCTGACAATGAAATTCACTGATCTTAATTTCAAACCACATTCTATTGATGGTGGTGTTCAAGCTCGTCATTTCTTTCCTAATGGTTATGGCGTGAGCGTTGTTCGTTTTCCTGGTTCATATGGTTACGAGCAAGATTTGTACGAGGTAGCAGTCATTCAAGGTAACGAGGATGGCTACGATCTGTGCTATGATACTACTGTCACTGATGACGTTATGGGTCATCGTGATGAGATAGATGTGGAAAACATTATGGAAGAGGTACAAGCACTATGATTACTAGTATTATGGCAGGATTTGCCTTTGGCTATTGTGTGATGGATATTATTCAAAACTATCGTGCTCGTCGTGTTGTGGACGAACTACTGAAATCTACTCTGGAGGATGACAAATGAACAAACAAAACGGATTTATTGACCCTGCTGCTGTTGTTGTAGGTGCAATTGTAATTGTTGGTGCCGCCGTTCTTTTTTTGGGTGGTCCTATCTATAATGTGTGGTCACAATCTCTTGCTGGTAAAGCAGAACTACAGAAAGCAGAATATACCCGTCAGGTAGCAGTGCTTGAAGCACAAGCAAAGAAAGATTCTGCTCAACAACTTGCTGAAGCAGAGATTATTCGTGCTGGTGGTGTTGCTAAGGCAAACCAAATCATTGGTGATAGTCTGAAGGACAATCGTGAGTATCTTCAGTATCTGTATATCACTGGTATTGAAGAAGGTTCACAGAAAGGTAACGTGACCATCTATGTGCCCACCGAAGGTGGAATGCCCGTCCCTACTCTCCAAATGAACAAATGATTGAACTCCTCGCCAGTGCTGTTATTGCTTCTAGCAATCAATCCGAGCAAATCAACCGATTCTGTGCTTATGTAGTGGGTATCCCATATGCTAGCGATAACTTCACTGACGAGGAATGGGGGAGGTTTAAATACTGTAGAGAACGATTAGGATATGATAACTAAAGATGGATATGCTACGGTTCCCTGGGGGAACCGTTTTGTTTTAATACACAATGGCTTTCAAATCAGTGATCACAAGACTGATGAGCAAGCTATCGAAGCACTAAAGAAACATAGAGAAAAACTGAATAAACCCACAAGAACCAGAAAGAAAAATAAATAACTAAAAATCGCTTCTACAATGAGAGAAAGATATCAGGGTGATTTTAGTTTAAGCAGAGACACTACAGCCAAGGAAATGGTTCATTGTTTTGCCTTGGCTTATTTTGCTGTATGTGAAACCAGAGGACAAGAGCCATCAATAGACGGATTAATAGATGCTTTGTGTGAAGACAAATACACAAAATACAATAGATATATTTCATATCCTCTAATCTCATCTAGTTTAAGCGACACACAAAAGAAACATCTGAGATCTATACACGAAGCATTACCATTGCTCAATTCTTCTATATTATCTACATTAGAAGAATTACATCAATTGAAGCAAAGCATAAAGACAATCACAAGAAAGAAAGTTGATACAAGAACAAAAAAAGACTTACGAGATTTAGCATCATTTAAAAAGAAACAAGAAGGATTAGTTAAGAAAATAGATACATTTAAAAATAAAAAATCATCTTTGGTTGGTGGTAGGTCAACATCAAAATCTTCTCTCCAAAATAAGTTATACATTTTCTCTGGCGAGAACGAAGATGCTTTGAGCTGGGTCAAGAGTGCTTTCTGGACAGCCAAAGCACTAAAAAGCAAAAATATAATACAAGGAGGATATGCCTCATACATTTATTGTCATTCAACAAGTTATCATGTTAGACTTGTTAAAGACATTCCACTGACTGAAGCATGTTTGAGAATCATTGCTGAGCAAGGAATTAATACTAGAGCTGACATGCTCAACCCAGCAGACATTTATGCTATCAAAACATCCTCATTTAAATCAACAATCGATTCATATAAGAAAGAAACTGATAAGATTGTTAGTGGAGAAGTTTCAAATGCCGCCAGTTTTAATTTATTAACCCGTAGACTGATAACAACAAAAGCTGTCATACCAATTTCATTGAAGAAAAGTATATCAGAAAATCCAACAGTATATCTTACTGGAATGTCACAAAATCTTCCACCTGAGTTGGATGAATTAGTTGATGAATATACTGAGATAATTGATTACTTTTCTGGTATCAATGATCCAAACACATTGAAGAAAGAGATTGAAACACTTGTTACAATTAATAAAATAGATTACAAGCATACTATAGAAACTTTCGCTGTAAATTTTAGTTTTAACTATTCAAATCTATCACAAAACATACCAAGATTAAAGGATAGAAACATAGTATTAACAGATGAACATTATAGTCTTGTCACTGCTTCTATGACATGGAATGCTTTACCAACTAATAGAGAAGGTAGAGTTATTGGAGCATACACAGGTGGGGCTGGTTTTACTCTGGTAGCAGATATATTGAAAAAGTATCCAGGCACAAGAACTATATTCAATCAAATAATACAAAAGAGAAAGATGGCATTTGCTGCTGCTATGGCTGCCATTGGTGTCACGGTTCCAAGTAACAAATTTCCTCAAGTATTAAACAAACAAACAATTATCAATGAGTCTAGAGATCAAGAGCAAATAAAATTGTCTATCAACAGTTTATTACCCAAAAACATTGCTGACAATACATTAAAGAATAACATCTATGGATTGTACTTAGTGACATTAAATTCGTTATTAATAGACAAGAGCATAACAGGATCTTCTAATAGTGATGAAAAAGAAATCAAAGAAATCTGGGCTGCTTTAGGTCAATTTGGTAGAGATATATCAAATGAAAAGATTGAAAGCTTACTACCAAAATCAACTAGAGATGCTTATAATTATGGATCAAAGACACAATCAGGTAAACAAAGAAGAGCAATAAAACAATACTCTAAGGTCACTCATCAAGAGAATAGAGTAGCAAAACTAGAAGCGTTGTGGTTTTTCATGAGTGGTGGCACATCACAATTAAATCATTATTTTAAGAAACAAATAGCAATGACCATATATGGTCTAATTACAAAGAAAGGATCTAAGATTTTTACACTAGAGCCAGCTGGTCTCTATAAATCTGGAAAGAAAGCTGGTCAGAAGAAGTATGGCAGTATATCAGATGCTCTTGGTTTTAGGTCAACCCCATATTATCTAATAGGAAACGCTGAATAGTATTAAATTAACTTATGTCGGTTGACAACCACCAACAACATTGGTAAACTAAATCAGATCAAATTACCACAATGGCAATTCCCTTTCATTGGTATTTCGAGCTTCACTATCTTGATCAAGACAACAACGAACTGATACAATATGGTGAGAGCACATGCGAAAAAGCAAATACTGTCTACAATCGAGTGAAGAAATGGTGTGTCGAAAACAATTATGAATTGACACATTTTGATACAACTACAGCATCCCAACATTATCATGATCATACACATTTGTATACATTAAAATTTTAAATGATTCGGGGGCTTGACCAGCCCCTTTTTTGTGCTATGATACGAGGGTAGTCAAGGGAGATCCCTATGAGCACCACCACCAAGAAGCCCTACCCCCTGGGCATTGACAACCCCATGATCGTTCGTGGTAGGATTGGCACCAGCAAGTGGGAGATCATTGATCGTGAGACTCGCCACTGCCTTGGAGTCTACCCCAATGAGTTGACTGCTTATGATGCCCGCCGAGCCATGCTACGCTATGCTGGATACGATGCCTGAGGTTGATGTACGTCTCAGTGCTGGAGAACTTAACTATCTTATCGGTTCTCTCCAATACCTCAACAAACTTGTCCAAGTTCATCTCGAAAATCACACACAAGTTGACGGAAACGAACTCCATGCTAAACTATTTACTGCTTGGGAAGCTCTTGAAACCAATGACTGAACAACAAAAGCACGATCAACTGGACATTGATTCCGCATTCATGGCTGCCATTGAGGAGAAAGCCGCGGAACTTGAGGTGACTGTTGATTATTACATGGCGGAGTTTATGTAAATGAAATACACATGTATTACCAAAATGCGGAACTGTCCTGAATGTGGGGCAAACTGGGTGGATAAACCTATCCCCAAAGAGTATCGACAATACTATTCAGCTCCGTATTTCTTTTCACGAGTGATTGGTGTAGAACCTATTCACGAAGATCGTATTGCCTATTGGCTGTGTCCTGATTGTAAGCATCAATTTCCACGAGGTATGGGATGAAATCAATCATGATTGCTTTGATTGCTCTTGGTGTAGCACAATATACACTACAACGAGAGTCACAAATCAGTAACATTGAACACACTAAATATCATTTGTCCTCTAGGAACTAACATGACTAGTCTAGAACAAGCAGAAGCTCTTATCGTAGAGTACGCTGAGTTAATCAAGACACAGCAAGGTGAGATCATTGGTCTTCAAAAAGAAATCAAGCATCTTCGTGAAGAGCTTGAAGAAATACGTTTTGAACTATCATCTCAATTAAACAAAGAATATGATGTCTGATATGGTTGTTGATTTTGATAATAGCCTAAGAAATGGGCATGTGTATCTTGCGGAGGTATCATTACCTTTACAAGATGCTCCAGATGAAGCACCAAGCACCATTGATGCTGATGTGTATGTGGTAGCAGCAAGCTATTACCAAGCATTGTACATTGTACAAACCATGTATCCTGATAATGTTGGCAGCAGTGTAAATGAAACACCAGTTACTGAGTACGAATATGCTGCCAGAAGGAACAGAGGTATATTATAGAGGATTGTATGGTAAAGTAAAATTTACCTGTGACGAATACATGACTGTATGTGTTCGCCATTTTCCTGATGATCCAAGACGAGATGTTTGTATGCTCGTCTATAAAAATCAACAACACGAACTTGAACTTGTAAACGGTAATCATTCCCACGAATCATGACTTATTTTTCTGATTTTGAAACAACTGAATACTATTATGATGATTACAGCGTTCGTAAGAATATCTTACGGAATGCTGAGGATCAATGGATGGAGACCAGTTTTGAAACTGTCCCAGAGGATCTGCTGGATGACCTGAGCGTTGTAGACTGATCTCAGTTCACACAACAGACATGAGCACCACCAAAGTCACCACCTGGCATCTGGAAACCATTCTGGAAGGTCTTGAGGATGCTCTTAAGGTGACAAAGAACCCTGCCATTCAAAATGAGCATGGTTATCCCTATTGTTATGGTTATCTTGAGGCGACTGTAAGCAACGCCATCTATGAACTGAAAGCAATCATTAACAACAAAAATGAGTAAGTTTCAATCTACTATTTCAACAGTAGCAGCACTGGCTAGTATCTTTGGTGCTGGTGCTGCTGGTTGGAAACTAGCACAAACTCAACCAGACTACAAACCAGAGGAGCCACAGCCTGCTATTGAGCAGAAACTAACACAGTTGGAGCAGAAACTAGAAGAAAAGCTCTCCACACCCATCCAGGAGCCCCTACAACAGGCTCCAGCAGCAACTCAGCTGCCACCCACGCCACAAATCCCTCCAGCCCCTCCAGTAGCCCCACAAGCACCAACTGAAACACAGCCATGAAACTGAGAATTCAGCAACGTCCATCACTTTTGGGTCAATCGAATGTGTTTTGGTATCATGCTCAGATCAAACGACTCGGTATTTGGATTGATTGTAACAAAGATCTAATTCTTCCATTGATGTATTCACAAGAAATGATGATGCAATCACATGATACCTGTTTGGATCGTGTGGAGAAGTTTATTGATTTTGTGCTACACAAACAAGAAATGTATCCAGCACAAAAGAATGTGGTCATCAAAGAGTATGAAGCATAACGCTTGACACCTGCCTGAAACCCTGCTACACTATCATCACACAACAACGGAGGAACATGGAACACGACGAAATGTATTTCGTAATTAATGGTCAAGCTATTATGATTGATCAAATGGGTACACCAGTTATTTGTGACATGAATCCAGATGGTACAGTAGACTGGGATTCATTTGATTTAATTGACTGGATGGAACTCCTGCCTAATGATTATGACCTGTTCAAAGCAGCAGTTGATTTTCTTCAAGCAAACACTAAAGCCATGTACGTCAAATGAACATCGTAGCAGATCATGTCAAGCAACTTCTTTGTCTGACACAATTAGATGAGTCCACCTACAGACCATCACCTAAAGAATCCCTCTCGTTAAGAGAAGCTAATCTCTTTTGGCGTTATCATGGGCATTTTCCAAATGACTTCGCCAAAGCAATTCAAGAATCTCTCCCTCAACCATACAAGTTTGTCTCGTATGATCACTTATCAAATCGTATTACCGTGGAGATTGTATGAACGAACACGAACTACAACAACTTCAAGAAAGAGAATATGAATCTGTGTCTGAGCAATCAGACCAGATCTTATTATACATGCAAGATCGCTTCCAAGAACTCATGGAAGATAATCGTATGGATGATGCCATTGCCATTGGTGATGAATACATTGAATGGATTGGTCAGTATCCTGATGAAGTGTTCTTGTATTACAATGAGCATGAACTTAAAAAAGATTACAAAGAAAGAAAAGCAAAATGATTCACACATTCACACCAGAGTTTTTCTTCTATCAATCTGTACCTAATCACCAACAACACAAAGATATTCTTCTTCCTAAACTCGAAAAGGATAAAGAACGTGCTCATCGTGGTGAAGTTAATGGTACAGGTATTACAACCAGTGGTCTAGTTAATTTTGATCTATTCCACAAAGAGTTTGTAACTGATGCTATCTGGAATCCATTTAACCAGATGCTACAAGAATTTGATTCTAATCTAAACAAGGTTAAACTGGTCAAATCTAATGTAAAAACTATCTGGTGGAATTATTATGATCCCCATGAAGTCTGTAATCCTCATAGGCATTATCAATCAGATTTCACAGGGATCTATCTCCTACATCTAGAAGAACCTAATCCAACCAAATTCCTACCAACAAACAATTCATCAAATACTTATCCTCTCTTTGATGGTATTGTATCTTCGACACAATGTAAAGAAGGTGATGTGATGATCTTCCCAGGTAAGATTCTCCATTGGACTACACCTATTACTACACCTCGTTGGGTAGTAGTGTTTGATGTTAATATAGGAACAGCGGAATAATACTACCACCAGCCACTTCCTAAACTGGCACACATGACCACCATCACCACACAAAACACCATATACTAACTTCAGTTCAAACAACTTCACATGTCTCGTCGTAACATCTGGCTCAGCCTCCCTCAATGGGAAATGATCACGAATGAACTTTCTTATCAAGACTACAATCCTTTTCGTCTTTATGATCGTGAACTAAAAGATTGGAAAGATACAGTTAAACGGTATGAAGATAATGGGTATTCTTCTACCTATCAATATAAGTTTGAACGTATTGAGATCTATCATCTTATTGATCTTCTTAAAACTCCACAAACAATTAATACTATTCTTTGTGAGTATTGGAGAGATACAGACTTTCATCATGTAATGGACTATATTCATCAGTTTATTGGATTTGTAATTAATTACGTTGATGAAGTTGATATGAATACTACTATTGAACAATGGGAAGAGATTCGTATTCAAATGAAAGAACAGATGGGCAATCATGATAAACGATACTGGTATCAAAATGATTTAATTGAATTGTATAAGCAAGTTAATGAGAAAACACTCTTAGTTTCCGCATTATGAGAACTATTGATATTACTAGGTTGTTGTCAACGATACCTTTGAGTTTTTCACAACCCTGTGGAAAAACCTGTGGAAAACTATGTTATTAATAAATGTTAAAATAAACATAGTTGAGTGTTTTGAATCGCTGACAAATGCTTTCGTTAAATGTTGCTGAAAGCATGGAAATCTACGGAGGTGTTGTTGTCTAAGCCCGCCACCACTCGAAAGTCAAGCCGAAATATGCCAGTTCTCAAAGTGGCACACAGGGGCTTGACAGTATCACCGATACCACTCTAAGACACTCAAAGTTTTCCACAGCCCTGTGGAAAAGTCTCGGAGGACAGTTCAGGGACTGGCACAGCCCCCTTGACAACCCTGGGCAAATGCCCTATACTGTATTCATGAAGTTCGGAAATCTCAGAAATCGAGAAATCCCAAAAACTTAAAAAACTCAAAAACTTGAAATTTAAGGTTTTTGAGATTTTCCAAAAACTTCAAAGTTAAACTTTAACCTTTAATTGATAAACATGAAAACCATTAACAACATTGATTCTACTGCTATTCAGACTGTTAGTGTAGATAGTGATAACATTGTCACTATTACATTTAAGAGTGGTAATAGCTATAACTACCGTGATATGAACGGTAATTTTGTAGAAACTGTGGAAAATGCTATCGAAAACCACCAAAGTGTGGGTCGTTTGTTCAATCGAGCACTCAAAGAAGACCAAACTCTTCAAATTGTGACCGTTTGAGCAATAAATAACCGAAAACAGGAGTAATTTCAGTTAAAAATGGCAAAAAGCACTCGTAAGTACACAGATTCTGTTAAGGATCTGACCCTTGAAGAAGACTTTGAAGATTTTGGTTATGATGTCCAAAATCAGAAACGTTATTCAACAAGGAATAAACGTCAGTCTAAATTCAAGGATTACGATGACTATGGGGATTGGGACTAAGGTATACTCGGGGGCTCAATGAGCCCCTTTTTTTATACCTAGTCCAGAAGCCCTTCCTAGCACACTTCAGAATATTTGAGCCTGTGACACTGTGACAGTTCTAGAGGTGGCACAGAGGGGCTTCCAGGTGGCTCTGGTGGGTGCCATACTATGTTCATCGGGGGAACACCCCGACCAACACTATCCCAGAGGATCATGACCCAACAGCAACTGCTCCAAGCCGCTCGTAACGTGCTGACCGCCACCAAGACCGATTCGGGTCGTCCCGCCCTTCGGACTGCTGCTATGGCAGCGGGTCGTAGCAAGGAGCAGGTGGGCAAGGCTAGCACCATGAGGCTTGCCCTGTGGGTGAGCAAGGGCACGAGTGCCATCTGATTAAGTGGCACAAGGGGGTTGACACCAGCCCCCACCCATGTTATTCTTAATTTGTTCCTGAGAGATCCACCATGGATTACTTCAACAGCAACATCATCAGCCGTCATGATGAACACATGACACTCAATGCTTGGATGGTTGAACACTTCAATTTTGTGTTGACTATGCCTTGGTTGAATGATGATGAGATTGACTCTTACAAGGATGAAATGGCTCAGTACCTTTGCTATGATGTATGATGACTGTTGACACACTCGGTTTTCAAGGTGATGCTATCACTGTTCTAGGATTTGTGGGGGTGCTGAGCACCCTTCTAATCATCACCACTGCCTTTCGACGTTACAACAACTCCCCCCTTCGGAAATGACTAATCGTTCTGAACTTCAAGATCAATTCATTCAACAACTGATTGATGACATGGATCTCAAGACTATGACACAACTGTGTTATGATTATCTTGATGAAGGTTATGATAAGTATAGTGATGAAGAGCTGATGACTGAGGTGGAGGACTATTATCCAGAATTGCTGGAAAGTTGAGAATCCCAAAAAGTGAAAAATCTTAAAAACTCAATAATTAAGATTTTTCACTTTTTTCAATTTTAAGATAATTTCAAAATTAAACTTTAATCTTTAATCATATGTCTAATACATTAACCTTTCAAGATTATATAAAGAATGAATTAGAAGAATATGATATAAAGAATAAAGAATTAGAGTATGATGATTATAGTATAGTAGTAGATATAGATTATACTACTCAAGAGTAGTATATTATACCCTCTAGACTACAATCTAGAGGGTATTTTAGTGTTTGTCAAGGGGTTGTGTGCCAGTTTGTCTAGTGTCCACTGCCCCTTGACTGGTGGGGTTGTTGTTGCTATGCTTGGTGTGTGGTTGAGGGAAATATACTCAACCCACCAAACAATTCTTAACAACAACCATGAACAACGAGTTTGTGAAGTCTTTCGTGTCCACCCTGATGTATAATCTAGCAACAGTGGTTGCTATCATCGTAGGTGTGACATTGTTTGTTGCTAACCGTGTCAGCGATTGGTATAATTCAGGTGGGCGAGAAACCCTCCTAAAATATACCCAACAGTTTCTGCTGTTTGTGAGTTCTAGCACAGAGAAAGCGTACTATTGGGTATGTGATGTGACACTTTCTGAACTGTCCACTAACACCCCCAAACGTGCCTAGGGGGTGCCATACTGACCTCAGTTGAAACAAACAACGTGAATCGCCTCAAAGCTATTCAAACCATCGTTAATTTCCTTCGGATTGTGAACACTCAACCCACCGCTGAGTATCTCTGGGTGAACAACTATTCTGATCAACAACTCCAGCAGATGCTGGTGGGTTGGCAACAGAATCAACCCCAACTGTTTGCTGCTCAAGGTTACTACGTTCTGTGAGTTTCTAACATGTTTGACCTCGCTTTTGTCACTCCTAAATCTAACAAAGCGAAGAACAGATTCGCTAACCTGATGAACAACAACCCAGAGTGTATTGTGGAGCAAATTAAAGAGAACCGTGTGTTCCTTCGTTCTCACAATGGGAAAAACTTCTTCTGGGTTGATATAAAGAATGACCCACACTGGGCAGTAGACTTCTGACCCTGTGCCAGTTGGGGCACTGTCCACCAGCACCACCAGGGGGCACCACCTGCCCCCTATACTGAACAAGTCAACCACAGACGACCGATGCTCAGCTTCTCTAAAGGCAACGACAAGCTCGACAAGCACACCCTGATTTTCAACCTGCCAGCAGGCACAACCTGCCCAGGTGCTAATCAGTGCCTCTCTATGGTTCGGATTGATTCTAACGGCAAACGCAAGATCTGGGATGGTCCTCAAACTGAGTTTCGCTGTTTTGCTGCTAGCAGTGAAGTACAGTACACGAAAGTTTATGAATCCCGCCAGCGTAACCTTCAGGCGATCCGTGAAGCTCTCAAGGAGGGTAACTGTGCTGGTCTCATCAACACCGAACTCCGCCAGAATCTCACTAAATCTATCACTAAAGTGAGGATTCACGAGAGTGGTGACTTCTTCTCTGCTGAGTATTTGCTCGCTTGGTTGTTGGTTGCTCACGCTAATCCTTCGATCAAGTTCTACTGCTACAGCAAGAATCTGCCCCTGTTTGTAGGACTCAACCTGCCAGATAATTTCTACTTCACCGCCAGCTATGGTGGCAAGTTTGATTATCTCATCGACGAAGGTGTGTTCCCTCGTTATGCTAAAGTGTTCATGACTGAGGATGACGCTATGGCAGCAGGTTTCAAGGTTGATGTAAAGGATCGCTCCTGCTTTGAGGATGGTCCCTTCGCTCTGCTGGTTCACGGCACCCAACCCGCTGGCAGCGAGTGGGGCAAGGCATCGAGGGCGAATCGTAAGGTCCAGAAGGTCAAGGTTCGGGCAGCTGTGCCAGCCTGACAACCTACACACGGGGGGCACACAGCCCCCCTCTCCTGCCCCTATACTGAACAAGTCAACCACCGACACCGACCGATGACCTACGCCTTCACCGACACCGTTCAGATCGACGAAGCTTGGGAGATCCCCACCGATCTGAACACCGAGCTGGGTAAGATCGAAGACTTGATGGATCAAACCCATCCGTATCTGTTCCCCTGTGATTTTCTCTCGGGTGGATTCTATGAATGGGCAGAGGAGATCGCTGTGGAGGGTATTCTCAGCCAGCGATCCTACGATGACATCGTAAAGGCGATTTTCGACGGTTACGATCCCACCCCCGACATCATGCCGATCGGGGAGATGTTCTGAACCACCAGGGGGGCATCTGCCCCCTTTCCATGCTATACTGATCAAGTCAACCACCGACACCCCATGATCAAGACCATCGCCCTCCTCGCCCTCGGTGCTGCTTTCTACGCTCCCATCGCCACCGTGGGCGGTGCTGCCATCGGGTTCGCTGCTGACACCGTGGCAGCGGTCAACCAAGCAACCGCTGCCCGCTGTGCCACCTACAATTCTGTCACACCTGGCAGCTGCCAGATGCCCTGAGGGGCACTATACTGATCAAGTCAACCACCGACACCGACCGATGACCATCGACGAAGCGAACCTGATCTGGAACGCCTGCTACGGCAGCTGCCTCGCTAGCGAGACCGCCGAAGGCTGGGCAAAGTACAGCAGCGCCCAGCGCCTCGAAGCGATCGACACCCGCCAGCTGGAGCACGAGCGCCAGCATGGAGGCTGGGGCACCTGGAACATCTCCGACCGCCACTGAGTGCCACTTCGGGAACTGGCTGCCGACCCTCGACAGCCACCCCCGATCCGCTATAATTACGACATCGGGGGGCACCACCGCCCCCCACTACCACCGAGATCCATGCTCAAGATCATCCCCTCCTCCCGCTTCGCCGCCTTCATGGGTGACGCCGAGCGAGTCGCTCAGATCCTGATCAACCGCCCCCAGGTGATCGGCGCTCACCGTGCCACCCTGCTGCTGAACCTCGCCCAGACCAACGCCCAGGGACGCCGTGCCCTCCAGCAGTGTGCCAAGGCTGCCAACCGCCACCGTGTCAGCCACGACGACGGCAGCATCACCCAGACCGATCGGGTGTTCAGCAAGGCGAGCACCAAGCGCCTCGCCATGTGGGCACAGGATCGGAACAGCCGCCTGTGATGTGCTAGGATAGCGAGCAACGGGGGGCACTCCAGCCCCCCACCCCAACCCCAATTCTTTACAGAAACCATGCCTTCCTTCGTTATCTCAAAAGCCCCGATTTTTCGGACTTTCACTATTGACGAATCCTCGGCAATTTACAACATCGAGATCGACGAGAATTGCGTCGAAATCATCTTCCACAGCAACACAGAGAAAGCATACGCTTTCGACGCTACATCCCGCTTTGCTGTACACCTTGCCGAGATCATTAAATCACCCGATCTCCTGGGATTCTCCCTCGGTTCGGTGATAGCGAAAGCACGGAAGATTGGCGATCTTCAGATTATCGAATTTCCTGAAGATTGAGGGAGAAAGTATTTCATAAAAAACATCTGTTTCTATTATTAATAGAATCACAGATTTATTAGAGAGTGATTATTATCACTCTCTTTTTTTATTTGTAAATATAAAGAATAAACAATTAATTAGGATTACACGATATAAAGAATAAACAGGTAATCGTATGTTTGAGTATAAAGAATAAACAGTTAATCGTAATCGTTCGTTATTAATAATAACAGTTAATCGTAAAAGGGGACCCATTGTTATAAGCTATAAACGTTTCCCAGAGCCCTCTAAATATTAAAAGAAATTCGAAACTTCAAATCCTTCGATTTCAAAAAATTTCCCCCAGAAAAAATCACTCAAAAAGTCGCTATGGAACACAGAGTTACTTTCAAAACCCCCGATGGGGTATTACAAGAGAAAATGTTTGACAGCTTCAATGAATTTGCCGATAGCATTGAAGAGGTCGCCACGAATTTCTATGCTGGCATGAAGCCCGAGATTTCGGTGGAGACGATCTATGATAATATGGTAAGAAAGGAGAGAGTTACTAATGAACAACAAAGTGAGTCTAGAGGAATGGAATTCCTTGGTGAAACTGGTCCAGAGCCTCAAGGCTAAACTCGATCAACTTCCAGTGCCATTCAAAATGATGTACAAGCCTCCCCAACGGGAAGAATATGTAAATATTGTTGAGTTTCTGGATGAACTCGATGAAAGACTTAGAAAATTAGAAAATGGCAACGTTACTAGTTGATGGTCTCACAGTAGGACCAGCACCACTTCCAGGACCACCGACAGCGAACCCTACGTTGCCTCCAGCAGCGTTTGAGTTTCGTCCAGTAGCAAATAAGTTACCTGATGGTGAAGGCGGACCTAATGCCAATTATATCAGCACTTACCAGCCATTCACATTAACTGTGAGTGCCATACCCACGGCACCACTTGAAGTGATTACGAGTGTTGTGATACTTGGTCCAAATAAGTGTATATTAGAAGATCCGTTACCTGGAAGTGACACAACGAAATCATTAAACAAAGAACTCAAGATACCTGTGTCACCATTTTGGGCACCTGGATTGTTCTTAGAACCTCTGGTTGTGTGTACTCCTGGACCAGCAGCAACGATCTCTGGGTATTTCACGGAGAGAAACTGGTATGACCGAGAGATTGTGGTGTCATATTTGAATGCTATTACTAAATTTACAAGTAACGGGTTCTTTTATGCTCCTTTAGAGAATTTTCCAGCAAATTTACCATTTGATTTAAAAAAGATTAATATTCCTTTACCATCTGGTGTAAACATTAACACGTTTTATCCTTTAACAGTTGCTGCTGCTTATAAGACAGAATCTGAGATTCTTGAAGGATATTTCAATAGTATTGGTCAAGTTATATCATATAAAGGTACAGACATCAAAAAACTTAGATTTTACTTTGATGTTACAGTCACTTCAACATTGGGAGTGTATCCTTTCACTGCTTATATGATTGTACAGTATAATCAGAAGGCAGCAAACGAAAGATTAAAGTTTCTTTTAAAACGTAGAAGAAGAAATGCTATTCTAAATATTGAAGGGGATAATTTCGAAGAGGAATAATGGATATACCTGCTCTGTACACCCCAGATGACATGACAAGCGGACATGGACCTTGGCCACCTGTAGGGTACTCGGTGCCCCCTACAGGGGCTTCTGGAAGCGTCTACATCAATAGCAAGCAAGTACACCATGTAGGGAATGAGACTCTACCCCACTTCCACTTGCCACCTGATGTTCACACAGATAGGATTTCCACTGGATCTCCGACTGTTTTCGTGAATAAGCAACCCATGGCAGTAATTGGTAGTTTACTTACCTGCCAATACGGTCCTGCTGGGCAGGTAGCGGCATTTGGTGCCACCTCCGTCTTTGTTGACACGAAGAAGTAAATGGGGTATACTAGGAGGGTAGTTAAGGTTAAATTCTATGGCTAAGCGTCCTTCGTTTACTGGCAATCCTGGTATTCAGTCCAAACCTAAGAAATCCCGTCAGGGAGCTGGAAAGCATACCAAGTATGCCTCCACAAGTCGAAACAATGCTCGTAAGCGTTATCGTGGACAAGGTAATTGATTTTTAGCGGCGAAAGCCGCTTTTTTGTTGTTTATTTGAGGTTGTGTAAATAGTGTGAAAGGGATAGCAACCCCTTTAAAAGTTCTGTTTAAACCTTCATGGAGAAAACAGATGGCTATGAGTCCAGTAGATAAAAGTCAGGCGTTTATTCAATCAGGTATGACTCTGATTTCAGACCCTGCTTCAGATAAGTACCTAAGAAAAGTACACAAGAAAAAATATCAGGTTCCCGAAGACAGGCTTTCAAAGCCGTGTGGTGGTGCTGGTGGTTTTGATGACTTTGTGGAGAGGTTTGAGGAGTAATATAAATAATAAAAAACTCCTATTATGCCTACTTTTCAGACTTTCAAAGATCTGAATATTACGTTTAAGCCTCATCCTATTACAGGAGACCTTACTGTATTAAAGGATGAGGCTGCCATTAAACAGGCGATTATTAATTTGTTGTTGACAAATAGAGGAGAAAGATTTTTTGATTCTCGTATTGGGTCTTCTCTGTCCGAATTATTATTTGAACCATTAGATTTTGGTACTGCTTCTTTGGTAAATACTGAAATACAAAATACGTTGAGATTTTACGAACCTAGAATTAGTATACTTTCATTATCAACAAATCCAAATTTTGATAATAACGGATTTGATGTAGAATTAGTATTTGAAATTACTGGAAGAGATGATGTTCCTGTATCCATTACCTTCTTTTTAGAGAGAACCCGATAAATGTCTTACGTTCAAGTTAACAATCTAGATTTTAACGAGATTAAAACTTCTCTCATAGAATACATGAGAGCGCAGTCTGACTTTACCGATTACGACTTTGAAGGTTCGACTCTGAGCGTTCTTATTGATCTGCTCGCTTATAATACCTACTACACGGCGTTTAACACCAACATGGTGGTAAATGAGCTATTCTTGTCTTCAGCCACCTTGAGGGACAACGTGGTGGCTCTAGCGAAGCAATTAGGGTACAAACCAAAATCAATTACTGCTCCAATTGCTTACGTCAATTTTGATGTTACTTTTACTGGAAGTAGCCCAAGTGTTATTTTTCTGAAGAAAGGAACTGGGTTTACTACAATTTTTGATAATAATTTATATCAATATGTTGTTGTAGAAGATCAAGAAGCTCCTGTAGTTAATAACATTGCTAATTTTAGAAATATTCCTATCTACGAAGGAAGTCTAGTAACAAATTCATATACAGTTAATACTGCTGTAAAGTCTCAAAGATTTATTATTGATAACCCAGGAGCGGATATATCAACAATTAGAGTTAAAGTTTTTGAATCACAAAACAGCACATCATTTGAATTTTACGAATTTTCCAATAATATTTTAAATGTAACAAAAGATTCTAAAGTATATTTTGTAGAAGAAATTGAAGATGAAAGATACGAAATATTTTTTGGAGATGGTAGTTTAGGTAGGAAGTTAGATAACGGAGAATTTATTGAAGTTAGTTATTTAATTACTAATGGTTCTTTAACAAATGGTTCGAAATCATTTACTTTTGCTGGTGTATTAGAAGATGTTAATCGTAACAGTAATTATCCAGTAAGTATAAGTATTTTTAATACAAATACAGTAGCTGCTGCTGGCGGAGAAGAAATTGAAACAATTAATGAAATTAAATACAATGCTCCTAAGTATTTTGGAACTCAGGACAGAGCGGTAACTGCTCAAGATTATGGTGCCATTGTTAAAAACATTTATCCAGCAGTTGCTGATATTATAACATATGGCGGAGAAGAAGCAAGAAATCCAGAATATGGCAAAGTCAAAATTGTTGTTAAGCCAAAAAATACTGCTCTTCTCTCAAATACAACAAAACAAGAAATAATTAGAAAATTAAAGCCGTATATGGTTGGATCTGTAACTGCTGATATTGAAGATCCTTCCATTGTTTATGTCGAAATGATTAGTAAAATTTATTATGATAGATCAAAAACTACTCAGTCTCCTGAAGAGATTCGTAGCAAAGTTATTTCTGGATTAGATCAATATCTTCGTCAATCAGATACCGAAAAATTTAATGGTAAATTTAGATACAGTAAGTTTATTTCTGTAATAGATGATTCTGATAGATCTATTAATTCAAATCAAACTTCAGTAATAATGAGGAAAGATTTCTTTCCATCTTTAAACTCAACATTTTTCTATGAAATTTGTTATCAAAATGAATTTGATCTTGATTGTGAAGGACCTTCTGTGATGTCATCTGGATTTGTCGTAAGCGAATATCCTAATGATACTGTGTATTTTGAAGATTCAGCTGGAAAAATTGTCCTATATAAGTTAGATTCTATAACAGGTGATAAAATCACACTCAATGATTCATTGGGGATTATTAATTATGAAAAAGGCGAAGTTCTTTTATATAATTTGACTATCATAAAAGGTAGTTTTGACGACAATCGTATAGAAGTTAGAGCAAAACCTTTGTCTAACGACATAAATGCCCTACGTAATGTTTATTTGGATGTAGATATTGCTAGAAGTAAATTTACTGCTTATCCCGAGTAATTAGATGGCCGAAAAGATAAGAAAAATTTCAACCCTAATTGAAAATCAATTACCAGGGTTTATATCATCTGAATACGATAAATTTAGCACGTTCGTAGAAAAATACTACGAGCAGTTAGAATCTACTGGAAAGCCATTAGACATACTTCATAATATCGAAAAATACCGTGATATTAATTATTATGAAAGTAATTTATTAAACCAAAAAACAAAATTAGTTTCATCAATTTCCAATTCAGTAACAACTATTGTTGTAGAAGATGCTACATCTTTTCCAGTAGAAAATGGATATTTACGAATTGGTGATGAAATTTGTTTTTACAAAGAAAGAACAGACACACAATTTTTAGAAGTATCGAGAGGTGTAAGTGGCAACACTACGCTAGGAGATCTATACACATCTTCAGAATTTGTCACTACACAATCAGCTCCACATTATACTGGAGATGAAGTTTTCAACATTAGCAATTTGTTTTTGTATGCTTTTGTTAAAAACTTTGAGCAGGAGTATCTTGGTGCATTCCCAGAAAAATATCTCAAGGGCAATGTAGACAAAAGAACATTAATTAAAAATATTAGTGATTTTTATAAAGCAAAAGGTACTGAGAGATCTATAAAATTTATTTTTAACTCGATAATTTCAAAAGACCCAGAAGAAACAGTATCTGTTTACAATCCCAAGGATTTTACATTAAAATCTTCTACATCTGATTGGGTCAACAAATATGCCTTAAAAGTCAAGGTAGTTTCTGGCAATGTAAATAATTTAATTGGCAATATAATTACACAATCTATTGACGATTTTGATAAATCAATTACATTCGCTTCTGCTGTTGTTGATAGTGTTTCATACGTAGGAAAAGTAGATAACGAAGAGATTTACGAAATTGTTTTAGAACCTTCATCAGTGAATGGTTCTTTTAAAGTTGCTGGTAAAACAACATTAAGAAGTACAATTTCTCCTTCTTATGGTAATGGAAATAGAATTGATGTATTTTCCACCCAAGGATTTCCAAAACAAGGAAAAATTCAAATTGGTTCGGAAATTTTTGAATACACCGAAAAAAATCTCAATCAATTCGTAATAGATGATCGTTCTGCTCAACAGTTACATACAGAAGGACAAAAGGTATACAGCTATTCGACAATAGAGGGATCTGGAGTTTCTTTAATTACTTTAGGAATTTTATACAATCTTTTACCAAAACAAGGGTATCCATATTCAGAAACAGGAGATTTAATCCAGGTTAAAACTTCTGGCGTCGAAACTAGAAATCCAATAATTTATAGTACAGAAACTGATTCAATCCGCTGGTTTGTAAATACGGATTTCACAAAAGTAAATTCAATTGTTCCTGGAGTAAATTCACAGGTAGGTGATTTAAATGCAGATATTTCTGCCATTTATGAGGACGAGCAGTATTATTACATTTGTTCATCTTCATATCCGTCTGCTTCTGTTCTATTAACTTTAGAAACTACTGAGATATTATCTGATCAAAAACATTTAAAGCTAATAAGAAAACAACCAATTACTACAACTGAAGTATATCAGACTACTTCTAGAGATGTTGGTATTTTAGTCGATGGTTCTCCAATTTTTGGTTATAAAGATTTTGATTCAGTAAAATTTGGTGGCATTGAAACCATTAATATTGACAGTAAAGGAAATGGTTACGAAGCACCTCCTTATGTTTTAGTTAATGAGCAACCAAATAAAGCATTGTCAACGTTATCTGGGCAAACTGTTGGTTCCATAAATTTAATTTCAAATGATAATTATGAAGATGATCCTGTAATTAGAATTACTTCTGGTGAAGGAGCAAAACTTTCTGCTGTTGTTACTGATGGCAGAATTACCAGTATTAATGTTGTTAATTCTGGACAATATTATTCTTCTCCTCCGATTATTAGAATTATTGATGAACTAGGAAAAGGCAATTTTGCTGAGTATGAAGCTATTTTAACCAACGAAGGAAAAATCGATTCCTGTAGAAGAATTAGTGGAGGAAGATTTTACACTAGAGGATCCGTAACTATTTTTGTTGATCCGATAGGAAAAGGTGCCCAAGCATCAGCAAAAATTAAAAGATGGGTAAAAAATAGATATGAAAATGTTAAAACATCTTTAGACACAAATAATTCAGGTGCTTTCCCAAATTTTGACAGTTCAAAAAATTATGGTTATGGTGTAGTAGCAAATCCTGTAGTTTTAAGAAGAAGGTTGAGTGATAACTTAACTTCTGTTTATGAAGAAACCGCTACATTGAAGCATTCTCCTATTATTGGGTATGCTTATGATGGCAATCCAATTTATGGTCCGTATGGTTATTCTAATCCAGTAAACAGTAGTTCTTCTATTGCTAGGTTATCTAGTGGCTATCAATTAAGAAATTCTAGATTAAACGGCCCCGCCATTTCTCAATATCCATTAGGATCTTTTATTGATGATTATGTATGGATTCCTAGTGTACAATCAGGAAAACTTGAGTTAGATCAAAATAATGGAAGATTTTGTGTAACCCCAGATTATCCAAATGGAGTATATGCTTATTTCCTTTCAATAGATTCAAATAATACTCCCATTTTCCCTTATGTTTTGGGAAGCAATTATTACTCGTTGCCAGTAGATTCTAATTACAATTCTAAAATTTCTCAAGATGATATTCCAGTAAATGTAAAAAGATTAAAGACTTCTGATTTTGAAGAAAATGGCGCTGAATTTTTTGGCTTTATTAAAGACGTAAAATCGGGTAATGTTTCTAAAGCCACTATTTACAACTCACCAGAAAATTTCTCTGTTAATTCATTTGTTTCAATTAATGACTTTTTAACGGAAGGTTCTGGAGCTGAAGCTATTGTTTCTTCGGTAGAAGGTAAAGATGTTGTTTCTTTAGAATCAGAACAAACAAAAGCAATTCAAATAAGAACTACCAATATAGCATATTTGTTTGAAGGGGATACAATTACTCAACTCCACAGTGATGGAAATGAAGCTGGTGGTGTACTAATTGGAGATGTGTTAAATGACGATGAATTTGTCTTACGAAATGTTTCTGGCGAATTTAATTTAACTGATCCTATTTCGTCTTCTACTGAAGTATTAACATTAATTTTAGATAAAAACTCTACCTTTACCAAAGGATCTATTTTAACATTAACTGACGGCAAAGGCAAGAGTAATTCTAACATTGCTGTAGGAGAAGTTTTAGAAGGAATTTTACGTCAAAATTCATTAAAAATAAAAGTAATTAGTGGAGAGTTTATTGTTGACAACACATATTTCTTAAAAAGTAGTAACTTAGGAGATACTTCCAGATCAAAAATTATAAGTAAATTTTCTTTAAGCAAAAATCTGAACATTTTTGAAATAGACGATAAAGTTGCTATTTTAGAAACTAACGAAAATCACAATGTTGCTATTGGCGATAAAATTAATGTTGATGTTTTACCAAATGATAATTTAACTGAAACGACTTATTTTGTAAGAAAAAGATTATATCAAACAGCTATTTTAAATTCGGTAACACATTCTTCTCGTATTATTGATAAAGGAATAGGAAGTGCTGACATTTTAAACAGCGGAGCAGATTATTCGTTTGCTACTTACGAGGATGTAGAATTAATTTTTCAAGATTCTACGAAAGCAAGAGATGGATTGGGACTTTCAGGTAATCCAAATAATGCCAGAGCAACAATAGAAATTTCAAATATTGATGGTTTAGGCTATGGTCCAGTTAGAAAAGTAACTATAACAAATAAAGGTATTGGTTACTTACCTGGAGATGTTTTAACTGTATCGGATGAAGATCTTAATAGATTATCTAATACAGGTAATGAGCAAAGACTTTACATTGCTGTCGATCACGTAGGTTTTTCTGCTAGTAATTCTTTGTTAAAATTATCTAATATTAATAATTTATCAATTGGAGATTATTTAAAATTAAACGAAGAAATTGTAAAAATTAGTAGCGTTAGTATAGAAGAAAAACTTGTTCGAGTAGAAAGAGGACAAAAAGGAACAAGACCATCAAATCATTTTGACGGGTTATCAGTTTCTTTATTTGAAGGAAATTATAGATTTGATCAAAATTACAGACCATTTGGTGATCAAGTTAATACTCCATATATTATTTCATATGATGAATTTAAGAAGCAAATTTTTGTATCTTATGATTACGGAACAACATCTCCAGTAAAAATATTACAAAGTTCTATTTTCTTTGATTCTAGTACACCAGCTAAACTGGTAACAATCAAAACTGTAGAAGAGCCAGAATTTAATTTGGAATTTTCTAAGGGATCTGAAGATAATTTAATAACTAATCCTATTATACAGATTCAAAAATACTACAAATATAAATTTGATGTTAGTCATTTTTCAATGGCTAGCACTTATTTAGATTTTTCTGCTAGCTCAAATTACAATATTTTCACGGAAGAAAAATTTGTAAGTACTATTTCCCCAGGAAATCCTGGGTCTTTTGTAACTATAAAATTAGGATTTGGTCCAAATATATCTAATAATAGTTTTACAGAAAGAAAAAGAATTAATTTTAGTAATTATTTTTATTTCATCAAAGTATCTCCCGACGTTAATACCAATAATTCATTTTTAAAAATTGTAGATGATCCTTTAATTGGAGAAAAATCAGTAAGTTATGTAACTAATAATAAAATTGTTTATACTCTATCATCTACACCAGAATATGATGGTTCAGGACAAATTACATATACAACCACATCTCCTTTTGCTATTGGAAAAATCAATAGCATAAAAATTACCAACACTGGACAAAATTATAAAAGAATACCAACTATTGATGGTATTCTTCCTTCCTCTGTATACGAGTGTATCGTAGATCCCATTTACGATACCTTAAACAATACTGTTGTTGGTTTTAATATTATTGAACCTGGAATAAATTATTCAAAACCAAAAGCAATTATTACTAATTCATCTTCTGAATACAACTTTAAATGTATTCAAGAAGGTGGCAAAATAACTTCAATTATTGTTTTAAATGGAGGCAAATTTGATCAAAAACCTTCAGTAAAAATAGTTGAATCTGATTTGAATGTCTTTTTAGAATCTGACAACATTGGCGTACCTCAAAATATCACAATTGTAAATAATGGATATTATTTTAATGCTGATAAAACAACCACGCCATTATATAAATCAACTACAACATTTCTATTAAAAGATTTTAATGATTATGATTTTTACCCTGGAGAATTTATTGTTCAACCATTTACAGGAGCAAAAGCAAAAGTATCAAAAAATGGTTGGAGAGCAGGTAGCAATCTCCTAAAAGTAGAGAACATTGAGGGTATATTTGAAGATAATTATACTATTGTAGGAAAAGATAATAATAGAACTGCTACATTAGTTGCTCAAATTTCTACAGAATTTAATTCTGATATCAGATCGTATTACGATAATCTAGGATTTTATTCTTCTGATAAAGGAAAAATTGGAGCTAACTCACAAAAATTATTAGATTCTTATTTTTATCAAGATTATTCTTATGTAATTAAATCTAAAACTCCAATTCAAATATGGAAAGATTTAATTAAAGAAACTACTCACCCAGCTGGTTTCCAATTATTTGGTGAAGTATTAATTGAAACGGATAGCTCAATAACGATGCCATCCGAACAAAAAACTATAGAAACGTATAGTTCTATCAGTCTTGGTCCAATTAATATTACAGTAATCGAAACTAAAAAATATATTACTACTTCTTACATAAAATACGAGTCTTTACTTGTAGAAAGAGGATTGGGTGCTGTTTCAGTAGATACTTTTGATTCATCTGAAACATTAGCTTACGAAGTAACATTATCTCCAGAATTTAACGGAGATTTTGATCCCAATACTGGCAAAGTTGTGGGAACTACACAATTTACATTAATTGATGCTAAAAATGGTTTACCATTATTTTTAAACAATTCTCAGCAATTGATTGTAACTCTGGATGGGGTCTTACAAGAGCCAGGAAAATCATATACTATTTCTGGTACTAATATTGAATTTTCTCAACCTCCATTTGGAACTAGAGTTGTTGAGGGGCAGGAAGTTGCTGCTCAAAGATTTTACGGAAGAGCAATTAAATTCAAAAATAGTTCTTTAAATTCTCGCTATTTTAAAAAAATTAAATCAATAGCTAATCAATTTGATGGTATCAAGAAAGAATTTGATTTATATTATGAAGATAATAATATCGTCAAAACCGAACAAAATGAAAATTTAATTGTAACTCTTAATGGTGTTATTCAAAATGCTAAGTCTTCGGCAGACACTCAGTTTGGCAATTCATATTATATTTTAAGATCAGAAGATCTTAATGTAACAGATAAGATTGTTTTTTCTTCCGCTCCTATAGATCAAGAAGATCCATATGTTAACGATGTTCCCTCTGAACTAAAAGGAAATGAAAAGTGTTTTATTTACACAATTGGCAATTACGAAAGATTTACGATTGAAAATAAACTGATTGAATTTAGAGGTGGTGGTCCATACTTAATTTTAGATGAAATAGAAAATCGAGTAAAGAAAATTGATGAGCCACTATATGCTTTTGTTATTATTGATGGTGTTTTACAAAGAGAGGGAGATGCCTATCAAATTGTAGGACCTAATATTACATTCACAAATCCTCTTCAAAAATATATTTCTGAATCTGGCGAAATAATTTATCAACAAGTTTCTATTATATTGGCTTATGGAAGAGATCTTCCAAAAACATTAACGTTCTATGATTTTGAGCCAGATACTTACTATAATTCAATTAATCTAACGATTGTTGGCAATAACGTTTATCAGACGTTTAGTGATTTATATACATTTTTATCTACCGATAAAATTATTTTAAATGAAGGAGAAAATACATTAGGTTATATACGAGGATATAATAAAATATCAAATGACGAAATTATTGTATATTTGATAAATCATAATTTATCTGATACTATAGATTTGTCGGATCCTGATTTAAAAATTATAAACACCGAAGAATTTACAGAATCTGTTATTTTAGTTGAACAATTAGATACAGCTAGTTATAATTATGATGTTGCTTTTCCTGTCGATGTAAATGATTGGGTTGTCACCAATCCAGCAAATCCAACACAAAATTTGGCTTCTTCTACAATAACACTTAGACAAGGAAACACAGTATCATTTAATGTAAATTCTGATGGAAGACCTTTCTATATTTTAGATAGGTTAGAACCACAAAATATTGAGACTACCCCATATAATATTTCATATAATGGAACTTCATTTATTGATGTAGGAAGACCTACAGATCCAAATCCAATTATTTTTATTGCTGCCTATAATACATTAGATTTAAATATCACTTCTCCAAGTTCTGTATCTATTGTTAAAGACGATGGATTTGGAAATAAAATCGCTGTAACAGAAAATATTACCAATAATGGAGAATCTACAGGAACAATTTCTTGGATTGTTCCAAACGATACTACATCTTTATATTATTATCAATTAGATTCAAATCCTTCTGTTTTTGGAAGAATTTTTGTTACTGATTACACAGGAACATATTACAACCAAAACTATGAGGTCGATCCTGTTCAAAATAATGGATCTTTTAACAATATTATTACTTGGGAATTATCGGCATCCACAAATATACAAAAATATTATTATGTCGATGTTTTTGGTCCTTATTATGGAGAAATTAATGTATTGTCAAGTGATCCAGTTTTTGTTCCCCAAGTAACTACACAATATAAAGAGTATCCATTAAACAATGTAGATTCTATTGAGTATAGTTACGAAGTTGATTCTGAAGGAACTAGAATATTAAAAAGAAATATTCCAGCTTGGTTGTTTGATACTAAATTAGGCGATGATGCTTGGTTGGAAAAAAATGTATTAAATGCTAATTTATATCCTGGAGATAAAATTCAAATTGATGGAGAATTTGATTACCGTGAAATAGTATCTTTGCCTAATTTTGTTAACACACGAAATTACAATCCGTCAGAATATATTTCAAATCAGATTTATACTAAAGTAAGGTCTACAAATTATGAAGGCATTACAAGGGGCGAAGGATTAAGTATTACTGCTAATGTAGATTTTGAAGATGGCTCAATTAGTTCCTTGAATGTTTCAGATATTGAATATAATAAGAGAGATTTACAACTTTATTTTGAGAAGGGTGTTTTATTACAACCAACAGCGTATCAATATTACACAACACCAAAAGTTTACTTTATTCCAGTTGACGGAAATGGCGGAGGAGCTAAGGCCGAGGTAATAGCTTACGGGGGCCAAATACTTGATATTGTATTAATTGATGGGGGTTCTGGGTATACTCAACCGCCCAAGGTTGTTGTAGCTAGAGGATATAATAGAATTAAACAATTTGGTAGAAAAATTGATTCATCAACTGTACTAAACATTTCTTCTAGTGTAACTATTACAACTGAGTATAGTACAATTTCTACTATAACTATTTCTGGTGATGGTCCAGCAGCAATCGGAGTCTTTTCTCTTATTACTCTCAGTGGGTTAGTAGATAATCAAGAATTACAAAGATTTGTTACTCAAATTATAACACCAAAGCCAAAAATTTTGGCAACTGCTCAGAAAAAATTTGATACAGAAATTTTAATTGATTCGAAAACTTTGATTGCTGAGGCTCTTCAATATACAGTATCAAGAGAAATTACTTCTATTATTGATATTCCAGCAGATATTGTTTCTTCTTCCACAATATCTTCTATTGATAAAGAAATTACTTTAAACATTAATAAAATTTTAAATAATGCTATTATTGAAATTCCTTCCGATGCTACAAATGATATTGGTGCTTTCTTAGACGCCCCATTATCTTTAACAGATACTATTGTTTATATTCCTGATACCAGAAGATTCCCTGATGCTAGTAGGCTTCTTATCGGCAAGGAAATTGTTAGATATGCTAAAAAGCTTTCTGATCGTTTTCTTGGAGTGGAGAGAGGAGCTGCTGGAACAACAGCAATAACTCACCAAGCTGGTGATTATTTGAGACATTTACCAGAACTAATTTCTATAGTTCCTGTTGGACCTACAACTATATTTACTACCGAAGTTACTTCTACGGTCATTCCACAACCTACTGTATTAATACAATCAATTTCATTAATTGCTGAAGTAAATGTAGTAGAGGATGTTTCGAGAGAAATTAATACTCAACATAACTTTGAAATACCTAATGTAAAAGAAATTGATGTTATTAAGGAAATAATTATAATTCCCCCAACATCATATAATATTGTCACAAATATTTACTCGACTCAAAGTTATGTTTCTACACTTGCTGAAGCAGGAGTATTAAATGTATCGAATGCTGTTAATGTTCAAATGTCTGGTGAGACAGACAAAGAAATTACAACAGTACAATCGATTAACTTAGAATTAGATATAATTACTTCTTCCACAATTACAACAGAAGTTGATTATACCTTTAGCTCTGTATCTAGTGTACTTAGCACTTCTTTAGTAACTAGCGATAGATTAATTACAAACTTTGTTAATATTGGTTTAGATAACACTAATTTAGTGGAATCAACTAATATTACTATATTAGCAGCAAATGCTTTATCTGTAGTATCTACATTAACTACTATTTTATCTGATCCTATTTCTAGGGAAATAAAATTAAATCATAATTTATATGCTGATAATACATATATTCAATCGTCTAATACAATTACAACTGAATTAGACGTTCCATTAACTGTATACACATTATCAAATCTATTATCTTCTAAGTTAGCTAAAAATGCTGATGTAACTAGGTTCTATAAAACAGGAACTTTAGATTATTATTTGGAATCAATTATATTAGATAATGTTATTCTTACAAGAACAGGAGAAGTAATTTTAGAAGATCCTATAAATGAAGTATTGACCAGAAACAGCGGAATAGTAGAAGTACAAAATAAAGCTATTATAATTGATGAATTTTATACTTCATATTATTCAATAAATGCTGGATTTAATTTTGGAACATACGAAGGAAATAGATTTGTTGACACTGGTTTGCTATCTACTGCCAATACAATTGAAGAACTTTCAATGATGTATCCATTAGTTACTATAAATGATTTTATAGAAAGAGAAAATTCAGCAATTACTTTATCTGGAGATCGTTTTAATTTAGCAATACCAACAATTCAAAATCCAGTTGTATTATCTGTTTCAACTGATCTTTCAGTAACAAATATTTTAACTGTAGTTGGCAATACTTCTAAGTTCCCGACAAATGGCCGATTATTCCAAGGTTCTTCTACTCAATACACTGTTATTTCCTATACAGGAAAAACTTCAACATCCTTTACTGGTTGTACAGTAATATCTGGATCTAATGTTATAGATTCAGGAAATGATGTCATTCCTTACTCGGTTTGATATAAATATAAATAAATCAGACAAATAATTTCAATAGAGAGATTCTTCAATGGCTGCTATTATTTCAGATAAGTTTAGAATTTTTAATGCTAAACAGTTTCTAGAATCTCTTTCGGAAGGCAGTACAGACACCAGCGCCGAAAGAACTAGAATGTATTTTTTTGTAGGTCGTCCTCAGCGTTGGGATGCTTACCTAGAAGTTTATAACAAAAATGCCACCGCTTTTGTTGATGGCGATGAGGTTTATGTTGGCTCTTCTTATGGCGCTGCCACATTCAAAGCAGTTGTAAGAAAAGTATACGAAAATAGCCTTTTACTTTATAGCATTGGACCTACCGTTAGCTCTGCTCCTGCTGTAGGTTCTACACTAAAAGGTTGGAATGGTGTTGCTGATACTGGTGCCCAAGCTTTAACTGGGGTATATCGTTACGCTACGGAAGATGTTCCCCCAGTACCACTAGACAACCAAAAAGAAAAGTATGATGTCTATGATGACATTATTGCTGCTAAAAGAGTTACTTCGGAATTTGCTAGAACTGTAATTAGACGTTATAACTGGGATTTGGTTGCCAATCCTAAGTTTGACATGTGGAAACCTGACTATTCTGCTACCCCAGGTAGTGGTGGTCTAATTGGTAAGGCTTCAGCTACTGGTGCTACTTCTATTGCTGATGCTAAGTTCTATGTAATTAACTCAAATTACGAAGTATTTAAGTGTTTATATAATGGTGAAACTCCAGCAAACACAACTGGCCAAAACGCTACAAACGAACCAAAAACAACTCCTTCAGCTGGCCAAGGCACTTATAGTGGTGGTTTATTCACCGAAGAGGCGGGAACCGCTGGCTATGTTTGGAAGTACATGTACACCATCCCAACTGATGACGTACTACGTTTCCTATCAACTGACTTTATGCCTATCGTAGCTCCTACAGAGCCTTCTAGAGTTGCTGTAGAAGCTGGTGCCGTAAATGGTGCTGTACATGTTGCTCTAATTGAAAATGCTGGAGCTAACCTCCCAACTGGAACACACTTTGCTCCTATTATTGGCGATGGTTCTGGTGGTAAAGTTACATTAGTAGTTAGTGGCGGTGCTGTAACTAGCGTATCAGTAGTTGATGCTGGCACTGGATATACTTATGCTTCAGTTCCTTTAAAAACTGGTACTGGTTCTGGAGCTACTGCTTATGGATTATTCAGCGATAGTGCTTTAACAGCTTCTGTGAGCGTTGGTGGCACTGCTACTGGCGCTCTAGAGCCTATCATTTCACCTCAGGGTGGTCATGGTTCTGACATGGAAATGGAGCTTAACGGAAAGCGTGTAATGACAAACATTCGTTTGACTTATGCCGAAGGAAATGGCGATTTCCCTGTAGATAACGACTTCCGTAGAATTGGTATTATCAAGGATCCATATGCTTTTGGTACTACTACTTTTGCTACCACTTCGACTCTGAGTGGTGTACGTGCTCTTAAAATTACTGGGGCTACGGCTGATTATCAATCTGACGAAGTTATTTCACAGACTGTTACTGGTGGCACTGCTTTTGGTACTGTAGTTTCTTGGACATTGGATTCTGGAAGCACCACATCAGGTGTTCTTAAGTATATCCAATCCCCTGATTTACATACCGATAATGGAGTAGTAAGAGCATTTGAATCAAATGGTGCTAATGCTGTAACTGGTGTTTCTTCTCTATCTTCTGGTAATGTAGATACAGCTAACAATGCTGTTCTTGCTGGTGTAACTTTTGCTTCTGGTGTTGCTACTCCAGAAATCGAAAACAATTCTGGCGAAATTATCTACGTAGAAAACAGAAGACTCATCACAAGAGCCCCTGACCAAATCGAAGATATCAAGCTAGTTATTGAGTTCTGATTTATACATTTTACCCTTCTAAATAATACTACGAGATACTAGTATAATGTCGGGGTAAAATGCCACAGAAGACAAATCTTAATGTAGCGCCATATTATGACGATTTTGATCCTTCAAAGAATTTTTATAAAGTTCTTTTTAGACCTGGATATTCAATTCAGACGAGGGAGTTAACCTCCCTCCAGTCTATTCTTCAAAATCAAATTGAGAATTACGGAAAGTTTCAATTTAAGCAAGGGGAATTAGTAATTCCAGGTGAAGTTGGTTTAAACAACAAACTAAACTATGTTAAATTGTCTTCTGTATCTGAAGTTGCTGTTAACGAGAATGGCAATATTGTATACAAAAAATATGATATTAAACAATTAATTGGCTCCGAATTAAGAGGCATTAATTCGGGCGTGGTTGCTTCTGTTATCGAAACTTCTTATGGTTCAGAAACAGAAGCAGATACAATTTTTGTCAATTATTTAACAAGTGGTGACGCCAATAACGAAACTACTTTTAGACAAGGAGAAACTCTAGAAGTTGTTGGTGGCGTAAATACTCCTTTACTAGTTGTAGGAACAGATGGTAGTGTTCTTCCAACTAGTATTTTTGTAACTAATCCCATCACAGAAGAAACAACTAGTCTACAAAGCCCTGCTATGGGCTTTGCTTCTGCTGTGGAAGTAAACCAGGGTGTGTATTTTGTAAATGGATATTTTGTACAAAATAAAACTCAAATATCAATTATTGACAAATATTACGATAAACCATCAGCAAAAGTTGGTTTTGTAATCAAAGAATCTATTGTAACTCCAGAAGAAGATGCCTCTTTGTATGATAATTCCAGAGGATATTCTAATTTTTCTTCTCCTGGAGCACATAGATTAAAAATAGATTTAGAGCTACAAAAATTTGATTATCTAGCTCAAACGGATAAAAACTTTATTCAATTACTTCAAATTAATTCTGGAGTAATTGAAAAGCAAATTAAACCTGCTGATTATACATTATTAGAAGAAACTCTCGCCAGAAGAACTTATGATGAATCTGGTGATTATGTTGTAGATAATTTTGCTTTTGATGTAAGAGAATACTACCAAAAAGATAACAACAATGGAATTTATAAATTAAATTCTACAACTAATAAAGTAAATGATCTAGAGCCTTCGGAAGCTTTAGCTAAAATGATTCTTGGTGTAGGTTCTGGAAAAGCTTACGTAAAAGGATTTGAAATTGTAAACAAAGAAACTAAAAATATTACTGTTGACAAAGCTAGAGATACTATAGTTAGAGATAATGTAACTATTAAAACTAAAGGATTATCTCAATTTAAAATTACTAATTTATATGGCACTGTTCCGTTAAACACGATTGGCGATGAAATTACTTCAACGCCAAACATTCTATTAAATTCTGTTTTTAATGATGGAACTATTGGTTTAAATAACGAAGAATCTTCTTTATATTTTAAACAAACTAAAAATAGAAGATCTATTCCTTTCACCTTAAGTGATGCTATTAAAACTATTTACGTACAAGTAACAGGAGAACTTCCCTCTCTGGAAACTGATTTTCCAACTAGACTTTGGTTTATTAAAACCAGAAGTGGTGGACTAGCATCAACTGTTGATTATGCTGATGTTATTGGTCATTCGGTGGTTAGAAGACCAGAAGTTTCCGAATCAAGCGGTCAATTTTATATTGAATTTACTGTTGTAGGAGAAAAAGCGTTACTAGATTCTTATTTTCTTGAATATGATGAAGGCAGTCCTTCGAAAAAAAGATTTTTATATTTAACTGAAGTAGAAGCATTATCAAATTCAGGTCAATCAGTTTATGGATTAATTGTTGACTACAACGAAACTATTACCCCAATTATTGGTATTGCCAAACCAAAGGATTTTTCATTGGTAAAAAGAGCATCTGGGTTTAACGACGATACTGATATTATTATTTCCAAGGGAAGGACTGGTTCTAACACCAGACCTTACGATGCTACATTTAATTTTTCTTATTTTAATCCTGTATTTTTCACTAAAATTAAAACTGATACATTAGTAGATACTGGGTTTACTACAGGCAAATATATCATTGGCAGAACTAGTGGTGCTTATGGTGTTATTGAATCAGATACAACAGCAAATTATACTTTTGGTAATACATTATTTGTAACCACATTATCTGGTACATTTGTTTCAGGAGAAACAATTCTTGATGAAGATGGTAACTCACTTAAAATTGCTAAAGATAATACAATTTCTCACTTTATTGTTACTAATGGAGGAAATTCATATCCATCAACTTCAAAAATTGTTGTAAATGGACAAGAAATTGATCAATCGAAAGTATTAGTAAAAGAATACGGAGGGACAATTTATTCAGTTTCTATCGTCGATAGAAATGGACTTTCCTCAACTTATTCATCTCCACCCATAGTTACAGTAACCCCAGCACCATCTATATCAACAAATGCTGCTACAGTAGTTCCAGTTTTAAATAAAAATTCTGTTTTAACTTACACGCCACAAAATATTAAATCATTTTCTTCGACATACAATAATTACAAATTCACTGCTGATATTGACGTTTCAAATACAGAATATTCTACATATACTCAAATAACAGATTTCACTTTCTTTGGATATAGAGGAAGAAAATATATTGAGTGTAATGGTTTTGGTGCTAATTTATCCAAGGATTTAGTTCAAGGTGATCTTATTCAATTCACCGATGTGAATAACAATGTGATTAGAAATATTGTTCAGTACGTAACTGATCCAGAAGGAATTATCAAATCTAGAATTTATCTAGATTATGCTCTTCCAGATGATATTAGTAATGCTTCTATTATTAGACTAAGACCAAACATTCAAAATGCTAATAGTTCCACATTAGTATTTCCAACAGGCTCTAAGCAAGTTGGTTCTTTAATTAAAGATACTAGTGATACAAAATTCAAGTATTATGTGAGAAAAGATTTTATTACTGATCTTTCTTCCAGTGGTGGAAATATAACATTTACTGCTCAATTACCAATAGGAACACAAAGGTTTGTAAACTTTAACGAAAATAATTATATTGTAACTGTTTTAGATAGAGGTTCTTCTACTGTAGTTGATAATGGTGATATTGTTTACATTTCTCCAGATAATGTAAGTATTATTCAATCGGAAATTAGTGCTAATCAAGTTTCTGCTGGAGCTTTTGTAATTAATTTACCAACAAATTACTTTGGGGATATTCCTCTAGGTGGCACATTTCCCAAACTTAAGTTAACTGCTACTATCGAAATTGATAAAGCAAGACCTAGATTAAAAACTGCTATAAGAAATAAAAGAGTTGTAGTGATTTCTAGTGGAGATAGAGTAATTCCTTTGAGGGGGCAGGATTATGACGGAGAAACCATTGAAACTTTCTCATATTCAGATGCTTACAAATTAAGATATATTTACGAAGGCACAACAACAAACCCACCTAATGTGGATGCCAATGGCAACCTAGTAAGTGGTACTGACATTACATACAAATTTACTTTTGATGATGGTCAAAGAGATACTTTCTACGATGTTTCTAGAATTGTATTGAAGCCTGGTTTTGATCCCCCAACTGGACAATTGGTAGTTGCGTTTGATTATTTTGAACATTCACAAGGAGATTTTTGTACTGTAGATTCTTATCTACACGAAGCTGGAGTTTCTGTAGATGAAATTCCACTATTCAATTCTTCTGTTAATGGCGTAATTTCACTCAAGGATGCTATTGATTTTAGACCAAAAGTAGACAGTGAAACTACCGTCACTGGTTTCCAAGACATTTCAATTTTATCCAATCCAAACGGAAGAGATTATGTAAACTTTGTTGGATCTGGTGGTGTAACTTCCTTAACCCCAGCATCCGATAGTAATTTAGAATATACAGTTTCATTTACAGAAACTCAGTACTTAGATCGTATTGATGGTGTATTCTTAACTAAGAAAGGTGATTTTATCGTAAAACAAGGCAATTCTTCATTAAATCCATCGAAACCAGATCCTGTTGATGATGCTATTGCTTTATGCTATCTTCATATTCCTGCTTACACAAATAACAGTAAAGATGTAAGAATTATCCCTGTTAACAATAGACGTTATACAATGAAGGATATTGGAAAGCTTGAGAAAAGAATTGAAAGACTAGAATATTATACTACTTTAAGTATCCTTGAGCAGCAAGCATTAAATATGCAAGTTAAGGATGAAATTGGTTTAGATAGATTTAAGAGCGGTTTTATTGTAGATAACTTTGAAGCTCATAAAGTAGGCAATCTATCTTCCATTGATTATAGATGTGCTATTGACTCACAGCAATCTGTATTAAGACCACAAACAAAAGAAGATTGTTTTGGTTTAGTTGAAGTTAATACGAGAACTGATCAAAGAAGTGTTGCTGGATATGTTAATAATAATGGAGTGATCACTCTTCCATTCAAGAGCTTAAAATTTTTAGGCAATGATAATGCTACAAAAACTTTAAATCCAAATCCATTTGTTGTAATTCAATATGTTGGAGAGGGGTCGCTTTCTCCCACTATAGATCAATGGTATGACACAACTGTAGCTCCATTAGTAAACGATACGAACACAAAATTAAATACAATTTTCTTAGCCAAAGAAGATGTAAAAGAATCATTTGCTAGTTTACACAATTCATTTATTGTTAATTGGACAGGAACTAATAAATCTTTCTACAATATTGAATCACTTGCCAATATTAATAGTGAAGAAATTCAATCATCTGTAACAAATGCTTTAGTTGCTAGCTCTTCAAATGTAAGCACACAAAACAACGAATTAGCTAAAGGAGTAAACTCAAAAACAGTAAACGAAACTAGTGTTTCTACTGAATTACAATTCTTTGCTAGATCTATTCCTGTAAAATTTGTTGTCAATAGATTAAAACCAAATACCAAAGTTTACGTCTTTATGGACAATAGAGATATTGGTAAGTGGATTGTTCCTGATACTAGGTTTACTGGTGTACCTGGAAATTCTTTATCTACATTTAATTCTCCTTTAGTAACTGACATTAATGGAAATTTGAGTGGTATTATATTGATTCCTGCTGGCAAAGCACCAACTGAAAATAGCAGATGGACTGGTAATCCAGACACAATTTCTTATGACGAAAATTCAGAAGAAATTAGATTTGTTGCTGGAGCTAAAACAATTAGATTTACTTCGAGTTCTTCAAACGAAATTAAAGAAAATGTAGATACTTATGCTGATGTTAAATTCTATGCTACTGGTGTAATTCCACAAAATCCTCCTTCTATTGTATCTACAGAAACAGCATTCTTTAAAGCAAACGAAGGAGTTCAGCTTGTTAATAGCAATACTGATTTAGAAATTAAACCAAATCCTCTAGCTCAAACTATTAAAATTGAAAATTACGAGGGGGGTATATTTGTTACTGGCGTTGATTTATATTTTGCCAAGAAGAGTTCTTCGATTCCAATTAGAACTTATTTGACTAACGTTGATACTGGTAAGCCTGGAAAATATATTGTTCCTGGATCTGAATGTACTCTAAGACCAGAAACTTTATTAAAAATTTACGTAACAGGAGATGTAGAAACTATCTCCATTAAAAAATCTGAATTCGTCAATGGAAAAAATTCCAACGCTAGTGGACCTGTTTTAAAAGTATTTGATAAAAATAATATTCAAATTGGAGACGAAACATCAACAACTTTTGAATTAAATAAAGAACAAGTATATACTTTAATTTTAGAAAATCATAATGGAGTATCATTTGTACAAAATGAACAATTAATTATACCTTCTATTCGAGAGTATAATGCCAGAAACAATACTAATGTGTCTGTGTTTATAGCTAAGGATTCTGGAAAAGTTGTTGACTTAAAAGTGACTCAGGTGGGCGAAAATTATACAAGTGCTACTATTATTATTGAAAGTCCTCAATTGCCAGGTGGCAGTACAGCCACGGGTACAGTTGATGTTTCTGAAGGAAAAATTTATAACACAAACTTATCATTAACTGGTAGGGGATATACCGAAGCCCCGTCAGTTGTTATTAGAGGCGTCGGTACGGGCTCAGGAGGAGCTGTAATCGAGTCAGTAATTGAGATTGATGCCCCAGCGGTTTCAATGGGTGTAGCTGTCGATAGAGACGGTGTGACACCATCTACTGTTCCTACTAGATTTAATTTTAAATATCCAGTTTACTTACAAAATAACACAGAGTATGCTTTAAACGTTGAAACAGATTCTATTGAATATGAGTTGTGGGCTTCTAAGTTGGGAGAAACTGAAATTTCTACTAGCAACGTAGTTTCCGCTCAACCTTCATTAGGATCAGTGTACAAATCACAAAACACAGACAACTGGACGGAAGATTTATTTGAAGATATTAAATTTAACCTTTATAAAGCAGAATTTGATACCTCAAGAAATGCCGAGCTTTTGGTGACAAATGAAAACCTAGGTTACGAGCTTCTAGATACTTCTCCATTTGAAACTAGTGTAAGGTCTGCTACTAATGCTACTTCATCATTATTTAAAAATAATAATTCTATTATTAAAGTATCTCACAGAGATAATGGATTTGAAGATAAAGGAAAATCTTACGTATTCTTTAAAAATTGTGAAGACGTTGGCGGTATTTCATCGGTAAGTTTAAATAGTGAATTATTCAAAATTACTAATTCGGGTATCGATACATACAATATTGTGGGTCCTAATAGAGCTGGGGCTAGCGTTTTGGGGGGAGGAAATAAAGTTCTCGCTTCTTATAATAGAAAATTCGAAAAACTTTATGCTCAGGTAGCATTTTTAAAACTAGATGGCACTAATGTAGAATCTTTTGTCAAGACAACTAACATTGTTCCTGTAGATTCAAACACCACTAATTATGTTTCATATTCTCAAACAGATTTTGAAAAGACTTTTATTAACGAAGAGCAGTTTTTCACTAATCAAAAAATATTATCATCCAGAATTAACGAAACATTAAATCAAATTGATAGATCTCTCACATATAAATTTATTTTATCTTCTTCCAATTCTAATATTTCTCCTGTTATTGATTTAAGATTATCTTCGGTAAAAACTCAATCTTCTCGTGTAGAAAATTCTACTGGGTTTGAAAATAGATATGGAAAAAGAAATCAAATATTGCGTTTCTTACCTTTATACAATTTATCTTTAAACATTGTAGGAACAGCTGGTCAGCTTGGACAAAACCAAACTTTGGTGGGAACAACATCTAAAGCAGAAGGTACAATTGTTCAAATTACTAACAGCGTTGTTTTAATTAGATTAAAAACCAAAACTCCGTTTATTCAAAATGAAACTGCCACATTAATTGGTTCTGATGGGATTATAATTGATACAATAAATATTACAATTTCGGCAATTTCTGAGCTAGAGTTTAACTTTAGTGAAAATTCTAACGTAATTGCTTATTATCCACAAAATGTAAACGTAGATTATTCAAACAAAATTAACGGTAGAGTAATTATTTGGGATTCCAAAGATAAAGAAATGATTGTTGAAAATTCATATGCTCCAATTAATAATGATTATACTAGTAAAATTACTAAAGATAGTCCTTTTGTTAGACAAGAAAATTCAGCAAATCAAACTCCAGATATTTTTAGAGTTGGCGATATTTTAAGATCTTCTGACGAAAAATATGTGGAAGTTGCTTCCATGGAATTTACTACTGGAGTTGATTATGTTAAAGAAACTGATGCTAAGAATAGCTCCGCTGTTTCTAAATATGTCACTAAAGAAGTTTCGATCAATTCTCCAGGAACTTCTATTGATGTTAGATTAACGATTAATTTAAAAGATACGGAAAATGTTAAAGTTTTGTATAAAATTAAAGAAACATCGGCTCAATCTAATTTTGATGACATTAATTGGAATTATTTCAATGTAGATGGCAATCCTGATAATGATGATTTAGCTACAGTATCTAATTCAATTTCTGGGCAATTTGAAAAGCAATCATTCTATCAAGAATTTAAATATAGTGCTAATAATTTACCAGAATTTACATCATTTGCTATTAAAATTGTTATGAAAACTGAAGACCCAGCTTATATTCCGAAGATTCAAGATCTTCGTGCCGTTGCTTCATACTGATGAAATACATTTCTGTAGAGGGGCATCCAAGTTTAGTTAGAGACATGACTACTGGGGCGATCATAAGTAAAGAACGCCCCACAAAAAAATTGTCAACAGAATTTAATGTCATGAGAGATGACATAAATACTTTGAAGGAAGAAATATCTGAAATCAAACAGCTTCTCAGAGAGATAATAAGAAATGGCAGTTCTTAGATCCGTTGCTAAAACAGACACATTTGAAACTCAAAGGCAAAAGATTAATTTAATTGCTCAAGATGTGTATGATTATACATCGGGACAATCTAGCATTACTGTTTTTAAAACAGAATATGCTGATGGATCTTTAACTTCGCCATCATTGACATTTGAATCTGATATTACTTTAGGAATTTACAAAGATGGCGCTCAACGTCTAGGTTTTGCTGGTGGTGGAAAACCTGTTTTATCATTATCCCCCACTGGATCATATTTTGCTCAAAATTTATACACTGAAAAAAGATCTTTATCAACAGCAAATATACAAATTACTAATAATGGATCTGGATATGCTGAAGGAACTTATTCAGATATAAATGTTTTGGGTGGTACAGGAACGGGAGCAAAAGCTACCATTACCGTAGATGTCAATGGATCTGTTTCTGATGTAATTATTACTGATGGCGGTTATAGTTATGTAATTGGTGATGATCTAACTGTTGCTCCTCAAGGAATATCGAATGATCCCACGGGAAGAGTAGTCGAATTAAGTTTAATAACCAGTGGGCAAACTTATGTTTCTGGTTTAAATGTACCTACGACTGGCGGATCTGGAACTGGTCTAACAGTAGATATTACTGCTTCAGTAAATGGAGTTCCTGAACAGATTGGATTTTTAAATGGAACAGAAGGATATGTTACTACACAGAACGTATCTACCACTGGTGGATTAGGTTCTGGTCTTACTCTAGATATTGTTGCCTCAACGGGAGGTATTATTGGAACTATAGAAAATATAATTCCTGGTTCTAATTATTTTGATGGAGTTTATAGTCCCACAGGAGGAAATGGAACTGGGGCATCAGTTTCAATTTCTGTACTAAATGCTGGAGAAATCGATCAACTTAGTTTAACTTCGGTTGGTTCTGGATACACCACATCAACAACAACTGTAAGCGGTGGATTTGGCAATAATGCTACGATAGATATTATAGCAGAACCACAAAATGTTGTTTCTTCTTTTAATGTAGATAATGTTGGTAGCGTTTACACTCCAGGAACATATACAAATCAACCAACAAATCCCTTAGATTTCTTATCAACTGGGGTTGGTTTAACTTTTGATTACGTGGTTGATGCTGGAGGAATTCCATCAAATATAACTATAAATTCTGGTGGTAGTGGATATGTTCAAGGAGAACTTGTGTCTATTCCTGGTTCTCAGGCATTAGATCCAGAGACTGGAGAGCCAGCGCCAGATGATGTTATATTATCTATATCTTCGGTTACTCCTGGAGGTGAGATTTCTTCAGTTATTATTAATTCAGGGGGAGTTGAGTATCAAGTAAATGATATTTTAACTATTGATGGGGGTACTGGAGGCACAGCAACAGTAACATCTGTTTTGGGTGGCACTATTTCAGGTATTAATATTGTAAACGGCGGGCAAAATTATGAAATTGGTGACGTATTAACAATTCCTGATGGTACGGGAGGTCAATTTTCTGTATCTGGAGTAACTGGCGGAGAAGTAACTTCGGCAGTAATTAATACTCCTGGATCGGGATATTCAATCAATGATTTAATTACTATTGGAAGTGGAACCGCCACTATTGTAATTACCGAAATCGGTGGTGGCAATATTACTAATATTGAAATAAATGATCCTGGAACAGGATATGATGTAGAAGATGTAATTGTAATATCTGGTGTTAATAATATTGCTGACCAAGCAACATATGAAATTATAGATACGAGTGATGGTAGTGGATTTATATTCACAGCAACTGGTATATCTGTAACAAATCCAGTAAAAGTAGAAGTTTTAACTGGAGATGTCGAGGCAGTATCATTTACAGGAACATCTGGGTTTATTGATAATATTGCTTCAGATGTAATCGTAACAGACACATTATCAGCAATAACAGATATTTCAACACCAAAATTATCATCATCAAATATTTTAGAATTTGATGTAGTTAACGATATTAATATCAATACAAGTAGAATTAATATTATTGATAATAATGCCACAACCTTATCAATTGAATCTTCTAACGGTAATCTAACTACCAACGGTGAAGTTAAATGTCTTGATGGATTAAATGTAAATGATATTACAACTATTGTAGATAATACAATTTCTACTCTTTTAGAAACTCCATTAATTTTAAAGCCCTCCCCAGGAAAAAATATAAAGCTCGATTCTAACAGAGCACTAATTGTTCCTGTAGGTTCTCAGGTACAAAGACCACAGCTAGATGCTGAAACTGGAGCTATTAGATTTAATACTGATACCAGACAATTTGAAGGTTACGATGGCGACACAAATGTTTGGTCTAGCTTAGGAAGTGTTAGAGATACTGATGGCAATACATATTTGCTTGCCGAATCTTCTGTAGGAGCAAATGATAATGTATTTTATTTCTATAATAATAATACAAATACATTAAACATCACAGAAAATGAACTAGTTTTTGAAGGTATAAATTCCATAGTTTCTTCTAATGGTTCTCTTAATTTAAATAATACTTCATTAAGTGTAAATCAAAATTTAACTTTTACTTCAAATTTAATAGCAACCCAATCATCTGGGTTAACAATCAGACCCTCTGTGGGCACTAATGTAGTTGTTGATTCTCAGTCATGTTTAGTTATTCCTTTTGGAACAACTGGACAACGAGGTTCAGCAACAACTGGAGCTATTAGATTTAATACAAGCAATCAACAATTTGAAGGTTATGGATTAACTGCTTGGAGTAGTTTAGGTGGCGTAAGAGACGTTGATGGCAACACGTATATTATTCCAGAAACTTCAGCTGGATCTAACGAAAATATTTTATATTTTTACAATAATAACTTTAATTCATTACAGTTAGATCAGGATAAACTTGAATTTAGATCTGCTAATACTATATCATCAATTGATATAGTTGGTGTTCAAAAATGGGAGCCTGCTACAGTTTATGAGGAAAATAATTTAGTATATAATGAAACTAATGTTTATAGAATAACGACAAACTTAACTTCTGGTGGTGCTGGTCCTACACATACAACAGGAACTACAAATGATTATGAATTTATTAGAACTATTTACGGTAATTTGACATTTAATAATATTAATAACGTTAATATTAATAGTGTAGTAAATGTAAACAACAAATTAAAACTTACGGATAGTGATATTTCTAGCGTAACAGAAGATATTACTATTACTCCATTTACTGGAAAATTAGTTAAAGTTAACTCAACTACTTCGTTTGTTCTTCCTGTAGGAAATAGTTCAAATAGAGGAATTCCTCAAGCTGGTGCTGTTAGATTTAATACAGCAACAACACAATACGAAGGATATAACGGCACTGCTTGGACAAGTTTAGGTGGTGTAAGAGACGTTGATGGTAATACCTATATTATCCCAGAATCATCATCTGGAGCTAATGAAAACATCTTATATTTTTATAATGACGGAGACAATACTTTACGTGTTACAAAAACAGCACTAACATTCCAAACAGCAAATACTATAACATCAAATAATAATATCCTAAACATTAATGTCGATGGTGTCAGATACTCCAGTGATACCTTTGGTATTGATTCGACAAGTTCTACAATAACAAAGCTTTATTCTGGCAAAAATAATTTAGATATCGGATTAAAATCTGGTGTTACTAATGATGCTTTACTAAGATTAAGTGCTACTGGTGATATCTACGTAAATAAAACTTTTACTGAAGGTTCTTATACAGGAGAGAAAATTTTAGATAGAACTTTAACTTATTTTGGTTTGGCAAATGTTGTATTAGAAACTAATAAATTTACTTTATTAAAAGGAACTAATAATTTTAATTCTTATGTTTTATATGATCCTGATTTAGCTTCTGCTTGTAAGTTAACTATTATAGCTGTTGATTTATCAACTTACGAAAAACATATGGTTGATTATAATATTATTGCTAACGGAGCAAACATATATAACATAGAGTACGAAAGCTTACTTTCGGGAAATCTTTTATACGACGCTACTTTTGATTTCGATTCTAATGGAGATGTTAGACTAACAACTACATTAGATAATGCTATTTCCGATGGTTCCAGTATAGAATTTACTATTTTAAAAACCTTTATTAGATAATACAAATGCCAGTAGATACAAAAACTTTTAATTCAGAAGGTGGGTTTGGAGTAAAACAAACCACTATTATTTCTGATAATTATGATCTTCAAAATGTTAACTCGTTTGAATTAAAAAATGTTAATTATACAGACACGAAAAAATCTGATTTTATTTTAAAAGCATTAAATACTGCTATTTTATCTAAAAGTAGTACACAAAATTCTTATATTCAATTAGAAAATAATACAGTAAATTTTATTACCGCTAATATAATTGCTGTTGGGCAAAATGGTATAGGAATTTACTCTACTAAAATAGAAACAACAGTTAAATGTGCCTCTAATGGTGATGTTTCTACTTTAGCATCTTTAAATACAATTATTAGAGATGATGTTCCATTAGGACAAACTTGGTCAGTAGAAAATTACGATACTGGTAACGCTGGTGAGTTTAGTTTTAGCGTAGAAGCTAATGGAGCAACTGGCGTTGTTAAGTGGATTTCTAACATACAAGTTGTATCAGTTTCTTGGTAAGACCTGATAAATAGTAATAATAAATTCCTGTAATAACAACAATTCTTGGAAGAGATACAATCATGGGATTAGAATTTAATTCTGATAAGCAATACATCAAATCTGATTCGCCTAATATTATTGGTAGCGATAATTTTATAATTAGATCGGGTCAAGGATCTGATGAAAAGGAAGTTTTTAGAGCTTTAATTGATTCAACTACCAAATTACCAAGAATTGGTGTTAATAGAACAGGAAGTCGTGTAGATAATATTAATGTCACTGCCCAAGGAACGGGGTATACTTCCCCCCCTTTAGTAATTATAGATCCTCCGCCCGCTGGTATCGGTTCTATTCAAGCTACCGCCAGCACAATTTTATCTAACGGTAGAGTTATAGCTGTTATTGTATCTAATCCAGGATCTGGTTATTCCACACCACCTTCAATCACAATTCAAAATGCCGAGGGTGATACTACAGGTGGCGGTGCTGTAGCGACATGTACACTGGATACTATCGATTATGAAATTGATGTAAACGGTGCTATTAGAACGTCTTCATCTATCATTTCAGATACTGCTCGTATTCTTAATCTAGACCTAGAAAATTTTGTAACTGCGGATCTTAATATTAGAGCACCATATCTTAAATTATTTGATAATAATTCAGAACAAGTTTGGGTTTCGAATGTTTCGTTAACGAAAAATGCTATCCGTTATTTCGAAGGAAATTTATATAGAGCAAAAAATACTGGCATTACTGGAACAACACCTCCATTACATACTGAGGGAATAGTAACCAATGGAACAGTTCAGTTAGAGCATGTTGGTTTCCGTGTAAATGATTCAAACCAACCATATTTTGGTGAACTTTCTTGGCCAAGATCTATCACTCCTCCTCTAGGAGATAATTCAAATAAAATTGCTACCACTGAATACGTATTAAATCTTGCTACCAATGACGTTGGTGGTCGTGTTTATGTTTCTCAGCAAATTGGTGATGATGAAAATGATGGTAGATCTGTAGCTTCTCCCGTAAGAACAATCAAACGTGGTTGTCAAATTGCTACAGAATCTAGAAATATAAAAGAAACTGTTATTATCGCTGGTGGTGATTATGTAGAAGATAACCCAATTTCTATTCCACCCGATTGTTCGGTTGTTGGTGACTCGCTTAGAATTGTAATTGTAAGACCAAACAATCCTGGTAAAAACGTATTTAAGTTTGCCGATAAAAACTATATCACTGGTATGGTCTTTAGGGATAAACTAGACACTCTGGGTAATCCCGTATCCACATGGAACTTTGCTTGTGTATTTGATGATAAGCAAAGATTATATTATGATCCAACATACGGAGGAGACTTCAAGAGAAGATTCCCTATTGGTCATCAAATTTTCGGCAAAACACTTTTTAGAGCAGTATTTGATTTTAATGCTGGCGGTAATAAGTTAGTTGTTGGAGAAACAATTAACGGTGTAAACACTAGTGCTATTGGTTCTGTTAAAGTTGTAACTTTTGATTCGACTACAGGACCAACAGCATATCAAAAAGGTTCTGTTGATTTTGAGACTTCTGTTGGTGTATTTGCTGAGGGTGAAAGTGTTCGTTATTATATTGAAGCTCCCGTAGAATATACTGGGTGGCCATCGTCACCATCAATTGGTGATGTATACACCCATCCAAATGATGGTATTACATATACTTGGAATGGATCTGATTGGGCACAAGAATTTACTTTTACTATTGTAGATCTTTCATCTATCAGACCAGAAGGCGAAGTTGTAGAACATGGAACTGATACAACAACAACTTTCCCAATTGTAAGAATTGATGCTTCTCAACAAGCTCAAGTTGGTGGTATTATTTTCTATACAAATCAATTACAAGGTATAGATAATATTCATGATTTTCACGAAGGTCAAGAAGTTAGAATTTCTGGTCTTCCTCCTGAATTAGCAAACTTAAATGGCATTCAAAGGATTTACGACCTTGATAAAGTTGGTGTGCTAATTGATGATGATAGTAGATCTAGAAGATTTGTTATCCCTAAAGATAACATGCCTGAGTTTACTGATAGCAATTACACTCCAGCAAATGCTACAGTTTCTCCTGTATCACATTATGTAACTCTATCTCTTTTAAACTCACCAAACAAGTTTGAAGCTACTCCTTATATTTCTAGAAGATATCAAGATGCTAGAAATCTAATTAAGAATAATCTTGAGTTTATCAAAGATGAAACTTATAAGCAAGTAATTGCTGAGTTTCCTGAATTTACCAATCCAAACGAAGCAAAGTGTATTAGAGATATCGGACACTTTGTAAGTGCTATTCTTCGTGATATGGAATATGGTGGAAACCATAACACTATTGAAGCTGCTAAGTATTATGTTTTAGGTACTGGCATTGGCTATATTGCTACCGAACTTTCAGAAACAATTAGAGCATTTGATATTGCTAGAAATTTAGCTGTCCTTGCTATGAGAGGATGGAGAATTAATGAAAATGACGATTTGTATTCTCCTCAGTTTTCTAATATTTCTAGATACTTCGATCCAGATGTAACAATTGATTCTGTTTGGCCTTATTGTGCTAACGTAGAAGCTGCTATTAATAACTTAGCAAATCTCTTCATTGCTATTATTTCCAATAACCAAACAGATAGATTTGTAGAAGCTAGCTATTTAATTGCTAGAAACCAAGAGTTTATTAAGCAAGAAACTTCACGATACATTGAAGACGCTTATCCAGAACTTTTTATCAGTCCTAATGCTTCTGCTGCCAGATACAAGGATTCTACAAATCTAATTAAAGCTAACAGAGAAGAAATTCTTGACCGTGCTTTAGCAGAAGTTGCCGTTGAGCATCCAGATTTTTACTATCCTGGTGATACTCAGACTAATGCTCAAAGCAGATACAATGATGCTTATCGTTTAATTCAAAAGAATAAGGAAACTATTGTTGATACAGCTGCTGCTGAAATTGCTGTACAATATCCAGATTTCTATTATCCAGGTGATCTACAAACTAACGAGCGTTCCCGTTATGCTGATGCTTATCGTTTAATTCAGCAAAATAAAACTGCTATCATTGACACTGCTTATACTTCTTCTGGTGGCTCTATTCCTGCCGATCCAGATGGTACTAAGTGTAAGCGTGATATTGGCTACTTTATTGATGCTGTATCTCTTGATGTATTCTTAGGAGGCAATTCAAATTCTATTGCTTTCTTAAAGCAATATTTTGATAATGCTGGTAGTTTGACTACTAATGGATTAGCTGGTGAAATTCCACAATCTGTTCTTGCTTTTAATTCAGCAAGAGATGAGATGAAGAAAGCAGTTGCTAACCAGCTTGGTGTAACTGATACGAGTGTAACTGCTGGTTCTGCTATCTATGCTTCTGGTGGCACTACAGTACCTAACACAGATCCAACTGCTTGTTCTGATGTACAAACATACATTGCTAACCTAACAGCAATTATTACTACAAGATTAACTGCTGGAAACCTAATTGGTCTTCCAAATATAAACAGAGATTACCAGAGCAGATACTATGATGCTGCCAATTTAATCAAAGCAAACAAAGAAGAAATTAAGGTAAGAGCTGCTGCTGAGATTGCTATTCAATTCCCTGATTTCTACTATCCAAATGATCCTCAAACTACTGCTAGATCAAGATTTAAGGATGGTTACAGATTAATTCAACAGAATCGTCAAGAAATTATTGATAGAGCAGCAGCACAAATTGCTGTAGATTATCCAGATTTTTACTATCCTGGTGATGCTCAAACTAACGCTAGATCTAGATTTAAAGATGGTTATCGTTTAATTCAGAAGAACAGAACATTAATTATTGATAATGCTTTTGCTTCAATGCAAACACAATACCCAGGATTTACTGTGCCTGGTAATGACGACGCTAGATGTAAGCGTGATATTGGTTACTTTGTTGACGCCATTTCTCTTGACATGGCAACTGGAGGAAACCAGTATTCAATTGCTTTCACAAAACTTTATTTTGATGGAAGTGGTTTAGCTATTTCTAATGGTTTAGTAGGAGAAACTGCTCAATCAGTATTTGCTTTTAATGAAGCGAGAGAGCAGTGTGCTTTAGCTGTAACTAATCAGTTAGCTTACATAGATCTTAGTGTAACTGCTGGTCCTACTAATTATGGTGGTGGTGGCGGATCAGTTTCTAATACCGACCCAACAGCTTGTTCTGACGTTCAATCAGCACTACAAACACTCACCACATTAATCACCGACAGAATTACTGCTGGTAATATTAATGGCGCTAATGCTCTACCAACACCAACTACTGGAGATTCTTTCGTAACTGCTGGCGAAGCTAAGTGTAAGCGTGATATTGGTTACTTTGTTGATGCTATTGCTCTAGACATTTATGATGGTGGCAACCAATTTACTTTAGGATTTACTAAATTATACTTTGATCCAGAAACTGGTATTAAAATTGCCAACGGATTATCTGGAGAAGAATCAGAAGCTGATACTGCTTTTACTATGGCAGTAGAAATGATGAAGAAAGCTGTAAGTAATCAGCTTTATATAAAGGATCTTACTATAACTGCTGGTCCTGCTTCTTATGGTGTTCCAGGTCCAGATATTGCTGTTCTAGAATCAGGAAATGCCGCTGCTTGTATTGATGTACAAACTGCCGTAGAAACACTAGCAACTATTGCTCAAACAAGATTACTTGCTGGCAATATTAATGGTGCTAATGTTCTTCCACCAACTACTACAGGTGCTAGCGTAACTCCTGCTGGAGAAGCTAAGTGTCGTAGAGATATCGGTTACATCGTAGATGCTGTTGCCTATGATATTCAAACAGGCGGTAACTCAAGAATTATTGATTATACCCTCAGATATTTTGAAAATGCTACCACTCTATTAACAAATGGATTGGATGGTGAAGTATCACAGTCTATTGTTGCCTTCAACAAAGCAAGAGATTGGATGAACAAAGCCTTAACAAATCAGCTATATGTTAAGGATACAACTATTACAGCAGATCCAGATACACTATCTAACATTAGCGAATCTTCATGTGCTAACGTTAGAACTGCTGTTAGCAACCTTGTCTCTATTCTCACAACTACACTTCAAACTGGCAATACATCAGGTCTTCCTGCTGTGAGAAAAGCAAGTGGTAATCTCAAGTGCCGTAGAGATATTGGATACTTTGTTGATGCTATTGCTCTAGATCTTTTCTCTGGAAGCAACAAGTATTCGAGAAATTTTGTTCTTCAATATTTTAATAGCGGATCACCAATTTCTGACGGTTTATTAGGAGAAGAAGCACAGTCTGTAGTTGCTTTCAATAAAGCAAGAGACATGATGAAGCTTGCCGTTTATAACGGTTTATACTATAAGGATCTTACAGTCAGCACTGGTCCTGCTACCTACGGTGGTGGCGGTGGAAATGTAGCTAATACAGATCCTGCTGCTTGCTCAGATGTTCAGACAGCAATTACTAACTTTACTACACTCATCACAGATAGAATTAGTGCTGGTAATCTAACTGGTCTACCTGCTGAGACTGCTACTACTTATTTTGCTAGCGAAAGCAAGTGCCGTAGAGACATTGGTTATATCGTTGACGCTGTTGCTTCTGACTTATATGATGGTGGCAACAAGAATACTATTAGAGCAACCAAGAGATATTTCTTAACTAATACAATTCCTCTTTCAAATGGATTGGTAGGAGAAACTTCACAGTCAATCACTGCCTTCAACAAAGCAAGAGATGTAATGAGATTAGCTGTAACCAATCAGCTAAATGAAAGAGATTTAACAATTACAGGTGATCCAAATCCTGGATATCTTCCAACTGTATTTGGTTATGGGGTAGAAGGAGAACTAAACAATAACAATAATCCAGATTCATGTATTGATGTACGTAATAGCATTGGTACTCTTATTGCTATTGCTACAACTGCTATTGCTGCTGGTAATTTAACTTCACTTCCTGCTATTAATGAAGGAGATTTCTTAACTACTACCACTATTAAGTGCCGTAGAGATATTGGATTTATTCTGGGTGCTCTCAGAAGAGATTTAATTCTTGGTGGTAATGCTGGTATTGTTACTTCAGGAGAATCTTATTACACTGGAAATGCCTTAACTGGTATTCCACAAAGTGAACTACTACCAACTAGACAAGCATTTACTAAAGCAAGAGATTTAGCAATCCTTGCTATGAGAAATTGGAAGACTGGCGATGGCACTGGCGTTGTTTATATTCCAGAATTTGCTACGGCTCCTCAATTCATTGATTCAACTACAATTGTTGATACAAATACTCCAACATGTGCTAACGTTGCTACTACTATTACAACAGCGTTTAGCATTTTAGATGATATTCTTGCTAATGGTAGCGTAGTAGAAAAGAGTTTCGGTACTTTATTTGAACCAACAGTTGTATTCCCAGAAAATACAATCTATGATGCTGACAATAAGAGAGTTAACGTAGATTCTATTTACTTGGATCTTCCATTCATTGAGGCATCTCCATATATTCAAAACGCCTCTGTAATTTCATTCCTTGGTGGTGGTGGTTGTGAAATTGACGGAGATAAAATACGTCAACCAAACTGCCCACGTCCAGGTCTAAATCCACCAATTGGAAATGCTGATCCAAAAGCTACTTTCCCAAATCAGGGTAAGTCGATGGTTGCTGCTCAGTTTACCATTATTTCCTTCGGTGGTACTGGTTATAGAATTGTAAATGATGGATATGTTCAGTTAGTTTCTGTATTCGTTCTATTTGCTCAGGATGGAATCTATGCTGATACTGGTGGTTATGCTTCTGTTACAAACTCAGCTACCAACTTTGGTACATATGCTCTAAGAGCTAGAGGATTCAGAAAAGATCCATACGCATTTGATATTGGTACAATTACTAATGTAACTACAACTGCTACAGGTAGAACTGTATTTACTGTTGGTGGTCTCGGAAGAGAACCTCTTGAGCACTATATTGTTAAATTTGCTGATTACGAAAACCAAGATTCTGATATTGAATATTTTGTTGATAACGTAAGATTAACTACTGTTGGTCCTCCATTTACTTCGACTATTGATATTAATGAAGCAATGCTTCTCCAAAGAAAGAGTAATGGTCAAGCAATTACAGTTGGTAATGCTGAACTAGTTGGCAAGCAAATTCGTTTACACAGACCATCAATTGTTAACTCATCTTCCCACACTTGGGAATATGCTGGTGCTGGTAACGACTATAGAGCACTCCCAGAAAATGGTGGCGTTAAAAATGAAGCATTTGAGCAAGTATCTCAAGCTTACGGTCGTGTTTATACTTCTGGTACGGATGAACTTGGTGACTTTAAAGTAGGTTACTTTGCTAAGATTGAGAACAGAACTGGTAACATTACCTTCACTGGTACGGTTTCGATCTCGGAAGTTGAGTTTCTTAAGCTAAAAGGAGGTGACGTTGTTGTTACTGGTTTCGATGCTTCTAACACTCTTGGTGGTAATTTCTCTTCTGATAGTAAAATTCCAACACAGAAAGCTGTTAAAGATTACATTTCAAATAACCTAGGTCAATACCTCAACAAACCATATTCAACCAACGCCGTTCCAAGAAACCTTGTAGAACTTACTGATTCTGGTAAGATTTCTCTAGATCAAATTCCAGCTCTAAGACCATTCAACGTATTTACGATTCAAACTACAGCAGAAAGACTTGCTTTAGAAGGTCCACTTGCTGGTGACATTGCTATTGAACTTGGAACAACCACATCATATATTTTAAATAATGATTTAGAAAGTCAGTTTATTGGTATTTCAGTAAATACTGACTTAGAGTTTGCTACTGGGGCGTTTATTACTGGCAGCCTTTCTACTGGCCAAGGAGAAGTTACAGAATATCGTCAAGGTGTTCTTTATAGAATTAGTATTTCTAACCAAGGTAATGGTTATGACGATTTAAATCCTCCTTCAGTTTCTATTAGTGCTCCAGATCAACCAGGAGGAGTATCAGCCCAAGCTTCGTGTACTGTCGTTAATGGAAGAGTAGTTACAGTAACTATCGTAGATTATAATGGTTACAAAGGCGGATTTGGTTATACTTCACCTCCATCAATTTCGTTCTCTGCCCCTGGAGTGGGCGGTGTACAAGCAGAAGCAAATGGTTTAATTGAATCTAGAGTTTATATTGATATTGTAAACAACATCAAGATTGCTGATACTGACACAATTCAATCTACTAACGTTTCTCCAGTTACTGTACCTGTAATAAGAACAGTTAATACTTCTGGATCTAATCCAAGTAACTGGGTATCACTTTCCACTTCTTCAATTTCAGCACAAGATATTACTTCTGGTATTATTTCATCTTCCAGACTTGCTGGTAATGCTGGAGAAGCTAACTCCTTCTCATTCTTGAGAGGTGACTCTTCTTATGCTTTAGCAGTACAATCAATCAAACCAGCAGAAGAAAGATATTTTGATTTTACTACTGATCAAACAGCAGCAAATCAAAATACATTACAATTTAAATTAAATAACCAAATTTTAATTGGTCATTTGGTAATAGCTCCAGGTGTTCCAACAGGAACTACTGTAGCAAATACATTTGTAACAGTAGTTAATAACGTTTCATTTACTACTGTTACTCTTTCAACATCAGTAACCCAACTTATTACACAAAATACCATTATTGAATTTAGTAGACCAGAATCTCCTGTTCTACTAGATGCTACACTTACTTTAAGTAATTTTGTAGATAAAATTTTAGTCGCTTCTGGTGGTACTGGATTTACTGATGGACAATATTTTGATCTAGCAGTTTCTGGTGGTACAGGAAGTGGTTTAAAAGCTAACTTTACCATTGAAGGTGGTAGCATCACAACTGTACTAGTAACTAGTGGAGGTAGTGCTTATTCATCAGATTTCTCTATCACTCAAATGCCAGTTCAAATTGGTTTGGGTGCTAATGCTGTTCTTGAAGCAAAAACAAATACAAGTGTTAAAAACTTTGCTAATGTTGGTATCGACATTAAGCGTGTTGATGCTAAAACTCTTGAAGCTAATGAATATGGCAACACTGGCGTTGCTAGGTTTAAAAAGTCACAATTTAACATTGGAGATTCAGGTGATGGTTCAGTAGAACTTAAAACTGGTACTGGTTCTGGTCTTGATGCCGACTTACTCGATGGTCAACAAGGTTTATATTATAGAGATGGTCAGAATTTAGTTAATCTTTCTATTAGCCCAGATAAACTAGGTAGTGGTTTGTATGGCATTGATATCTCTGGTCAATCAGCTAATACTCTCAGATTAACAACAAGCGTTAATAACCCATCTTCATCGCCATCTCCATCAACTTTCAATGAAGGTGTTATTGCTGATACGAGAAACAATACTGCTGACGGTCTTGCCGATGGTGGTACAAGACACGGTGTAATTACATTCCGTCAATTTGGTACTGGTTCTGATGCCTCTGGTGGTGGCGTAAGGCAATTAGCTTTCACTGATAACAATAACCTATGGATTCGTGGTTCTGGTTCTGGTGTTGCTTCATTCAGCACCTGGGCTAAAGTTTGGACTTCTATTAATGATGGTGTTGGCACTGGAATGGATGCCGACCTACTTGATGGCAGACAAGGTACTTTCTATCAAAATGCTTATAATATTAATTCTGGTATCATTGGTCCTTCCCACATTTCTTCTTTCTTGGGATCTACATCAGTTGATAATTCATTAACTGTAAAATCTTATGTTGCTCAAACATTCTTTGATGTTTATATTTCTGGTAAGATTCTTTCGGAAGCACCATTTGTATCTGGATTAACGATTGATTTATTTGATTCGATTGGTATTAAAGTTGGTGATTTTGAACTTCTTAATGTATCAACTTCAAATAATATTGATGACACTCTAGATTATACTATCTTAACTGGTAGATTATTATCTGGTAATATTGCTGCTGCTTTCCGAATTGGTAATACACAAACAAATGAAATTATTAATGATTACAATATCAGTGATTTTGCTGGAACATTTGATGTTGCTAAACTAGAATCTGTTTCTGGCACTGCTAGATTATCACTTGGAAGAACTGATGGAACTGCTTCTGTTCCAGTAATTGATTTTAGATCTAGTAGTTCTCCTGCTGGTCTTTATAATGTACGTCTTGCTGTTTCTGGCGGAAACTCAGCCAATGGTAGTGGATCATTAAATATTTTAGCAGGAAACGCTAATGCTCTTACATTAAACAGCAACGTAATTTGGAATGCTGGTAATATTACGTTCTCCTCATTAAACAATGCTAGCACTGCTGTTCAAAGAGATGGTTCTGGTAACTTTGCTGCTGGGACAATTACCGCTTCCTTGACTGGAGCTGCTTCTCTAAACGTATTGAAGTCTGGTGATACTATGTCAGGAAGTTTAACTTTCTTGGCTGGCAATCAAGTACTTATTAACACTACTTCTGGTGATCAAGGTTCTGGTTCTGGTAATAAAACATTAACTATTTTCAATGATACTGCTGGAAGAGATGCTTTCTTAACGTTCCACGTATCTGGAGATTACGCTGGTTACTTTGGTCTTGATGGTGCTACTAACGATTTATTCTGGGGTGGATGGTCCGTTGGTACTTCAACTAAGTACACTATTTTACACACAGGCAATAACCCAGTTTCTTCATTAAATACGAATAACACGCTGGTTAAGAGAGATGGTTCTGGCAACTTTGCTGCTGGTACTATCACTGCCACCTTAAGTGGTAACGCTTCTACTGCCACGACACTACAAACTGCCAGAACAATAAACGGAGTATCCTTTAATGGCAGTGCTAACATTACAATCACTGCTTCAACTGCTGCTGCTTTATCACTTGGAACATATCTAACTTATGACGCTGGCACTACATTTAATGGTGGCACAGCAAGAACAATTAATGTTACTGCTTCAACCTCTGGTAATACAAATCTTGTTGCCAGAGATGCTTCGGGTAACTTCTCTGCTGGTACTATTACTGCTGCCTTGAGTGGTAACGCTACAACAGCAACAACCGCCACTAATCTTGCTGGCGGTGCTGCTGGCAGTGTTCCTTATCAATCTGGAGACGGAGCAACTATTTTCTTAGCTAATAGTGGAGCTGGTAAATTTATTAAATCAACTGCTTCTGGTATTGAATGGGCAACATTTGATATTGGTGGATCTAATACTCAGGTTCAATATAATAACAATGGTGCTCTTGCTGGTAGTGCTCAATTCACATTTACTAGCGGAACTAACAGTGTTCTTCGTCTAGGAGGAGCTAGCTCTTTCCGTCAAGATAACGTTGCTACTTGGACTGGCGATGCTGGTGCTAGCGAAGGTAAGCTTGAGTACCATTCAAACAGATGGTATATTAATGCTGGAGCAAGTTCAACTGAAGTTGTAAGATTCCGTAGAGGTAGTTCTGACGTAGCTTGGATTAGCAATACAGGTGATTTGTCTTGTACAGGTGATATTACAGCGTTTGCTTCATCTGACAGAAGATTAAAGACAAATATCGAAACGATTGATAATGCTCTAGATAAAGTAACACAGATTTCTGGTGTTAAATATAATTGGAATGAATTAGCGGAAGGCAAGGATACAACTAAGCGTGAAGCTGGTGTTATTGCTCAAGAGATCAAAGAAGTTCTCCCAGAAGCAGTAATTGAAAGAGATAATGGTTATCTTGCCGTTCAGTATGAAAGATTAGTTCCACTACTAATTGAAGCTATTAAAGAACTCAAAGAAGAAGTACAGTCATTAAAGAATAAGTAATATGGCTATTACGTCCAGTACCACAACTAATTTTGGATCTGGTGCTATTTCCTTAAGTGCTTTAAGAAACACTTACAAAGGAACAACATCAGGTTCAATTTCATATAGTGAATTAAAAAGAAAAACAACTAATACTACAGTAGCACCATACATTTATGATGCTACTGAAAATGCTGCCGTTCCTACAACCAATGCTCTAATATCTGCTAGTAAATACAGAAATACAATAAAAGAATCTGTAGTAACACAATCTGGAACTGATACAAATGTTACTATTTCTACATTAACTCAATGGAATAGTAACTACAATAAAGTAATTCCTAAACGTGTGGTAATTACAGGTACAGTTGGAGCTACTTCAGCTGGAAATACAGCACTATCATCTGGTACGGGAACTGTTGCTGGAAATGTAAATATTCAAGTTTCTGGCGGAAACATTTATGGTGGGGGAGGTACAGGAGGTGCTGCTGGAGTAGCAGGAAATCCTGGAGGAGATGCTGTTCTGATTTCGGTAGTTGGTTACACAGTAAGTGGTTCTACTGGTTCCATTAGAGGCGGTGGTGGTGGTGGTACAGGGGGTAATAGTGGCACTCCTGGCAATACTGGAGCAGCAGGAAATACTGGAGCCAATGGAAATACTGGAAATACTGGAGCTGCTGGTAATGGAGCAACTGCTGGAACGGCTGGAGCATTTGGAAATCCTGGAAATACTGGAGCAAATGGAAATAATGTTACAGTAACAAGACCAGACAGAACAACACAAAGATGGTCTCCCTTTAGTTTCCCCACCCAGTGTAACAGGCGTCTTGGTGGACCTGTTAATTCTGGTTCTAGATCTACAACAGGTGGAGCTGGTACTGGTGGTGCTGGTGGTGCTAGAGGTAATCCAGGTAATTCAGGAAATCCTGGTCAAAATGGATTAGGTGGTCCAGGTGGCGCTGGTGGAACTGGTGGCGCTGGTGGAGCAGGCGGTGCTGGTGGAGCAGGCGGTGCTGGTGGAACTGGAGGCGCTGGAAGAGGATATAATAATTTAACAGGACCAATAACAGGTAATGCTGGGTTATCTGGCAGCACTGGTTCTGCTGGCACTGCTGGCACTCCAGGAAACGCTGGTCTTGCCTCACCAACAACATGGACAAGAAGCGCAGGTATTGCTGGAACTGCTGGATCTGGTGCTGGTGCTGGTGGTGCTGGTGCGCCTGGTAACGCTGGAAGAACAAATACAGCTCCTGGTTCTTGGACAAGACAAGTAACTAGTCGGAGGAACACTAACTGTTCGAATAGTTCAGAAACGGTAAGAGCCACTGGTAATGCTGGAGGAAGAGGGAATAACGGTAATCCTGGAAACAATGGTGCTGCTGGAGCGGCAGGAAATGCAGGAAGTAGAGGTGCTTCAGGAAATTCTGGAGCACGAGGAAATACTGGAGCAACAGGAAATACTGGTGGTGCTGGAAATCCAGGAGCGTCTGGAGGTGATTGGGGTGCAGCAGGTGGAGGAACAGGGGGAGCTGCTGGAAGAGCAGTCAGAGCAAATCAAGCATATACATATTCATACACAGGAACTGTTTCTGGGACAACCTAAATACTAGTAGATAAAAATTAACTATGAAAATAATTGATCATATTGGAATTTTTGAAAATCTTTTGCCTAAACAATTATGTGAAGAATATATTGAATGGTTTGAATTTACAACAAACAAAAAATTAATGAATTTTGGAGATGTAAATTACACTACAGAAGATGACACCGTAATATCTTCAGGTGATAAACAATTTAATTTGGGTATAACTGGAAGAAATGATATTTCAATATTTTTAAATATTTTAGATAATGGATTATCTGATACTTGTTACGAATATTTACAAATAGCATACGACAAATATTCTAAAGAATATCCAGATTTAAATACAACTGCTTTAGCCTGTACGGAAATTAAAATGCAGCGAACCCCGCCTGGGGGAGGTTATCATGTTTGGCACACTGAACGTGTGGGATCATCTCAATTTTTTAATAGTAGGCATGTAGCATGGATGATTTATTTAAATGATATGCCTGATGGAGAAGCTGAAACAGAATTTTTTCATCAAAAATTAAGAGTTAAACCTACCGCTGGTACTACTCTCATTTGGCCCGCTGCTTATACTCATTTACATAGAGGCAATACAGTATTTACAAAAAACAAATATATTTTAACTGGATGGTTTCGGAGCATTTATAGTCGTGAAAATTAATTACATTGAAGATGTCATTATTGTTGATGACATTTTTTTACCAGAAGAAATTGAAGATTTAGAAAAGTGGGCGTATGGATTACAAATTTATAGATTAACTAACGATATAACAAACAGAATTTCTAGTTTTACTGCCTTTCCAGAAAAAGATGATTTTGTAGTAAATTTGGTTTTGGAAAAATTAAAACAAAATTTTTCTTTTGATATCCCAAATTTTAATAGAGTATTGATTAATTTATTTAAACAATTAGATTTTTGTGACACTCATCGAGATTGCTATGATACCCCATACGGAATTAGTTTTATAGTATATCTAAACACTAAATGGGAGCAACATTGGGGAGGTGATACATATTTTTCGAAATCAGAAAACCCAGATTTTACAATTTCGGTTTTACCCAAGCCAGGTAGAGTTGTTATTGCTCCAACATCTTTACATCACGGATCTAGACCATCTACATGTTTATCTGAATCTAACGGAAGATTGACTATGGTATTTCAATATGATGGCGGTGAGGGTAATATTTATATTCAGGATATATTAAAATCTTTTATGGAGGACAGTAATGCTTAAATTTAATTCGCCGTCAGAAAAATTTGATATGTATTGGGTTAGCACTGGATTGCCCAAAGATATAGTTGATATTATTGAAAAGGAATTAAAAAATAATTTTAATGTGAATGAAGATGAATTAGATTACGGAATGACGGGAGAGGGAGTAAATTTAAATATAAGAAAAAGTAAAATTCAATTTATTAATTCTTCTACGTGGGTTGGGGCTATGTGTGATTATTTTATAAAAATAGCAAATAAAGAAAATTTTAATTATAATATTCATTCTTTCGATCAAAATCAAATTCAATATACTACATATTCCGAAGGAGAATTTTATAATTGGCACACAGATTCTATCAATCCATATCAAAATGGAGATGTAAGAAAATTATCTTTTACATTACAATTATCGGATCCATCTGAATATGAAGGTGGTGATGTTCAAATAATGTCTTCATCTACTAATGAATTATTTACTGTGCCAAAAGAACGAGGAGTTATTGCTGTATTTGATAGCTCATTAAAACATAGAGTTTTAAAAGTAAAAAAAGGTAATAGAAAATCTTTGGTTGGATGGATATTAGGTCCTAGATTTGTATGAATAATATTAATTTACCTGATTTAATTACTTCGGATATTTTTTCCGTAAATAATTTTGACGTTAAAGTTTATAGTGATACGTGGGGAGATTACTTAGTTATTGATGATTTTTGGACGTATCCTGATAAAATACATGAGTTAGCTTTAAAAATACCAACTGTAAAATTAGCGGGAGCGTATGATGTTCCTGCCAATGGAACGGAGTATTATGATGGTAGGTCACAATTTGTTTTTTACAAAAAAGAATTGTTTATATCTGTTTTAGAAGATATAGTAAACAAATGTTTTAATTTAATTCCTGTAGATATATCAACGGAAAAAACATTTTTGTTGTCAAATAATTTATTTAATATAACGCCAGAAGCGTATTTAAAATACAAAAATTGTTACTACGGTCCTCATCAAGATGGTCCAAATACTATAGCAAGTATTACATATTTTAATAAAGAATATGACGATACTGATGGAACAGCAATATTTAATAAACATGGATTACATAAAACATCACAATCATGGGTAGAGCATTCTGATGTAAATAAAATTGGATTTTTGCCAGCAAAATATAATAGATTAATTATATACGATGGTAATGTTCATCATGCTTCAACAATAGGTCCCAGATGGGCAACTGATGTTAGGCACACTATGGTTTACTTTATGGAGGTATATAAATAAATTAGTCACATCATTTTACATTAACGACATGGACACTGAACAACTCAAAAAGAACTTCGAAGAGCAACTTGCTACAGCAGAAAAGCAAATTTTCGAACTCGAAGCAAACCTCGAAAAAGCAAAAGAATATAAACTGAAACTTCAGGGTGGTCTTGAAACCCTAGCTCTTCTCAATCCTCCAGCAGAAGAGACAGAAGAAGCTTCAGCAGAATAATTAAATAAATATAACCCAATATCCCTATCTGCTAAATACAGGTAGGGATTTTTTGTATCTAATTAAATGGCAAAGCCATCATCAAGACAGGAACTAGTTAATTACTGTAAGAGACAGTTAGGTGCTCCTGTGCTACAAATTAATATTGATGATGATCAAGTTGATGATATTATTGATACTGCTATCCAATATTACCAAGAGTATCACTTTGATGGCATCGAGAGAATGTATCTCAAGCATCAAATTACTGCCGATGATGTAACAAGATTTAAAGAAACAGACGAACTTACTAACACAGCAGATCCAGATGGATCAGAATGGATTAATAGAAAAAATTTCATTGAAGTACCAGATCATGTAATTGGTATACAAAAGGTATTTGGTGTTACCTCTAACTTTGCTCGTAATGACATGTGGGGATTTAGTAATCAGTATTTCCTCATGGATATCTTTTCATTTTCTGCTGGTTATACTTTTGGTCACTTTGACCTAGCAAACTACTACATGATCAAAAGATATTTTGAAGATATCGATATGGTCATTAACACTGGTGCTCTCGTTGAGTTTCGTTTCAACAAGAGACAAGATAGATTATATCTTGACATTGATGTTGATAGAATTACTGAGGGCAACTATCTGGTTATTGATTGCTATCGTGCTTTAGATCCAGCAGAATGGGGTCAGGTATGGAATGATAGTTTTGTTAAGCGTTACGCCACTGCCTTAATGAAGCGTCAGTGGGGTCAGAACCTCATCAAATATAATAACGTTCAATTGCCTGGTGGCATTACATTAAATGGTCGTCAGATCTGGGAGGATGGCGACAATGAAGTTAAAGATCTAGAAGCAAGAATGCTCACAGATTACTCCCTACCTCCAATGGATATGATCGGATAAGATGCCTACTAGTCCTTACTTTCCAGAATACTATAGTGGATATTCGGGCGAGCAAAGTCTCGTTCAAGATCTTGTTGACGAACAGATTAAACTGTTTGGAACGGATATCTATTATCTACCAAGAACGTTACTGAATGAAAATACACTAGACGATATTATCTACTCAAAATTTGAAGAGCAATTCAAGATTGAAATGTATCTTCAAAATGTAGAAGGATTTGGACAATCAGAATTTATTAGTAAATTTGGTCTCAAGGTAACTGATGAGATTAAATTTATTGTATCCCAGAGAAGATGGATTCAAGAAGCAACAGCTAACGATTATAAGAGTATTATAAGACCACTGGAAGGTGACTTATTATTCTTCCCTCTCACCAAAGATCTTTACGAAATTAAATTCGTGGAAGTAGAAGCTGTATTCCATCAATTTGGTAAACTACAGTTTTATCAGATCACTGCCGAGATCTATGAGATGGGCAATGAATCTATTGATACTGGAATTGCTGATATTGATCTCATTGAAAATATTCTTACTCCTGCTATTGATATTGTGATGGTTTCTGGTAGTGGTATTGTTCCTTATGAAGTTGGCGAAATTGTAACTGGAAGTGTATCTGGTGTTACTGCTAAAGTTTCTAGTTGGAATTCCGAAACAAATACTCTTCGTGTTATTACTAGAGATGGAACATTTGTTGAAGATGAAATGTTAGTTGGCTCAGAATCTGAAGCTGATTGGGTTGTAGAATCGTTCAGAACTCAAGAAGATCCTAATACTGATTACGATCAAAATAAATATATTCAAGACGAGTCAGATGGCATTCTTGATTTTAGTGAAAAGAATCCATTTGGAGAGTATGGCAATTTTATGGATAGCTTTTAATGTTAGGAACTCATTTTTATAACGAAGCAATACGAAAAACTGTAGTTGGCTTCGGAACACTATTCAACAATATCGAGGTTCAAAGAAAAGATCCTCAAACCAAAGAAGTTCTTGAGGTCCAGAAAGTTCCTCTTGCTTATGGTCCAAAGGATAAGTTCTTGGCTCGTATCGAGCAGAACCCAGATCCTACTCCAGGAGCACCATACGAGTATATGAGATTACCTCGTATGTATTTCGAGATGACTAATATTAATTATGATAGTGCCAGAAAAGTAAGTCCTATTCAAAAATACAGAACTGTTGTTGCTGATAATGGCAATGAAGTAAGAGTTCAGTATGTTCCTGTTCCTTACAATATTGATTTTGAACTAGGAGTTCTAGTGAAGTCACAGGATGATGGACTACAGATTGTCGAACAGATTCTACCATACTTCCAACCAAATTTCAATGTCACAATTAATTTCATTCCAGACATGGATGAAAAGAAAGACGTTGCTATAGTATTAAACAATATTGATCTTGATGATTCATGGGATGGTGAGTACGCTAACCGTAGATCAATTACTTGGACTTTTCAATTTACTGCCAAGTCATATATCTATGGTCCTTTCAATCAGGCTGACATCATCCGTAAGGCTATTATTTACGAAACTGTTGGCGATCTACAAGAAAGTAAGCGTAATGCTAGATTCTCGTATAGTCCAAAAGCATTAGAAGATTATAATGAAGATGGAGTAATTACTTCAGCAGATGATGCTTTTGTGATGCCAGACGATGACTTTGGATTTAATGGAACTATTGATCTACTATGAACGAATTTGAAAAAAATATGGAACAAATATTTGATATTGAAGTTGAAACTGAAACAACAGAAATTGTTAAATCAGAAAAAATACCTCCTGCCAAAAAAGATGATCCAGAAAAAGATTACGAATATACTCGTGGTCAACTCTACGACCTCATAGAGAAGGGCCAGGAGGCTGTACAAGGGGCTTTAGAGGTTGCTCAGGAGTCTGGGCACCCCCGAGCGTTTGAAGTCGCTGTGAACGCTATGAAGCAGGTCTCAGACATGACTGATAAATTAATTGATCTTCAGAAGAAAATGAAAGACCTCGATGCTCCAATGAAAGGTGCTGGACCAACTACAGTTAACAATACAATGTTTGTTGGTAGCACTGCTGATCTTCAAAAGATGATTAAAGAAATGGGCAAAAATTTACCCGAAGGATAAATAGTCAATAAAAGATAAAGCAATGTTAGTCAAATTATTGGGATCGGAAACTACTCTTGCAGCTGCTACTGATGTTGGCAAAGCAACTGTTGTAAGGCTTTATAACACTGGCTCTGCCGCTTTAGTTACTTTAAAAAATGCTGATGATACTCCTGTTACTTTAGGAACTTTTACTTTGGCTGGTGGCGAAGTTGCCTATGTAGAAAAAGATCCCACAGACACTATTGAGGGTGGCTCTGGTATTAAAGCTGTTAAAGTCGCTTATAAAAACTAATGGCTAATTTTAATTGGGACGAAAATTTTAGATTAAATGTATCAAGGGGCAAAGTCCGTGGAGCATCAACCATTCATAAGTTTGGCGCTGTCCCCGCACTATCTCAAAGCACTACAGGAACTGTGTGGGATAAAAACGACACCATTTATCCATGGAGTGCTTTTGATACTGCTGGAATTATTACTGCTTCTATTGCCAACGCTTCCGATAATGGAAAGCAAGTTACTGTACTTGGACTAGATGCTAACTACAACGAAATATCGGAAACATTTACGCTATCAAGCACCGCTACTGTTGCTGGAACGGTTTCATTCAAGCGTGTGTTTAGAGCGTATCTCGTAAATGGTTCCACAAATAATGTGGGCGACATAAACTTTACAAAGAATGGTACAGATGTATTGAGAATTACTGCTACAAAAGCACAAACTCTTATGGCAATCTACACCGTGCCTGCTGGCAAGACCGCTTACTTATATAAAGGAGTTGCTACAGCACAAGCATCTGCTGATGGCAGCGGTCATATGTTTGTTCGTTATTTCGGTCAAGCATCATTTAGGATAGGTCACTCGTTTGAAGTATCCACTGGAGGAGAATATGATTATGAATTTTCATTCCCAATTCGTATTCCCGAAAAATCTGATATTGATGTTCGTATAACTACTAGATCAAATAATGGTCGTTACACAGCAGCATTCGATTTACTTTTACTGGAGGATTAAAATGAAAACTTTTAAACAACTCAAAGAATCATTAACAGAAAACCACATTGATGTGGCAATGGGAAAAGAGCTTGATGATGAAGGAGCAATGATCATGAATCAAATTGAAGAGATCAAGCATTGCTGTGATCGTCTCAAAGCATCTATTCAATCACCAACCATGCAGGTTCCTGGTTGGGTTCAATCAAAGGTAACTTTAGCAGCTGACTACATGGATTCTGTTGCTTCCTACATGGATAACAAGCACGAAGGGTGAGGATTTCTTAACATAACTTCAGTAACTATTGTTACAGCGTGAACACTGTATTCTAAATATAATATTAACCGTCTTAAGGTGATACTCATGGATACCAAAGCATGTCCCAAGTGTGGGGCTCAGTGGATCGGCGGGCAACATTTCTGGACTGGCACAAACAAAAAAGGCGATGAATCAGAATTAGCATCTCTTGTTTGTGACAAGTTTGGCGATGATACTTGTATCAATCCTCGTAAAGGAACCACTGATGGTAAAGGATGGGAGAACAGGTTAAATAATATGGATGCTATTGATAAAGATATACAAAGGGGTTTGAATGAGTAGTGATCAGATTTATTTGGGCAATCCGCTTTTAAAGAAAGCGAACGTTGCCCACCAGTGGACTAAAGAAGAAATTAAAGAATATTTAAAATGTAAAGAAGATCCCGTATACTTTGCCCTGAATTATGTCAAAATTGTTCAGGTTGACGAGGGTTTGATTCCTTTTAGGATGTATGACTTCCAGAAAGAATTAGTCAAAAAGTTTCACGAAAACAGATTCAACATTGCTAAACTTCCAAGACAGACAGGGAAATCTACTGTTGTGGTTTCCTATCTGCTTCACTATGCTTTGTTTAATGATAGTTCCAACATTGGTATTCTAGCAAACAAAGCATCCACTGCTCGTGACCTACTAGGAAGATTACAGACAGCATACGAGAATCTTCCTAAGTGGTTACAACAGGGTGTTCTCTCGTGGAACAAAGGTTCTATGGAACTAGAGAATGGTTCTAAGATTATGGCTGCCTCAACGTCAGCATCTGCTGTACGAGGAATGTCATTTAACATTATTTTCTTGGACGAATTTGCTTTCGTTCCAAATCACATTGCCGAAGATTTCTTCTCGTCTGTATATCCTACCATTTCATCGGGACAAAAAACTAAAGTTATTATTATTTCTACCCCATATGGTATGAACCACTTCTATAAGTTGTGGGTAGACGCTCAAAACCAAAGGAATAATTATATCTGGACTGAGGTTCATTGGTCTGAAGTTCCTGGTCGTGATGCTAAGTGGAAAGAAGAAACAATTAAAAATACTTCTCAACGACAGTTCACTCAGGAATTTGAGTGTGAATTTTTAGGATCGGTTGATACTCTTATTGCTGCTTCTAAATTAAGAACACTTGTATTTGACACACCAATTAGTTCTAATAAAGGTCTTGACATTTATGAAACTCCAAATTCAAAATCTGAATACATTATTACAGCAGACGTTAGCCGAGGTATTGGAGGCGATTATTCTGCTTTTATTATATTTGATATTACAACAGTCCCATACAAAATCGTAGGAAAATATAGAAACAACGAAATCAAGCCTATGCTATTTCCCAACGTTATTAACGACGTTGCCCGAGCATATAATAATGCCTATGTGTTGTGTGAAGTAAATGACGTTGGTGATCAGGTTGCTTCTATTCTTAATTACGATCTAGAATATCCTAACGTATTAATGTGTTCAATGAGAGGTCGTGCTGGACAGATTGTTGGTCAAGGTTTTTCTGGCAACAAAACTCAACTTGGTATTAAGATGTCAATCACTGTGAAAAAAGTTGGTTGTCAAAACCTGAAGCAGATGATCGAAGATGATAAACTCTTGTTTAGAGATTACGAAATCATATCTGAGCTTACCACATTTATTCAGAAAAAGCAATCGTTTGAAGCTGACGATGGATTTCATGATGACCTCGTAATGTGTTTAGTTATCTTTTCTTGGTTGGCTGTTCAAGATTATTTTAAAGAGATGACGGACAATGATGTTCGTAAAAGAATCTACGAGGAGCAAAAAAATCAGATTGAACAAGATATGGCACCATTTGGATTTATCACAACTGGTTTGGAAGGGGATGAAGGTTTTGTAGAGGATGGTAGTGTGTGGTATGGAGAAACTCAAGAAGATGTTTCATACATGTGGAACTATTGATTTCTATAAATAATTTTAGATTTAAATGGTTAACACCGAGAGGAGAATAAAATGGCAAGTCAAGTCTCGCCTGGTATTGTAATTAAGGAGCGTGATTTATCAAATGCTGTAATCACTGGTGCTCAGCAGATTACCGCCGCATTTGCTTCGACATTCCAAAAAGGACCTATTAATCAAATTGTAAATGTCAGCAGCCAAAAACAACTAATTGATGTTTTCGGAAAGCCTGCTGATGCCAATGCTGAAGATTGGTACGTAGCTTCTGAGTTTCTTGGTTATGGCGGCAGACTAGCTGTAGCTCGTGCTGCTACCAATGTTAAAAATGCTTCTGCTAGTGGTACTGGAGTTCTAGTAAGAAACGATCTTGATTGGGAAGCTGGCACAGGTTCATCAGAAACTTTTGTTGCTAAGACAGCTGGTACATGGGGCAATTCGGTTAAAGTAGTTTTAGTCGATAGAGGTTACGATCAAGTTCTTACTTTTGATAAAGCTCCTGATGTTACTCCTGTTTTAGGATCTACTTTAACTTTTGCTTCTGGAAAAACCGCTTTAGTAGGTTTATACAATTCGGTAACTAGAGAAGTAACAGTTAACAACGTATTGGGTGGTTTGATCAATGCTGGTGATAGCATCACTGAAACAGAAGATCCAATTGCTACATTTACTCATGATGGAGTAACCGAAGCTGGTAGAACTCCTGGAACTTATACTCCTGCTGCTCATGCTGGCGGTGCTTCTTTCCAGGTTGTTGTTGCTGATGCTGGTGCTGGCGTAGGTGGCGCTGTAACAGTAACTCTGTTAACTGCTGGAAATGGATACGAAATTGGAGATACAATTACTCTTGCTGGTGCTGCTACTGGCGGTGGTTCTGATATTATTGTAACGGTTGCTACAATTTTAGATGATGAAACAGGAGTAAGTGCTGTTAAAGATTGGTATTCTACAGCTGAAATTGGAGCTACTGGATTAACTTTAGGAGCAATTGGTCCTCGTCCAGGTACTTCACAATTTGCTTCCGACAGAGGTATTTCTAACGACGAACTTCACGTAGTTATTATTGATACTACTGGGGCTATTTCGGGTGCTGCTAATACTATCGTAGAAAGATTTACATATCTTTCAAAACTTTCCGATGGTAGAAGCACAGAAGGAGCAAAAACATATTACAAAGAAGTTCTAAACGAACAATCATCTTATGCTTACACTGGAATTGCCGTAGGCATTGATTGGGGTGATGATTCAATTGAAATGGCAAATACTGCTTTTACCCGTGATGGTCTTTCAACAGTCGATCTTTCTGGTGGTACTGATGATTACGTTTATGATAATGGAGAAATCGGAAACGCCTACGATTTATTCTTAGATACCGAAGAATCCGTAATTGATTTCGTTCTCATGGGAGGATCAATGGGGCTTGAGTCAGAAACTAAAGCTAAAGCTGCTAAAGTTCTTTCTATTGCTTCTTCAAGAAAAGATTGTGTAGCATTTGTATCTCCACACAAAGGAAATCAAGTTGGCACAGGTGGTGCTCTTTCAACATCACAACAAAAAACCAACACGATTAATTTCTTTAATGGTTTAGCTTCTACATCATATGGTGTATTTGATAGCGGTTATAAGTATTTCTATGATCGTTTCAACGACAAGTATCGCTACATTCCATGTAATGGAGATATTGCTGGTCTATGTGTAGCTACTTCATCTACTCTCGATGATTGGTATTCACCTGCTGGTGTTAACAGAGGTTCACTAAGAAACGCTGTTAAACTTGCTTACAACCCAAATAAAGCTGATAGAGATGAGCTATATCAGGCAAGAGTCAATCCTATTGTTTCTTTCCCTGGTGCTGGCGTAACTCTATTTGGAGACAAGACTGCTCTCGCTTCTCCATCTGCTTTTGACAGAATTAACGTTCGTCGTTTATTCCTAAATGTACAAAAGAGAGCCGAAGGACTTGCCAAGCAAGTTTTATTCGAACAGAATGATGAGACAACAAGAGCATCTTTTGCTAGTGCTCTAAACTCCTATATGAGTGAAGTTCAAGCAAGAAGAGGTGTAACCGACTTCCTGGTTGTTTGTGATGACTCAAACAATACTCCAGATGTTATTGATAGAAACGAATTTGTTGCTGAAATTTATATCAAGCCAACCCGTTCTATCAACTACATTACCGTAACCTTAACGGCTACTAAGACTGGTGTTTCGTTTGCTGAAGTAGTTGGTCGCTGATTAATCACAAACAAAACAACGAGGTAAAAAACAATGGCAACAAAAATTAACGATTTTATTCAAAGAATTGGACAAGGCACTAAGCCTAACATGTTCGCCATCGATATCGTATGGCCAAGTGATTTAGGAACAGGTAATCCAGGTGCTACTGGAGAAGATAAAAATTTGGTAGATCTTCTCTGTAAATCAGCAGCACTTCCTGCTTCTAACTTAGGTGTTATTGAAGTTCCTTTTAGAGGAAGAACAGTTAAAATTGCTGGCGACAGAACATTTGATACTTGGTCCCCAACATTCTTCAATGATAAGGACATGGCAATCCGTGCTTATTTTGAGCAATGGTTGGAATCAATGAACACACATAATGGCAATAATGCTCCTAAGTTCAGACCAAATAATTCTGACGGTTATATGGCAGCAGCAGTTAGAGTGAAGCAACTTGAAAAGAATTCTACCGAAAAAGGTACTATCCTTAGAGAGTATACTTTACATCACGCTTTCCCAACCAACGTATCTCAAATTGATCTTGGTTATGATAGCAATGATCAGATTTCTGAGTTCTCCGTAGAGTTCCAATATTCATACTGGACTGTTGAAACTCCAACAGCTACATCTATTACTGATGCTGCTGCTACTGGCATTGCTGGCGTAACCAAACTTGTCAATAAGTGAATTAAATAAATAGATCATCGAATCTATTTAATTTAATATGAGTCAACTGTTTGGATTTAAAATCAACAAGAGGGCGGAACTTCAGGGGCAATCCCCAATTCCGCCCAACCAAGATGATAACGTAGCCACCGTAGCAGGTGGCTATTTTGGCACGTATGTAGATGTAGAAGGTGCCTCCCGAAATGAATATGAATTGATTCAAAGATATCGTAGTATGTCACTTCACCCAGAATGTGACTCAGCTATCGACGAAATTATTAACGAGTTTGTAGTTTCTGATGCTGATGATGCTCCAGTAGAAATTGAATTGTCTAACCTAGACATAGGAACAAACATCAAAAATAAAATCAGAAACGAGTTTAACCATATTTTAAGATTACTACAATTTGATAAGCATTGCCATCAGATTATTCGTAATTGGTATATTGACGGTAGACTATACTATCATAAAGTAGTAGATCTTGACAACCCCAAAAAAGGTATTTTAGAACTTAGATATATTGACCCACTGAAGATTAAAAAAGTTCGTCACAAGATTCAGCGAACTGAAGCAGAAAAGATGAAGGAGAAAGGTTCTGCTTTAGAGTTTGACTGGGGTGAATATATCGAGTATTACATTTATAACCCAAGAGGATTTACTCCAGCTGGTGTTCCTAATACAGCGGGAGCTTTTGATTACTCAAACAATCAGGGTATTAGAATTTCAGTTGATTCAGTAGCTTCATGTGATTCTGGATTGAAAGATCCAAACAAAAAGATGACAATTAGTTTCCTCCACAAATCAATCAAAGCTCTTAATCAGCTTAGAATGATTGAGGATTCGTTGGTTATCTACAGATTGTCTCGTGCTCCAGAGCGTAGAATTTTCTACATTGATGTAGGCAATCTTCCTAAAGTAAAAGCCGAGCAATATCTTCGTGATGTTATGGCTCGCTATCGTAACAAACTTGTATACGATTCAGCCACTGGCGAAATTCGTGATGATAAAAAGCATATGTCTATGCTGGAAGATTTCTGGCTCCCTCGCCGTGAAGGTGGTAGAGGAACTGAGATCACTACACTTCCTGGTGGTCAGAATCTTGGTGAACTTAAGGACGTTGAATATTTTAAAAAGAAACTATACAACTCGCTTAACCTGCCACCGTCTCGTTTAACAGACGATAACAAGGCATTTAATCTCGGAAAAACAACTGAAATTCTTAGAGACGAACTTAAGTTTGCTAAGTTTATTGGTCGTCTTCGTAAAAGATTTAGTGAAATCTTCAGTGATATGCTTAAGACTCAACTCATTCTCAAGGGCATTATTGCTCCAGAAGATTGGGATGATATGGAAGAGCATATTCAGTATGACTTCCTGTTTGATAATCATTTCAATGAACTCAAGCAAATGGAATTAATGAAGGAACGTATTGGTCTTGTCACACAGATGGATCCATTTGTTGGTAAGTACATTTCTTCTGAGTTTATTCGTAAGCAAGTTCTGATGCAGACAGAGAAAGAATACAAGGAAATGGATAAGCAGATGAAAAAAGATATTGATTCTGGTCTTGCTTTAAATCCAGTTGATACAAATATTCTTACTCAAAAATCATTAGAAAATGACGCTTATGCCCCAGAAATTTCTAATGCTGAAGCGGATGCTGAAACCCAACGAAAGATTGATTTAGAAAAAGCAAAACCAAAACCAGCTCCAAAAGCTTCATCAAATAAAGGTTCTGCTAAATAAAATTATAAGTTAAAATTATATTACTATGTCTAACACTTTGGATATTGTCAATGCTATTGCTGGAAAGCAAAAAGCAGATGCTCTTGACATGATTAAAGATGTCATGAAATCAACCGCTGGGGAAGCTCTTGGTATGTACAAAAAATCTGTTGCTTCCACATATTTTGATGAACCAGTAGAACCACTAGAAACAGAAGAATGAAACTCATCACAGAAAATATTGAGGAGATTAGCGTCCTCATAGAAGAAACAGAAGGCAAAAAAAACCTTTACATTGAAGGTATTTTTTTACAATCCGAAATCAAAAATAGAAATGGTAGAGTATATCCTTTCAATGTTTTGAACAGAGAAGTTCAAAGATACAACGAACAGTATGTACAATCTGGTCGTGCTCTAGGCGAACTTGGTCATCCCGATGGTCCTACTGTAAACCTTGATAGGGTGTCTCACAGAATTGTTGAACTTCGTGCGGAAGGTGCTAACTTCTACGGAAAGGCTAGAATTCTTGATACTCCTATGGGTAAAATTGCTAAGTCACTTTTAGATGAAGGTGTAAAACTCGGCGTATCTTCTAGAGGTATGGGTTCACTTGAAGAGCGTAATGGTGCCAATTATGTTCGTGATGATTTTATGTTGGCAACCGCTGCCGATATCGTAGCAGATCCATCAGCTCCCGATGCTTTTGTTAACGGAATCATGGAAGGTAAAGAGTGGATTTGGGAAAACGGAATTCTCCGTGAACAGCAAATTGCTAAATATCACAGATATATTTCCGAATCAACTAGGAAAAATCTGGAAGAAAGGAAGCTCAAAGCATTTGAGAATTTCCTTTCAAATCTGTAATTTCATAAATAATCTTAGAATAATTGTTAGAAGTACGAGGAAACTCAAATGTCAGATATGTTAAACGAAAAGTTTGAGGAGCTTGTAAAAGGACAGAATCTTGTTCTCGAAGCTGGTGATCCAATGCCTACAGTTTCTGCTTCGGTAATTCCTGCTACAGGTAAAGAGCCCACTCAAATTTCAGATGCTCAAACATCAGGAGCTGGTGGAAAAGATCCACAGCCTTCAGTTCCACCATCAGTAGCTATTGGTCAAAAGCCTGCTACTGATCTTGGTGGTACTGCCACTCTTCCACATCCACACGATGATGATGGCGAAGAGAATCCTGGTGCTAAAGCAGCGGCTCCTATTTCTCAAATTTCGGGTGACGCTCAGCAGGCTCATCAAAAGAGTCCTGGTGATATGGCTGCTACTCCTACAGTGGGCACACAAGTTGCCTATGGAACTACAACTGGTCCTAACGTAACTTATCCAATCAAGCCTTCTTTTGAAGAGCTTGACCTTTCTTCTGATGTCGCCGCTTTGACCGAAGGCGAAGAGTTAACAGAAGATTACAAAACAAAAGCAAAAACAATTTTTGAAGCTGCTGTTAAGGCTAAGCTTCAAGAAGAGTATACCAAACTTGAAGAACAGTTTGAAGCCAAGCTTGTTGAGCAAGTAGAAGCTATCAAAGAAGAACTCTCTGAAGAAGTTCTCGGTACTGTCAAGTATGGTATCGGTCAATGGATTGAAGAAAATCAAGTCGCTATTGATCGTGGCATCCGTAATGAAATCACTGAAGATTTCATTGCTGGTTTCATGAATCTTTGTAAAGAACATTGGATTTCTATCCCCGAGGATAAGACCAGTGTTGTTGACGAAATGGCTGACGAACTTCGTGAGATGGAAGAGCGCCTCAACGAACAAATTGAGCGTAATGTGGATCTTAATAATCGTCTTGCTGAGTCAAGCAAAGTCGTAATCTTAAACCAAGTTTCGGAAGGACTTGCCGATACTCAAAAAGAAAAACTTGCTTCATTATCTGAAGGTGTTAGATATGAAAGTGTAGAGCAATTTACAGAATCTGTAAAAACTCTCCGTAAATCATACTTCCCAGAATCAGTTTCTAAAGCTGAAGTAAGTGATGACACCCCAGTAGCACTAAGCGAGGATGTATCGCCAGCAATGGCTGCTTACGTTCATGCTCTCTCACGCTGGAAATAATTTAAATCATAAATATTATCAAACGACAACAATACGTTTTAAGAGGTAAAAATGTTCAACGCTTCCCATCTTACAGAAAAGTGGGCACCTGTTCTCAACGCTCCTGATGCTCCATCCATCACAGATCGTCACAAGCAGGCTGTAACCGCTGTAATCCTAGAAAACCAAGAGCGTGCTCTCCGTGAGGACAGAATGCTCACCGAAGGTCCTAACACTGTTGGTGCTATTGGTGGTAACGCCCTTTCAGGTTCAGGTCTTGACACCAAAACTGGTGGTCTAGCTGGTTTCGATCCTATCATGATCAGCCTAGTCCGTCGTGCCATGCCTAACCTAATGGCATATGACATCTGTGGCGTTCAGCCAATGAGCGGTCCTACTGGACTTATCTTCGCTATGAAGGCTCACTATCAGCACAACGGTGCTGCTGGTCTACGTAAGGGTCGTGAAGCTCTCTTCAACGAGCCTGATGTAAACTTCTCAGCCAACACTCAGGGTCCTGCTGCTTACAACGATCCAGCTGTTCCCCTTGGCGTTGCTAACGATCCTTCATACACCGAAGCCAACCCTGGTCTTCTTAACGATGACGGTTCGGGTGCTGGCACTTATGAGCGTGGTGTACGTCCTATTGCTCGTGAGACTGCTGAAGTTCTTGGATCAGGTTCGACCCTATTCAACGAAATGAGCTTCAGCATCGAGAAGACTGCTGTAACCGCCAGAACCAGAGCCCTACGTTCGGAGTACACTCTAGAGCTAGCTCAGGATCTTAAGGCTGTTCACGGTCTTGACGCTGAGCAAGAACTTGCCAACATCCTCAGCTCGGAGATCCTTGCTGAAATCAACCGTGAAGTTGTTCGTACTGTATACACCATCGCTAAGCCTGGTGCTCAGAACAACGTTGCTACCGCTGGTGTATTTGACCTCGACGTTGATTCAAATGGTCGTTGGTCTGTTGAGAAGTTCAAGGGTCTTCTATTCCAAGTTGAGCGTGATGCTAATGCTATCGCTCAGGAAACTCGTAGAGGCAAGGGTAACTTCGTCATCTGCTCTGCTGACGTAGCTTCGGCTCTAGCAATGGCTGGTGTACTTGATTACACTTCTGGTCTAAACGGTGCTGGTGGTCCTTCCATCGGTCAGGTTGATGACACTGGCAACCTCATGGTTGGCACCATCAACGGTCGTATCAAGGTCTTCGTTGATCCTTATTCAGCTAACCTTTCAAACGATCACTACTACGTCATGGGTTATAAGGGCACCAATCCTTACGATGCTGGTCTCTTCTATTGCCCATACGTACCTCTCCAGATGCTACGTTCGATTGATCCTAACACCTTCCAGCCTAAGATCGGCTTCAAGACCCGTTACGGTATGGTTGCTAACCCATTCGTATTCAACGGTGTTGATGGCGATGGTGTACCTGTTCCCGATGCTGAAGCTCTCACCGCTTCCAAGAACATGTACTACAGAAGAGTTCGTATCAAGAACCTCATGTGAGTCATACTCCAAGATCTCAAGAGTCCCTTCGGGGGCTCTTTTTTTTATGGAAATAAATAGTTACTAGCTTGGGAAGTTGACATGACTGCTGAATGGTATAAGGAGCAACCTAGGAATAGGAACTTTCTTGCTCCTATTGGTTTTAAAATGAAATTAGAATTATTTGAAGGGGTTGATTTTTTCTGCCAAAGAGCAAATCTACCTGGGGTAAACATGCCGTTTACAGAAGTTCCGACACGATTTAGGAATTTTCCTATCGCTCCAGGTGGAGGAATTTCGTATGATGATTTTTCACTTAGCTTTATTATTGATGAAAATTTAATTAATTACAATTCAATATTACAATGGATTCGTAAAAACGGAGGAGCTGATCAACATTCGGCAGATCAAGTTGAATACTCCAAAGGTCAACTAATGGTAGTAACTTCCAACTTTAATTCGGCATTTTTTGTTGACTTTGAAAATCTATTTCCAATTAGTTTAACGCCAATTGACTTTGATGCCACAGTAGATGACATTGAATATTTTACAGCACAGGTAACATTTAAGTATACTAATTTTACTCTTCGTGATAAAAACTTTAAATTACTATGAAATTTGAGAACATCGTTAAATTATTTGATCGTATTAAAGAAGAATGGAATGAAGACAGTTTAGTTGACTTCCAATTTAAAAACAAACAGTATACAGAAGATCTCGGTAAGTTAGCATTAGAGATCCCTTTTCAACACAATAAATACTTAAACTACTACACAGATCTTAGCCAAGTTAAAACGTCTTTAGAGTTTGAACTTAGGCGTGTAGTAAGAGAAAAAAGAGAATATTATTCTGGCGAAGCAGACGCCAAAGTGTATGCCGAGAAACCTTTCGGCTCAAGTATTAAAACAGCAGAGAAGATGAAGACTTATCTGGAATCAGATGAGGACATCATCAACATAGAAGCAAAAATTAAATACGTTGAACAGGCTCTTTATTTCCTGGACAGTGTAATGAAAATGATTTCCAATCGTGGATTTCAAATCAAATCGGCTATTGACTGGGAAAAGTTTATTAATGGTACTACTTAATGACAAGAATTATTGTTAAGAAAAAGAACGAAGTATTTTATCAAATTCAAGCAGAGCCTTACGTACATCAAGAATTATCTGACTACTTTACCTTTGAAGTTCCAGAAGCAAAATTTCTAAAAAGAAATCCCAAATTTAGATACTGGGATGGAACTATTCGTCTATACTCTCCTGGCACAGGGGAAATGTATGTTGGTTTGTACCAGCAGTTTCTTCTGTGGGCTAAGGAAAGAGGATACTCTATAGAATCAGTTAAGAACGATTGGTATGGTGAAGTAACAGATACCAACGAGATGGTTTCTCCTGCTGGAGTAAAAACTTTTGTTGATAAAATTTCTAACATTCAAGCCAGAGATTATCAGTATTACACTGTCTATCTTGCTCTCAAATATAATCGTGGCTTATTCTTGTCTCCTACTGGATCAGGTAAATCTTTGATGATCTATTCTTTGGTGAGATATTATCACGCCACAGATAAGAAAATCTTAATCATCGTTCCTACTACTTCTCTCGTAGAACAGATGGTCAAGGACTTCATTGATTATGGATGGAATGCCGATGAACATATTCACAAAATTTATTCGGGACAAGAAAAGAATTCTGACAAACCTATTATCATTTCTACATGGCAATCCATTTACAAATTCCCTAAAAGATATTTTGATGACATTGATTGTGTAATCGGTGACGAAGCACACCTGTTTAAATCTAAATCACTTACTGGTATTATGGAAAAGCTTCATAATGCTAAGTACAGATTTGGATTTACTGGTACACTTGACGGAACCAAAACTCACAAGTGGGTTCTAGAAGGATTGTTTGGTCATTGTGAAAGAGTAACTAAGACAGATGATCTAATTAAAAAAGGACATCTATCTAATCTTCGTATTAAAATTCTTTTGTGTAAGCATGAGTATCAATATTTTGAGGACTATCATGAAGAGATGGATTACATTGTTACTAATAAAAAAAGAAATAATCTTATTAAAAATCTCGTAAACGACATTGATGGCAACACATTAGTTTTGTTTAACTATGTGGAAAAGCATGGTGAACCTTTATACGAACTCATAAATAATACAGTTGGTGAAAATCGTAAAGTATTTTTTGTTCATGGTTCTATCGACACTGAAGATCGAGAAGCAGTAAGAAGTATTGCCGAAAAAGAAGATAATGCCGTTATTATTGCTTCCTATGGAACGTTTAGCACTGGTATTAACATTAAACGTCTTCATAACATTATATTTGCTTCTCCGTCTAAATCTCGTATTAGAAATCTACAATCAATTGGTAGAGTTCTTAGAAAAGGAGAAGGCAAAGAAATAGCTACACTCTATGATATCGCTGATGATATCTCTACTAAAACAAGACAAAATTATACTTTAAGACACCTTCAAGAAAGAATTAAAATTTATCAAGAAGAAAATTTTAAATATGAAGTTATCAAGGTAAACCTAAAATGATGGAAGAAGAATTCTTCTCTACCATAAAGTTATCATCTGGTGAAGAAATTATAGCTAAAGTATGTTATTTACCAGATGAGAATTCTTTATTAGTAGAGAATCCTTTATTGGTAGAGAAACTATCACAAAAAAAGAATGGTAAACCTGTTGAAGGATTTATTCTAAAAGATTGGATACATTCAACTTATGATTCTTTGTTTGTGATTAAAATGGAACAAGTGATCACTATGACAGAGTTAGATAAAAGAATTGAATCATTTTACCTAAACAATCTTAACGATGATTCTAATAAAGAATTATTATCTGAATCAAATAATTCTATAAATGTTAAACCAAATAAATTCAGTAAACAAATGGGTTACTTAGGATCTGTAAAGGAAACTAAAAGGTTTCTTGAAGAGATCTATAAGAAGTCCTAAGTAATTTAAAGTATTTAAAGATATTATTTATCTGAACCCCTAACAGAGTGATTCTACTGGGTTTCTGAGGTTTTGTCAACCCCCTTGACAAACAACCCAATATGGTCTATACTGATACCATAACAATTTGGATAGAGACATGTATCATGGCAAAAAAGAAAACAGAGAACTACGTCAATAACAAGGATTTCTTAGAGGCAATAAGCGTTTACAGAAAAAAAGTTCTTGATGCTAAAGAGAAAGGTCTGCCGAAGCCTCGTGTTCCTAACTACATTGGTGACTGTTTTCTGAAGATTGCCACACACTTGTCATACAAACCTAACTTTGTAAACTATATGTTCCGTGATGAAATGATCTCGGATGGCATAGAAAACTGTTTACAATACATTCATAACTTTGATCCAGAAAAATCAAGTAATCCTTTTGCCTATTTTACTCAGGTAATTTACTTTGCCTTTCTTCGTAGAATTGCTAAAGAGAAAAAACAACTTGAAATTAAAACAAAGATACTTGAGCGTAGTGGATACGAGCATGTAATGTATACAGAAAGTTTTGAAGGAGATATGGCAGGACTTAATCAAAATTATTCTGATATGTCTGGGATTAAAGAAAACCTTGAGATTAAAAACAAACGATGACAGTAGCTCTTATTACTGACCAGCATCTCGACGGTCGTAAAGGTAGTGTGATTTTTTGGGAATACTTTTTGGAATTTTATAATGAAGTATTTTTTCCGACTCTTCAACAACAGGGAATATCTACCATTATCGATCTCGGAGATACGTTTGATAATCGTAAGGGCATTGATTTTAATGTTTGGAATCGTATTCGCCGCTATTATTTTGATCGTATCCGTGACCTTGGTATCACCCTTCATATGATTACGGGAAATCATGATGTTTATTATAAGAACACAAATGATATAAATTCTCCAGATCTACTTCTTTCTGACTATGACAACATCATCGTCTACTCAAAGCCCACCACCACAGTTATTGAAGGTGTTCCTATCTGTATGCTCCCTTGGATCAATTCTGAGAATGAAGCTGAAGTTCATCAACATCTAAAGCAAACAACTGCTAAAGTTGTAATGGGGCATCTTGAACTAAACGGGTTTGAAGTTTCTCCTGGTCTTGTTCACGAAGGTGGTATGGACCCAGATGTGTTTATCAAATTTAAGCAAGTGTTTTCTGGACACTTTCACCATAAGTCAAGAAAGGGTAATGTCACTTATCTTGGCAATCCATACCAGATGTTCTGGAATGATTACAAAGATCCACGAGGCTTTCACCTGTATGAACCGACATCCAACAAGTTATCTTTCGTCAAGAACCCATACGAAATTTTCCAAAAAATTTATTATGATGATGCTGATCCTAATTTCAGCATCAATCCCAGTGAGTATTCAAACACTTTTGTTAAAGTTATCGTAGAAAACAAAACTGATTATTTTAGATTTGAAAAAACAATTGAAGCATTATTTGATGTTGGTGTTCATGATTTAAAAGTAGTTGAAACATTAGTCGAAAAGGATTCGGTCAAACACGTTGATGCTGATCTCGAAGCCAAGGATACGCTTTCTCTTCTCAATGAATATATTGATGATGTAGAAATTTCTGTGAATAAAAATCAACTTAAAAATATTATGAAGTCACTATATATTGAAAGCTGTGAAGTAGTATGATGTTTATTCTCACACTTAAAAATAAACCAGAGGGAGTATTTTCTGTTATTGACGACACTAACGGAGAACAAATTATTCCTATTTTTGAGTGTGAAGATGACGCTGAACGATATCAAGAGCAACTTGAAATACAAACAGAAAAATATAAATTACAAGTTGTAGAAATTCCAGAAGACGTAATTGTAAATGCTTGCCGTGAGCGAGATCAAAAATATGCTATAATCACCGAAGATGATTTTATTGTTCCTCCTACTGAGTTAGTATGATTGTTTTTAAAAAATTGAAATGGAAGAATTTTCTTTCTACGGGTAACACCTTTACAGAATTTAATTTGAATGGAGCAAAAACTAATCTGATTGTAGGAACCAATGGAGCTGGTAAAAGCACCATCCTAGATGCTCTAACGTTTTCTCTATTCGGGAAACCATTCCGAAAGATCAACAAGCCGATGCTTCTGAACAGTGTCAATGGTTCTGATCTTGTTACAGAGATTGAGTTTGAGTCGGGAAAAAATCAATTCAAAATTGTACGTGGGATTAAGCCAGCCATTTTCGAAGTTTGGCAGAACGGTGTGTTGCTTGATCAATCATCTTCTACGGCAGATTATCAAAACTATCTTGAGAAGAACATTCTTAAGATGAACTACAAATCATTCACTCAGATTGTCGTTCTTGGTTCTTCTACTTTTGTTCCATTTATGAGATTGCCACTGGCATCACGAAGGGAAATTATCGAAGACATTCTCGACATTCAAATTTTTTCGGTGATGAATGTTAACTTGAAAGAGAAGCTTAAGTTTGCCAATGATGATATTAAAGATCGTGACTATCAGATAGATCTTCTTCAAGAAAAGGTTACGATGCAGAAGAACTTTATTGCTAATCTTGATCTTCAAAATCAAAACGATATTCAAGAAAAGAACAATAAAGTATTTCATTTTACTAAACTTGAGAAAGATGTATCCGTTAAACTTGATCAACTTAATCAAGAATCTGGATCTATCAAGCAAGAAATGGAAGAGTTTTCTAACGCTACTACTAAACTAAAAAAGCTCGGAAACCTTCGTGGTAAAATTCAGCAGAAGTTCACGTCTCATAAAAAAGAACATCAGTTCTTTACAGAGAACACTACTTGCCCCACATGTACTCAGCATATTCACGAAGAACTTCGTGATACTAAAGTAGCTGAGATTATGAATTCTATTAAAGAACTCAAGCAGGGTATGGAAGAAATGGAACTAGCTATCAAACTTGAGGAAGAACGAGAATCTAATTTCACCGAATTGAGTAAAAAGTGGACGAGTCTTTTTAACGACATTCAAATCCATCAGTTTCAAATCAGTTCATACCAGTCACAGATTCAAGATCTTCAGCGAGAAATTTCTGATCTACAGAACAACAACTCCAATCGAAATGAAGAAGATTCTAAACTTCAGGGTTTAGAAAAAGCTTTACATGAATCCAAAAATCAAATGATTGCTGTTAAGGAAGAACGTGATTGTCTTCTGGCTGCTAGTCAACTACTTAAAGACAACGGCATCAAAACCAGAATCATCAAACGTTATCTTCCTGTAATGAATAAACTCATTAATGAGTATCTTCAGAACATGGATTTTTATGTAAATTTTACATTGAACGAGAGTTTTGAAGAGACAATTAAATCACGTTATAGGGACTCATTTTCGTATGAATCATTTTCTGAAGGAGAAAAAGCTCGTATTGATATCGCTCTTCTGCTTACTTGGAGAGCTATTGCTAAGCTTAAGAGTAGCGTGGATACTAACCTCTTGATCCTAGATGAAATCTTTGATGGATCGCTTGACCAATCAGGCACTAGTGAGCTAGGATGGATTCTGAAAAACTTTGATGAGAACACGAACGTGTTTGTAATCTCTCACAAGGAAGGCATGGAAGAGAAGTTTGATAAAACTTGGAAGTGTGAAAAAATTAAAAACTTTAGCACTGTCCGAGAGACAGTTAATGAAGTGGCACAGGAGGGGTAACACCCTCCTTTTTTTGTACTACAATAACGTCAGTTCAAACGAAACCAATGTCCGTTAACCACGAAGTCAAAGGCACTCTTGCCAAACTGCTGGCTACCGAAAACCTCATCATTGAGCACAAGAGGGTCCCTACAGCGTCCTTTGATGTGCTTCGGCGTGTACTGACCCTTCCGATCTGGAACAGGGCTTCTAGCGTCGTCTACGACCTTCTGGTGGGTCATGAAGTGGGACATGCTATCTATACTCCAAATGAAGATTGGACTACTAAAGTTCCCGATGATGTTCCTAAAGATTTTGTGAACGTTGTGGAAGATGCTCGTATCGAGAAACTCATGAAGCGTAAGTTTCCTGGTCTTGCTCGTACTTTCTACAACGGGTATAAAGAACTGAACGATGATGATTTCTTCAGCATTGCTGATGAAGATCTTAATGATCTATCTTTGATTGATCGAATCAATCTTCATTTTAAGGTTGGTGCTTATGCTCGGATGCCTTTCAATGAGCGTGAATCTGCTTTCATTGAAATGATTGAGCAGGCAGAAACTTTTGATCAGGTTCTTTACATTTGTGAAGAGCTTCAGCGTTACATTAAACAAGAAGCTCAGGATTCTGCAAATCTTCCTGCTAACAGCGAGATTGTAGCTGGCGATAGTCAATCTAATCAAGGTGAATCTGATCAACAGGTTCAGGTTAGTGGTGAAGGCACTCAGATCGAAGGTGGACAAGGTGGCAGTGGTTCTAACGAATCCGAAAATCAAGAAAAAAACGATAACAATTCTGGTAGCAAAGGCAGTGGTCCTAACGACAACACTGCTGACAGTAATGAAGGCGGTGGTCCTACTGAATCTACTGACGAGCAAATTTCTAAAACTCAACAAGCTTTTGATGAAAAAGCTCAAAACCTGTCTGGGTATTCTGGTCAAGAAACTTATTATGTTGAACGTCCAGAACTTAATTTGAATCACGTAATTGCTGATTACAAAATGCTCATGGCCTATATGAACGATTGCTTTGAAGAATCTGATCGAAAATACTCTTTTACCTATGGTCCTGATAAAAGTATTTTCACTAAAGTGGATGCTGATTATCGTAAATATAAAACTGAATCTCAGAAAGAAGTGAACTATCTGGTTAAAGAGTTTGAAATGAAGAAGTCAGCAGACGCTTATCAGCGTATGTCCACGGCTCGTACTGGAACTCTTGACACCAGTAAGCTTCATACTTACAAGTATAACGAAGATATCTTCCGTAAGATTTCTGTGGTTGCTGATGGAAAGAATCATGGTCTGGTTTTTATTCTTGATTGGTCTGGTTCTATGTCCGACTATCTGCTGGATACTGTCAAGCAACTGTTGAACCTTGTGTGGTTCTGTAAAAAAGTTCAAATTCCTTTTGAAGTATATGGATTTACTTACGAGTGGTCTAATGCTTATGTTGATAGTAGCTACGCCGCTCCTAAAAAACTCCATAAACAGGATGATGGTATTATTGATGTTCATAACCGATTCCGTTTGATGAACTTCCTCAGCTCTCGTGCCAATACCAAAGTTCTGGATCAGTGTATCCTTAACCTGTGGCGTCTTGCTTGTCGGGAGGATTCTCATTACCACATGAATAATTCTTTTAGCATTCCAGCGGGTATGGATCTTAGTGGCACTCCGCTTAATGAATCTATCATTGCTCTTCATCAGATCATTCCTCAGTTTAAAACAAACAACAAACTTCAGAAAGTTAATGTTGTTATTTTGACTGATGGCGAAGGTAACAACCTGAACTACAATGTCAATCTAAAAAATCGTCATGGTTCTAACTACAACTATCTTGGTCACAATTACGTGAGTAGCATTAATGCTCTTCGTGATCGTAAGATTGGTCACGTTTATCGTAACTTTGATTTTGGTAATTCGAGTAGCGATATGACTGCCATTCTTTTGGAAAACCTTAAAGATAATTTTCCTGAAGTTAATTTGATTGGTTTTCGAATCATGGGTGGTGGTAGTTTTTATCAATTGACTAAAAACTTTAACAAAGATGAGCACGGACAAGATTCTTCCGATCTCATGAAAATTTGGAAGAAAGAGCGTTCATGTGAAATTAATGGTATTGGATATGATGCTCTTTACGTGGTAGCTTCTAACAACCTATCTGCTGGCACTGTCGCTATGACAGTTGAGGAGGAGGCCACTACAGCTGACATCGGACGAGCATTCCGTACTATGCTTAAGAAGAAGACGACAAACAAAAAGCTTCTGTCTTCTTTCACCACTCTGGTTTCCTAACCAGTTCCCAAACCGTCCATGGGGCACACCCCAGTGCCCCACCTCTGCTATAATTACTTCATCCACAACGGAGATTACTTATCATGGCTCGTAAAGCAAACATTGAACAAGAAGCTCTTATCGCTTATATTTCTACTCATTTTGGGGAAGACTTTGGTAGCAACGCTGTAATTGCTGCTGCTGCTGAATTTGGTAGTTCTTATCCCACTATTGCCAAGCGTCTAGAAACTTTTAAAACTGGTCATGGTCGTTGGAACCTGACTGCTCAAGATATTGAAAATACTTATCATGCTCCTGCTGCTGAACCTGCTGAGCAGGCGGTAGAGCATGTTGTGATTCACCGTGAAAACCTGATTCCTGATAAAGATGCTAACTTCGTCAGCTTTGGTAATTTTAGTGATGTTAAGAAAATTATTTCTTCTGGGTTGTTTTACCCTATCTTTATCACTGGTATGTCTGGCAACGGCAAAACTTTCGGCGTAGAGCAAGCTTGTGCTCAGCTGAAGCGTGAATTGATTCGTGTCAACATCACTATTGAAACTGATGAAGACGATTTGATTGGTGGTTTCCGCCTGATCAACGGAGAAACTGTGTGGCACAATGGTCCTGTGATTGAAGCACTTGAGCGTGGAGCTGTTCTTCTTCTTGATGAAGTTGATCTTGCTTCCAACAAGATCTTGTGTCTCCAATCCATCCTCGAAGGCAAGGGTGTGTTCCTGAAAAAAACTGGTCGTTACGTGAAGCCTGCTGCTGGTTTCACTATCGTTGCCACTGCCAACACAAAGGGAAAGGGTTCTGATGATGGTCGCTTTATCGGCACTAACGTTCTGAACGAAGCATTCCTTGAGCGATTTGCTCTCACCTTTGAGCAGGATTATCCTGCTCCCAAGACTGAGCAGAAGATTCTTGAAAAGCTTTCTGCTAAGCTTGGTTGTCTTGATGAAGAGTTCTGTGGGAAGCTTGCTGCTTGGGCAGATATCATCCGTAAAACTTTTAAGGATGGTGGTGTAGATGAAGTAATCTCTACTCGTCGCCTGACTCACATCGTTCGTGCTTACAGTATTTTTGGTAAGCGTATGAAAGCAATTCAAGTTTGTGTGAATCGCTTTGATGATGAAACCAAGACTAGTTTCATGGAACTGTATGACAAAATTGATGCCAGTGTTGGTGCCGAACAGGATTCTCAAATTCAACAAGAAACTGAGAATGAAGAAGTCTGAGTTTCACGGTTACATTGGCAACATTGCCGTTCTTCGGGACGGCAATTCCGTCAAGATTTTGGGTGGTCATGAATTCAAACTATTTGTGAAGACACTTGACGGAACACTTAAAGAATGCTATCATGAAGATCTACAGTATGTTATGGAGGAATGAAATGCAGTGGAAATACAACGAGGAGAGAATCCTCAAAGACATTGAAGATTATGTGTTGAGTACATATCACGGTCACTACTGTGGTGACGAACAAGGATATGCTGATATACAAACGATTGACTTGATGGCAGCTAAAGGTCTTGCTGCCTCCTTTTGTCAAGCAAACATCCTTAAGTATGGCAGCCGATATGGCGACAAGGATGGGCTTAACAAACGAGACCTTCTTAAAGTTATTCATTATGCCATGCTGCTGCTTCACTTTGATCGGCACTATTCTCGCACTGAAAACGGTCTCCAGGAGTTTAAATGAATAAAGTAACACTTTCTAATCAAACTAAAGAAGTTCTGAAAAACTATTCAACTATCAATGGATCTATTCTAATTCGTGAAGGATCTCAACTCAAAACAATTAATGTTGGAGAGAATCTGATTTCTCAATATGATTGTTCTGAAGTTTTCCCTCAGACCTTTGCTATCTATGACTTGAATCAATTCCTTGCTGGTCTGTCTTTGTTCCAGAATCCAGTTCTTGAATTCAATAATGCTGAGTATCTGACAATTCGAGGTGATGGTCGTAGTGCCAAGTATTACTTCTCCGATCCTGAGATCACTCTCAAAACTGCCCCCGATCGTAAGGTAAACTTCCCTGGTGCCGACATCGAGTTTTCTATTACTAGTAGTGAACTTGAAGCACTCCGTAAAGCAGCTAATGTTTACGGCATTCCTGATCTAGTGTTTAAATCATCTGCTGGTGGTACGGTATCACTGAACCTATGTGATCGGGAAAACGAAACCAGTAACGTGTATGCTCAAGAAATCCTGGGAGACAACACTGGCGAGTATGAGTTGACAATGAAAATGGAGCATGTTAATCTTGTTCCTGGCAACTATGATGTAAAAATCTCCAGTAAGTTGATTACTGAATGGAAACATAGTTCGCTTCCCCTTGTGTATTACATTGCTCTTGAACCTTGATGAATAAAAAATTTTTGTGGGTCGAAGAATATCGTCCTCATACTATTGAGGATTGTATTCTTCCAGTAAACATTAAAGATTCACTGAAAGGCTTTATCGAACAGAAGGAGATCCCAAATCTCCTTTTTTGTGGTTCTGCTGGCATTGGCAAAACCACTGTTGCTAAAGCAATCTGTGATGAGATTGATGCTTCTTATATTGTGATCAATGGTTCTGACGAAGGACGCTTCCTGGATACGGTTCGAAACAAGGTCAGGCAATTCGCCACAACTGTCTCATTGACCTCTGGTGCCGCCCACAAGGTCGTCATTATTGACGAGGCAGACAACACCACACAGGACGTTCAGCTCTCGCTTAGGACCGCCGTGGAAGAGTTCCACACCAACTGTCGATTCATCTTTACTTGTAACTTTCCCAACAAGATCATTGAACCTCTACACTCTCGTTGTACTGTAGTTGATTTCAAGATCAAGAAATCAGAAGAAGATAAGTTACAAGCAAAGTTCTATGTTCGACTAAAAAATATTCTTGATGATAATCAAATTGAGTATCAAGATAAAGTTCTAATCAAACTGATTAAGAGGTATTATCCAGATTGGAGGAGACTCATTAATGAAACACAGAGACACAGTGCCAACGGACGGATTGATTCTTCTATTCTTGTTGACATTGCCGACATTAATCTGGATGATCTTATCAAATCGTTGAAAAATAAAGAGTTCACTACTGTAAAAAAATGGGTGGTGGATAATGTTGATAATGATCCAGCTATTGTAATGAGGAAACTTTATGACTGTCTTTACGACACTCTCAAAGGTCCTTATATTCCCGAAGCTGTATTGATTATCGCCAAATACATGAAAGACATTACTGTGGTTGCTGATCAAGAGATTAATCTTCTGGCATGTCTTACTGAAATTATGATGGGATGTGAATTCAAATGAATTTGAAAGTGAAAACCACACCAGAAAATGTTGCTGAAGCAAACTGGGGATTGTTTCGTTCCACAATGAATCTGCCAGCAGCGGCAGCTCACTGTGGTATGACTCAGAAAGAAATGAAAATGACTTTTCGTGAATTTTTGAAATACCATCATCCAGATTGGGACACTTCCAAATCTGTCCCCGTGGTCTTTGACGACATCTCTCTGCTTGCTATTATTGATGAAACCCAAGGAGGATTTTAATTATGCGCTGCCGTGTTCAACTCTATGTCGCTGGTAAAGTTTTTAACGAGGAAGTGGAAGCTAGAGATTACCAAGAAGCTCGTGAGGTAGCTCTTGCTCGTAATCCTAATGCTAAAGTAATGGGTGTAACTGCTGTATTTCAATGAAGTACGAATTAAAAGATTATCTTAATTCAATCAATCAGACAAAAAAGAAAATACTTGACGATGACCCTGAAGCAGTAAAAGGTTATCCTCCTTTTATTGTGAACAAATGCTTGTCTTCATTTACAGATACTATTCTGTATGCTAATGAGATGAATAAGAATGCTCATCTAGACAAGAAGCTTCAGTTTGACTTTTATATAAATACTTTGAAACCAAGGAAACGATTTAGTCCCTGGGTTAAAAAACAAACTCTAGAGCATCTTGAATTGGTGAAAGAGTATTATGGTTACAGTCATAATAAAGCTCTCGAAGCATTACAGATTCTTACGACAGATCAACTTGAAGCTATAAAAAAAGCATTGTATAAGGGTGGAACAAAATGACAACTGATATTGAAATCCAGTGGCAACAATCTGATATGGTAGAGGTTTCTCTGGCAGAGCCAGACGACTTTTTGAAAGTTCGTGAAACCCTTACGAGAATCGGTGTTGCTTCACGTAAAGAAAAAAAGATCTACCAATCTTGCCATATTCTACACAAGCAAGGTAGATATTATATTGTACATTTCAAAGAACTATTTGCTCTTGATGGGAAGCATACGAACCTTTCGTTGAATGATGTTCAACGTCGTAATCGTATTATTCAACTTTTATCTGACTGGGGACTCATCACTGTAGTTGAACCTGGAAAGATTGAAGATGTTGCTCCTCTCAATCAAATCAAAGTTCTTTCATTTAAAGAAAAGGATGAGTGGACTCTTGAAAGCAAGTACAATATTGGAAGAAAGAAAACTGAATCATGAGGATGATGACCCTTATGGTGATGACACCTGACAAACAAGTTAAGTGGTTAACCGTACCATGGGGGAAAAGTCATCTTGATTGGTATAGAAAACAAGGATATATTATCCTAATGACCGTATAATAAAGTGGGGTTTTCGACACCCCACTTTTTTTGTCTCGTGTTATAATTAATAATGAATGCCCACATGGGGTTCAAATAAAACTCGCTTACTTAAGGAGAAACACATGGCAACTAAATATACTTGGGATATCTATTCCCCATTTTCAGTAGGTCTAGACGACGTATTCAATCGTCTAGAGGCAATGTCTGGACATAACACCAGTTATCCACCCTACAATTTAATCAAACACGATGCCCATAACTACGAAATTGAAATCGCTCTTGCTGGATTTAAAGCAGATGAGATCGAGGTCTCTACAGAACAGAACATTCTCCGAGTTACCTCAAAAGTTGAAAAACGAGATACTGAACGAATCTACCTACACAAAGGTCTCTCCAAACGTTCCTTCAATAATTCCTGGCAACTCTCGGATGATGTACGAGTATCCTCTGTAGAATTTCAAGATGGTCTGTTAACAATTTCATTAGAAAAAATTGTGCCAGAGCATCAAAAGAAAACAGTTTATACAATCGAAGGAATTAAAAATATTCCTACCCCACAATTTTTAACAGAAGATAGAAATTCTAATTTTCCTGGCGAAAATATGATTAATAAATAGTATCGAATATCGTCGGCGCTGGGGTCTGGTTGGCAAAATCCAACCTTGACCCCCATTTCTTTTTATGGTATAATTGAAAAATCATGGCTGTGCTTATGGAAAACATTAAAATTGTTATGCTGAAAAATAAGCAGCATATCATTTGTAAATTGACAGAATTAATGGTCGAAGAAACGGATGAACCATTGTGTTTCTTATTTGAAGTTCCTATGGTAATCTCTTACACATACCCAAAAGATACTGTAGACGATAACGAAGTAAAAATTATTTTTCAACAATGGTCCCCGTTTTCTAAAAATTTACAATTTAGAGTTCCCTTTGATTACGTTGTGACTATAGGAGAACCAAAAGATCAAATACTGGAAAAATATATTGAAACTGTAGAACCATATTACAGTATAATTAACAACCCTGAAATGTTTAATGAGGAATCTTAAAATGAATAATACTCCATCTATTGCAATTTTAAAAACAGGAGAAAAATTAATTACTTTTCTTCAAGAAGTTTTTGAAGGTGAAGGCGAAAATCGAAAAGGAATTTGCTTAGTAATGAATCATCCTTATGAATTAAAACTTATTGAAGTAGGTAACATAGAAAATCCTGAACAAGATTTACAAGTTAAATTTAGTAAGTGGTGTCCTTATTCTACCGATGTTCAATTTAGAATTCCTTATGACGGAATTCTTGCTATTGGTCAACCAGATCCTGGACTAGCTATGGCATATCAAGCAAAAGTTGAACAAGTAGAAAAAATACTTGAACAAACTGAAAATGCTAAACTTCAGCAAGAAGAAATTGAAAAAGTTATTAATCCAGAAGTGATGCCAAATGAATGATATTAAATTGATTAGATTTGCTGGTGTCTGGATTGTTTCGGAAGTTGAAGAAATTCCTGATGTGGAGTTCGGAGATCCTGATTGTGTGCTAAGATACCCGTATGAAGTTGACGGCACCTGTTTGGGTGCCTTCCCTCTCCACGCCAGAGACCGTGAGTTTATTGTGAGATCATCTGAAATCAGTTTGATTGCTGATCCATCAGATTTTCTATACAATCAATACCGTGCTTCGGTTGACATTGAAAAACCTGTACCTACTGTTGAAGAATCTGAAGAATGAAATTTTACACCAGTGTTGAACAATCGGGAAATTCTATTCTCGTTCGTGGTTATGAAAATGGTAAAAAATTTCAAGACAAAGTACAATTTAATCCAACACTATATTTGCCTTCCGCTAAACAGGAAGAATGGAAAACACTAGATGGTAAAAATGTTCGTCCTGTTAAACAGGGTAGCATTCGTGATGCCAAACAATTTATTGAGGATCATAAAGATATTGATGATTTTAAAATCTATGGTCAAACACGTTTTCTAAACCAATACATCTTTGAGGAGTATCCTGAAGATGAAATGAAATACGACACCAGTAAAATTCGTGTCTTTACTTTGGACATTGAAACTGGTGCCGAGAATGGATTTCCTGATATCGAATCTGCTGACCAAGAGATTCTTTTGATCAGTATTAAAGATAGTGACATGGGCAGGATTACTGTATTTGGATCCCGCCCATATGTAAATGAAGATAAGGAAGTTAATTATCTTCACTTTGATTCTGAAGTTGGATTGCTAAAGGGATTTCTTCATTGGTGGATGGAAAACTATCCAGATGTAATTACTGGATGGAACGTTCAACTGTTTGATATCCCATACATTTATCGTCGTATTGAACGAATGATTGGAGAAGCAGAAGCTCGTCTTCTTTCTCCATGGAAGAATACTATGTCACGAGAGATCTTTATTAAAGGTCGTAAGAATTTTGCTTACGATCTCATGGGGATTGCTACTCTTGATTACTTGGAACTCTATAAGAAATTTACTTATACTAACCAGGAATCATACCGTCTCGATCATATTGCTTTTGTGGAACTTGATCAGAAAAAACTTGACCACTCTGAGTTTGATACTTTTAAAGAGTTCTATACTAAAGATTGGGATAAGTTTGTCAAGTATAACATCATTGACGTTCGACTCGTTGATAAACTAGACGATAAAATGAAACTACTTGAACTTGCTTTTACTATGGCATATGATGCCAAGGTAAATTTTGAGGATGTATATTCTCAGGTTCGGATGTGGGATAACATCATATACGTATACTTGGCTAAACAAAAAATTACTATTCCTCCCAAAAAAGAAAGCAGTAAAGATAATAAGTATGCTGGCGCTTTTGTGAAAGAACCCATACCTGGAATGTATGACTGGGTTGTAAACTTTGACCTTAACAGTCTGTATCCTCATTTAATTATGCAATATAATCTTTCGCCCGAAACACTTCTGAGTGAAAGACATCCCCATGCCAACGTAGATAGACTTTTGAACCAGGAGATTGATCTGAGTGACTTGTCAGGAAAAACTCTCTGTGCTAATGGCACTTTTTATACAACTGAGTATCAAGGATTCCTGCCAAAACTCATGGAAAAAATCTATGAGGAACGTACTATTTACAAAAAGAAAATGCTGGCTGCCAAGCAAGAGTATGAAAACAATCCAACGGTTGAATTGAAGAAAGAGATTGCCCGCTGTAATAATATTCAGATGGCACGTAAGATTCAACTTAACTCTGCTTATGGTGCTATCGGTAACGAGCATTTTCGTTATTACAAACTTGAGATTGCTGAAGCTATTACAATGTCGGGTCAACTTTCTATCCGATGGATTGAGCAAAAAATGAATCAGTATCTTAATAAAGTTCTAAAAACTAAGAATGTTGATTATGTCATTGCTTGTGATACTGATTCTATGTACCTTAATCTGGGTCCTTTGGTTGATCGTGTATACCAAGGAAGAGAGAAAACTAATGAAGGCATTGTCTCGTTCCTTGATAAGATCTGTTCGATGGAACTTGAAAAGTATATTGAAAATTCTTACCAAGAACTGGCGGACTATGTGAGAGCATACGATCAAAAAATGGTAATGAAACGAGAAAATATTGCTAATCGTGGATTCTGGACTGCCAAGAAACGTTATGTTCTTAACGTATGGGATAGTGAAGGTGTTCGATACAAAGAACCAAAGATGAAAATCTGTGGTATGGAAACTGCTAGATCATCTACCCCAGCATACTTTCGAGACAAGTTGTACAAAGCTTACACAATTATTATTAATCAAACTAATGAAGATCTTATTGATTTCATTGAGCAGATAAAAGAGGATACTCGAAAACAAAATTATCTCGATATTGCTTTTCCACGAGGTTGTAATGGATTACAAAAATATGGATCTAAAGGATCGATTTATAGAGAGAGGACGCCTATTCAGGTCAGAGGTGCATTACTGTATAATCACTATGTACGAAGTAATGATCTTACTCACAAGTACCCTCTTATCCAGGAAGGAGAGAAGATCAAGTTTCTCTACCTCAAGATGCCAAACCCCATCCAAGAAAATGTGATTTCATTTTTTGGCAAATTGCCCGAAGAATTTAATTTGGATAAGTATGTGGACTATAGAACACAATTTGAGAAGTCATTTTACGATCCTCTTAAAAATGTGCTAGAATGTATCGGATGGAATGCCGAGCGAAAAATTTCGCTCATGAGTTTTTTTAATTAGGAGTTTTATGGATTTTTTACAACAGGTAATTAAAGATAGTAAAAATGAATACGCCGCTCTTGTTTCTGATGGCATTGCTGCTGGCGACGTTGAATCTTTTGTTGACACTGGTAGCTACGTGTTTAATGCCTTGGTTTCTGGATCTTTGTTTGGGGGCATTCCCTCAAATAAAATCACAGCTATCGCTGGAGAATCAGGCACAGGCAAGACTTTCTTTTGTCTTAGTGTCGTTCGTAATTTCCTCGATATTAATCCTGATGCTGGTGTTATTTACTTTGAAACTGAGTCTGCCATTAGTAAGCAGATGATCGAAAGCAGAGGGATCGATTCTAAGCGAATGGTTATTTTCCCAGTGGATACAATCGAAGAGTTTAGAACCCAGGCCGTTAGGATCATTGATAAATACATGGAGCAACCTAAAGAGGAGCGTAAGCCCCTCATGTTTGTTCTTGATTCCCTTGGAATGCTTGCCACCAACAAAGAAGTCGAGGATGCTTCCAACGACAAAAATGTTCGTGACATGACCAAGGCACAGCTTACCAAATCAGTGTTTAGAATTCTTACACTGAAACTTGGCAAAGCAAACATCCCTATGCTCGTTACTAATCATACCTATGACGTTGTTGGCGCTTACGTTCCTACGAAAGAAATGGGCGGTGGTAGTGGTCTTAAGTATTCTGCTAGCACAATCATTTATCTCTCAAAGAAAAAAGAAAAAGACGGAACCGATCTCATCGGAAACATTATTAAATGTGAGGCGAAGAAGTCCCGTCTGACCCGTGAAGGATCAAAGGTCGAGACTCGCCTGTTCTTTGATGAGCGTGGCTTGGAGCGTCATTACGGGTTGCTAGAACTCGGAGAACGTGCTAGTATATGGAAGAACTCAGCTGGTCGTTATGAAGTCAATGGAAAAAAAGTTTACGGTAAAGAAATTTTACGAAATCCTGAGCTGTATTTTACTGAGGAAGTAATGGCTAAGCTTGAGGAACAGGCATCAGTAGAATTTCTTTATGGGGTAAGCGATGACGGAGAAGATTGAACAATCTATATTACGTAATCTGCTTTGTAATGAAGAGTATTACCGAAAGGTAGTGCCCTTCCTCAAGGCAGATTATTTTCAGGAAATTGATGAAAGAGTTATCTTTGAAGAGATTCAAGATTTCTCTACTAAGTATGATAAAATTCCTACCAAGGAAGTTGTAATTATTAACTTACAGAATAGAAATGATCTCACTGAAGACACTTATAAAGAAAGCGTTACGAAGATCAACGGATACAGTGAAGAGTGGGTTGACAAAGATTGGCTCATCAACTCCACGGAAAAGTGGTGTAAAGATAGGGCCATATACAACGCCCTACTCGCTTCAATCAAAATTGCTGACGGGGGAGATCAAAAGTTATCAAGAGATGCTATCCCGTCCATCCTTCAAGAAGCCTTGGCAGTATCGTTTGATGAATACATCGGACACGATTACGTAGACAATGCCGAACAAAGATATGATTACTACCACAAAGACGAAGCTAAAATTGCTTTCGATTTGGAGAAGTTTAATCTTATCACCAAAGGTGGTCTACCAAATAAAACACTTAACGTTGCTCTTGCTGGAACTGGTGTTGGTAAATCTTTGTTTATGTGTCATGTTGCTGCTGCTTGCCTTTCCCAGGGGAAGAATGTGCTATACATCACTCTTGAAATGGCAGAGGAAAAGATTGCTGAAAGGATTGACGCTAATCTCTTAAATGTAAACATTAAAGATATTGGAGCACTTCCCGAATCTATCTTTACTTCTAGAGTTCAGGAGATCGGTAGAAAGACACAAGGCAAACTTATTATTAAAGAATACCCTACAGCATCTGCTCACGCTGGACATTTCAAAGCATTGCTTAGCGATTTGTCACTCAAGAAAGATTTTCGTCCAGACATTATCTTTATTGATTACCTTAATATCTGTGCCTCTGCTAGATATAAAGGACATATCGTAAACTCTTACACATATGTTAAAGCTATTGCTGAGGAGCTTAGGGGTTTGGCTGTTGAAAATGACGTACCACTTGTCACAGCAACTCAGACCACTCGTTCTGGTTTTGGGAATAGTGACATTGATCTCACCGACACTTCTGAATCCTTTGGTCTTCCTGCCACAGCTGATTTTATGTTTGCTCTTATTAGCACTGAAGAGCTTGAACAATCTGGTAGGCTCATGGTTAAGCAACTCAAGAACCGATACAACGACCCCACCTACTATCGTAAGTTTACCGTGGGTATTGACAGAGCGAAGATGAAGTTGTATAATGTAGAGGACTCAGACGGAGATCTTGTTTCTGAAGCGGAAGAAGAATCCTTTGAGCCTTTAGAAGATACATCTTTTAAACAAAAACGTACTAATAAATTTTCTCAATTTGTAATTTAATTTATGACTGATACTATTGTGTTTAAGCGTTACGAGGAATTCGTTGATGCCGTTACCAGTGATGCTTCTAAAGATTTTTGTTCATTGGCTGATCGCCTTGTTGAACTTGATTCTAAAGGTGCCAATATTGAACGACTGCTTACTGCTGGCGTTGGTATTAATGCTGAAGGCGGTGAGTTTCTTGAGATTGTTAAGAAGATGGTGTTCCAGGGTAAACCTTGGAACGACGATAATAGAGAACATCTTATTATTGAGTTGGGCGATATTATGTGGTATGTTGCTCAAGCAACTCAAGCTCTAGGAGTTTCTTTTAATGAAGTAATTGAGCGTAATGTGAAAAAGCTTGAGAAGCGTTATCCTGGTGGTAACTTCGATATCTACTATTCGGAACACCGAGCAGAAGATGATCGATAAATAATATTGGGGCAAATGCCCCATTAATACTGGAGGGTCAATCCGATTGGCGACGGAACCTGTCTTGAAAACAGTTGAGGTGTTAAAGCCCTTGGGCGTTCGACTCGCCCACCCTCCGTTTAAAACAACCCAAAAATGAAAAGTTTCAAACAACTAAAACAAGAAGTAACTCAAGAGTTTTATCTTCAAAAAGAAATTTTTCAGGAAGGTGATTATATTATGAATGTTAACACTGGACAGAAAGGCAAAATAATTCGTCCAGGTGTTAACTATGTGATTGCTGTTACGGAAGATAATCAAATGTTCCGTGCTTGGGTTAAAGATATTCGTGAAGTAAATATTTCCTAAACATAAATAATACAAGGAAATTATAACGCTTTACAGATGGAAAGACAACGAGCAACGACCCAAGTAGCACATTATGACGACTTTTCGAAAGCATTGATTGAGTCGGCAGTGAGACATCTTGGTGAAGAAGGAATCCCTTCATTACAAAAGAAAGGTAATGAGGATGATTTCTCAAAGAAAGATCCTAAAGCAAAAGCTGCTCCAGCTGATCCAGCTATCAATATTGCTGGTGGAACTGGAACAAAACAGTCTCACGGCGCTGAGATTGAGTATACAACAGTGAGATCTAAAAACGTTCAGCGTGAAGAAGCTGAGTTGATGCCAGGAGAATTGGTTGGCACAACTTACGAAGCAGTATTAGAAACTGGCGAAACCATTATTCTTGAAAAAGAAAAAGGACTTGATGGTAAAGCTTGCTGGAAAGGTTATAAGCTAGCAGGAACCAAAAAGAAAGGTGGTAAGACAGTTGACAACTGTGTAAAAGAAGAAGATGAGAGCAAAGCGGAAGAAGAAAAAGAAAAGAAGATGAGCAAGTCTGCTAAAGAAAAGCATGAGAAGGCAGAAGATAAAGCAGAAAAAAAAGCTGAAATGAAAGAAGAGAAGGAAGGGGCAGATAAAAAGTCTGAAACTAAATTCCACACCAAATTAGATAAACTTGTTCATAAGACATTTGGCAAGAGCCCAGATGAAAAGAAAATGAAAGAAGAAGTTTCTCTTCAAGATATTGTTGAGAAAGCTGTTAGTAAGTCTCAGCAAAAATTCATGGGCATGGTTCATGCTAAGAAGAAAGGTGAAATGACCGATGGTTCTGAAAAAGTTGACAAGGCTGCTGCTTCTTTAACTAGCAAAGAAGCTGAAAAGTTTGCTTCTACTAAGCACAAAGGTCTTCCTGAGAAGAAAGCTCAGAAAGAAGAGTTTGAACTAACCGAGAAAAAACTTGATGCTGTTGGTAAAGAAGATAAAGATATTGACAATGATGGTGATCATGATAAGTCAGATAAGTATCTACTAAATCGTCGTAAAAAAGTTGGCAAAATTCTTGCTGCTAAGAAAAAAGTTGATGAAATGATTGCTATTCGTCAGGAGATGATTAACGAAAAAAAGCAGTGAAGGCACTGCCCACTGTAGAGGTAATGCCTAACTTGCCAGATGAAAATTCCCCTGAGTATAAACAGCAAAAGAAAAAACATAACAAATATGTTAATCGTGCTTTGAAAAGTCAATCAAGCGATCCAAAGCCAAACGACGCTAAATAAAAAGGGAACCCAAATATTCTACGGAGCTGAAACCATGAAAGTATTTCTAGGAGTAGCCGAGAAGGTTGTTGAGCACTTCATGAATAGTCGTGAAGTAAAAGAATTTGTTATTCATCTTCTTGAGCGTTATGCTAAATCGACAGACAATGATATCGATGACATGATTGTTGTTATGGTAAGAAAAGCACTCCTTCGTGAGTGATGGAATGTTTTTTAGGAAACATTTTAGCTGATATATTTTTTCTTTTATTATTTGCCATCTCAGAGTGGATGGGACATAACAAAAAAATTAAAGAAAATAGTGTATATGATTGGATACATAACAAATTAAAAAACATTACTAGGGGAGGGTAACTCCCCTTTTTTTATAAATATCTGTAGATATAAAGTTCACGTTGGGGAAAATAAATGGCTCTCTACAGTCGTTCTGAAAATAACGCACAAAGTTTAAAAGTATTGAATACCACAGAGAAGAACTCTGTAGACAAGTATGATTGGGATAATACTCTAATCGTTAATGGTCCAAGCACTGTTCCTGGTGCCCAAGGTTATGCTACTGCTGCTCGTAGAACAGTTTATATTGATGATGTCGAAGCAACACTCCCAGAAAACAGAGAGCGTGGATTGACTGCTCCTGGTTGGTGGGAATATTTCACATACACTGATGCTTCTGGTGCTACTCGCCATAAGGCTCAGCATCTCGTAGCATTCAAAGATGCCCCTGCTAACACTGCTGACCTCGATGACAACGTTGCTGCTGACGTAGCATCTGCTATCACTATTTCTGGTCAACCTGCTAACGCTACTGCTTACACACCTGCTGGTTCAATCACCGCTTATACTGCTGGTGCTGGAACAACTCTAGCTGGAGAAGCAGATGAAGTTTATACTCTAACTGGTCTTGCTGGATCTGCTGCTGGAACTGGAGCAGCGTTTACTGTAACCAGAGGTGCTGGTGGAGCGATTGCTTCGGTTGCTATCACTGCTGTTGGCACTGGATTCGCTGCTGCCGAAACAATTACTATTCTTGGTTCAACTATTGGTGGTGTAGATACAACTGATGACCTCGTAATCACTGTTGATACAGTTGGAACTGCTGCTGCTACCTTCTCGGTAACTGCCGCTGCTTCTACTGGATCACTTGTTTATCAGTGGCAGCGTAGAACTAGTTCTACTGCTAAGTGGACCAATGTTTCTGGTGCTACTAGCTCTTCGCTAGCTCTTACAGCACTTACCACTGCTTCTAACGGTTATCAGTATCGTGTCAAGCTCACATCATCTGCTGGTGCTGAAGAAGTCATTTCTAATACAGCAACCCTAACAGTTGACAATAATATTTTTGCTTGATAATACATGAACTTTGGTGAGTTGACAAAAGATAACTGGGTTATCTTTGCTATTAAACATTATGACAATCCTTCTTCAGTTACATACGAAGACTTTGAAGAAGATTTGAATCGTTTTAAGTACATCAAAAGATTGCTTAAACGTTATGAAATGACAGGCGAATTGAAAACTCACCTTATTCTAAACCATATTATATTAATGTATAATGTATTTGATGATGCTGCTACCCCTTTATTATTTTTTAAAATTGAAACAATATATTGGCCAATACTTAAGGCATTTTTGTTATTCCTAAATAGATTACCAGAGACCCTTAATAAAGACGTTGACGAAGAATGTCTAAAACAATTGAACCTAATATAAACGAAATGATTAATTCTGCTGGAGATGGTAGTGGTCTTCAACTACCACCAGCGTTTGTTTTAGTCAATCCAAAACAGCATAGAAAATATAAAAAAAATAATGCCGATAAAATTGATGGCAGAACAAAGGGTGCTAAAAATCTACTCTCTCGTATTTCAAGAAGAAAGCAAATGAAAGAAGAATTACAACAATTAATTTCTGAAGCGGTGCCCTCCGAAACCGAGAGAGCCCAGAAACAGATTGGTCAGCAAAAAAAATTAAATCGTCAAAAAGATTTACAAAAGAAACGTGATGAAGCGAAAGCTAAAATGATGACTAAAACTAAAGAAATGGATACATTAATGAAAGCTCGTCTTTCAGACTTTAAAAAAAGAGCTTCTGAACAACAAAAAAAAGTTTCGTTAAAAAATTCTTATGAACATGATGGAGGTTTAATTATGGAATCTACAAGACAACTTGATGCTGTGGAAGTAGCTTTAGAAGTAGCTACTTCAGAACTAACTCACGGTGAAACACAATTCGCCAAAATTCAATTTGATGATGGTAGTGTTCAAAACTTAGATAATTTTTCTGCTAAGAAAATTGCTGCTACTTATGCTTCCCTCTCCCCAGAGAATCAACAGCAATTTAGATACATGCTTAATAAAGATGCTTCGACATACCAAAGTGCCCTTGATTTCGCCGTAAGAAATATCTGAGGGATAAGTAGATGTTTAACAATTTTTCAAAAGACCTCGCTAAATTGGATGTATTGGAATCTAAATTAAACATCTATGAGTCCCTATCAAGAGAGATGCTAGACAAGTTGGAGAATGCTGTAGATAAAATTTCAGAAGGCAATTCACGTATTGCTACAATTTTAGCTAAGCATGATGAACGAATTGAGCAAAGTCTCAAAACAGATGAGCTTATGATTAGAATGATTGAAGATGTCAAGCATTCAAATTCTGAAGAGCATAAAGCTGTCATCAAAAGATTAGAAACAGTAGAAGCAAACGTAAACGAATTATCAAAATTCAAATGGCAGGCGGCGGCTCTCGTGGGTGCCGCCATTTTGCTGGTCGGATTCGTAGTCCCATTTGTTGACAACATGCTTCCGTTGCGCTATGATGGGAGGACTGAACAAACCACTACACGATGAGTTACATTGATGTCAAGTACATTGGTCTAGTTTCCCCTCAGCTTCAAAAATTCGCCAAGAAAAAAGATTCCCTCTACAACTTCCGATGCCCTTACTGTGGTGATAGTAAGAAACATCAGAACAAGACTAGAGGGTATCTTTTTAAGATAAAAAATGACTTTGTGTTTAAGTGCCACAACTGTGGCGTGGGAAGAACGTTCACGAATTTCCTAAAAGATAACTGTGCTCATCTACACAATCAGTATGTGATGGAGCGTTATCGAGAGGGTCTTACAGGAAAAAATACACAGACCAAAAATCCAGACTTCAATTTTACAAAACCTGAGTTTCAGAAAAGGAAAACAGGAATTGATCTTGAGAAGATTTCAGAACTAAATATTACACACCCAGCTCGGGTGTACCTAGAAGAAAGAAAAATTAAAGATTTAGATTACTTTTACTACTGTCCCAAATTTAAAGAATGGACGAACTCTCAGCAAAAAGTTTTCCCAAACTTGAAGCAAGATGGTCCCAGAATTATCATACCACTCAGGGATAAAGAAGGTAACATGTTTGGATATCAGGGTCGTTCAATGGCTCCTAAAGCCAAGATCAGATACATTACAATCATGTTAGATGATTCAAAGACCAAGATATTTGGGATGGATAGAGTAGATGAAAATGAAACAATCTACGTTACCGAAGGACCGTTTGACAGCATGTTCCTTTCCAATAGTATTGCCATGTGTGGCAGCGATGTTAATCTCAATGGTAGCGAATACAAACTAGTTTATGTTTTTGATAACGAACCTAGAAATAAAGAAATCGTTTCCAAATACACAAAAGCAATTGATAATGGAGAACGTGTAGTTATTTGGCCATCCACTATTATTGAAAAAGATATCAATGATATGGTGATGACTGGACACAACGTTCAAAGTGTGGTAGAATCAAACACCTATCAAGGTTTAGAAGCAAAACTTAAGTTAACCGAATGGAAGAAAGTATGAGCAACGGCATTAAAGTTCAAAAACGTGATGGCACCATTGAAGCTTTAAATTTGGATAAGATTCATCGTATGGTCGATGAAGCTTGTGATGGTCTTGCTGGGGTTTCAGCCTCTCAAGTAGAAATGAATTCTGGTCTTCAATTCTATGACGGTATTACGACTGAAAATATTCAAGAAATTCTTATTCGTTCTGCCAGTGATTTAATTTCTTTAGAGAATCCTAACTATCAATTTGTAGCAGCTCGCCTCCTTTTGTTTGCTCTTCGTAAACAAGTGTTCCACAAGAATATTTGGAAAGAGGGTATGCCTAGCATCTATGATGTTGCCCTATATAATTCAACAGTTCTGAAAGTATATGATGAAGAAATCCTAGACAAGTATTCTGATGAGGATTGGGCAAAAATTAATGGTTGGGTTGATCATCAACGTGACTATCTATTTTCTTATGCTGGTCTACGTCAAGTAGTTGACAAGTATCTTGTCCAGGATAGAAGTAGTGGTGAGGTATATGAAACTCCCCAATACATGTATATGATGATTGCTCTGACATTGTTTGCTGAGTATCCACTTTCAGTACGATTGGATTACGTTCGCCGTTACTACAATGCCATCTCCAAGCACAAGATCAACATCCCAACACCAATCATGGCGGGAGTCAGAACACCACTTAGACAATTTGCTAGTTGTGTTCTTATTGATTCTGATGACACCCTCAATAGCATCTTTAGTTCTGATATGGCTATCGGGAAGTATGTTGCTCAAAGGGCGGGTATTGGCATCAACGCTGGCAGAATCCGTGGAGTCAACAGTAAGATCCGAGGCGGAGAAGTTGCTCATACAGGGGTTATCCCATTCCTCAAAAAGTTTGAATCGACTGTCAGATGCTGTACACAAAACGGGATTCGTGGTGGAAGTGCTACTGTCCACTTTCCAATCTGGCACCAAGAAATAGAAGATATTCTAGTTCTCAAAAACAATAAAGGAACTGAAGATAATCGAGTTCGTAAACTTGATTACTCAATTCAAACTAGTAAACTTTTCTATGAAAGGTTTATCAAGAACGAAGACATTACATTGTTCTCGCCACATGACGTTCCTGGTCTTTATAAAGCATTTGGTTATCCTGAGTTTGATGAACTCTACGTAAAGTACGAAAAGGATCCAAACATCAAAAAGAAAACAGTTGGCGCTCAAGAATTGATTCTTGATCTTCTAAAAGAAAGAGCAGAAACTGGTCGTATTTACATTATGAATATCGATCATTGTAATACTCATTCTTCCTTTAAAGATAAAGTTTATATGTCTAATCTCTGTCAGGAGATTACACTTCCAACTGATCCCATTGAGCACATTGATGGAGAAGGAGAAATTGCCCTTTGTATTCTCTCTGCTATTAACGTAGGGAAATTAAAAAATCTAGATGAACTGGAAGAACTTTGTGATCTTTCTGTTCGTGGTCTTGAAGAGTTAATTGATTACCAGAATTATCCAGTCAAGGCTGCTGAGGTTTCTACGATCAACCGTCGTTCTCTTGGTATTGGTTATATTGGTCTTGCTCACTATCTAGCTAAACATGGAGAACATTATGACGATTCAAGATCATGGCAACTCGTCCACGACCTTACTGAAGCTTTCCAGTTCTATCTGCTCAAATCTTCCAACGAAATCGCCAAGGAAAAAGGAGCCTGTGGATATTTTAATAGAACAAAATACTCTGACGGTATTCTCCCAATCGACACTTACAAAAAAGACGTAGACGAAATCGTACCAAACAACCTCAATTATGATTGGGAAGAACTTAGAGCATCCATCTTGGCTCACGGTCTCAGGCACTCAACACTGTCCGCACAGATGCCTTCGGAGAGCAGTTCCGTTGTGTCAAATGCCACAAATGGAATCGAGCCACCTAGAGATTACTTGTCCGTTAAGAAATCGAAGAAGGGACCTCTCAAGCAGATTGTCCCCAGTTATCAATCTCTTAAGAACAATTATACGCTTCTCTGGGATATGCCTAACAATACTGGGTATATCAATATTGTTGCTGTTATGCAAAAGTTCTTTGACCAAGCGATTTCGGGGAACTGGTCATACAATCCAGAAAACTATTCCGACAATGAAGTACCAGTAAGTGTAATGGCTCAAGATTTCTTGAACACTTACAAATACGGTTGGAAAACTTCTTACTATCAAAACACATACGATGCTAAGAAAGATGAGGTAATTATTGAAAAGCCTCAAGAAACAGATAATTTCATTCATGACCTATTGACTTTGGAGGAAGAAGATTGTGACAGTTGTAAAATTTAAACTTACCGAAGAACCCATGAGCAAGATCGACGGCATGACTGTATTCAACACAGCAGATGTCAATACTTTAAAACAACCGATGTTCTTTGGTGCCCCCTTGGGGGTCCAAAGATACGATCAGTTTAAATATCCTGTGTTTGATAAACTTACTCAAACTCAACTTGGATACTTTTGGAGACCTGAGGAGGTCTCCCTTCAAAAGGATCGTGCTGATTTTCAATCACTTCGTCCAGAGCAAAAGCATATCTTCACTGCTAATCTTAAGTATCAGATTCTTCTAGATTCTGTTCAGGGTCGTGGTCCTAGTATGGCGTTCGCTCCCCACTGTTCTCTTCCTGAACTGGAAGCATGTATGAAAGTGTGGGAGTTTATGGAAATGGTACATAGTCGTTCTTATACTTACATTATTAAGAATGTCTATCCAGATCCAACTGAGGTGTTTAATACAATCATTCACGATGAGCAAATTTTACAACGTGCTCAAAGTGTAACTAAAGCATACGATGATTTTATTCAGGCTGCTCAAGATTATTCTTCTGGTAATCAATGGCAGCATCAACTTGAAGGTGTTCCTGCTGCCAAAGAAACTCTTTATGATCTGAAACGTAAATTGTATCTTGCTGTCATGAACGTAAATATTCTTGAGGGTATTCGTTTCTACGTTTCTTTTGCTTGCTCGTTTGCTTTCGGTGAACTCAAACTCATGGAAGGTAATGCTAAGATCATTGGTTTAATCGCCCGTGATGAGTCACAGCATCTTGTTATTACCCAAAACATTATTAATAAATGGAATCAGGGTGATGATTCTGATATGATTAAAATTGCTAAAGAAGAAGAGCAGACTGTTTATAACATGTTCAAACAATGTGTAGAAGAAGAAAAACTTTGGGCTGACTATCTGTTTAAAGATGGTTCTATGATTGGTTTGAATGCTAAACTACTTCAGAAGTATGTTGAGTGGACTGCTAATCGTCGTCTAAAAGCAATTGGATTTAATCCAATCTTTGATGCTCCTCTTAATAACAATCCACTTCCTTGGACTGAGCACTGGTTAAATTCTAAGTCTATGCAAGTAGCACCACAAGAAACAGAAGTTGAAAGTTATGTTATTGGTGGTCTCAAACAAGACGTAACTAAAGATACATTTGTTGGGTTCCAACTTTAATTGAATAGATAAATACCTCCTATATGGGGGTTTTTTATTATGAAAGTTCAGTCAGCGAAAGCGAAAGGTCGTCGTCTTCAGCAATGGGTACGTGACAAACTTATTGAAATGCTTGACGTTCATCCTGAAGATATTGAATCTAGATCGATGGGCGCTGGTGGAGAAGATTTAATCATGGCACGAGCTGCCAGACAAAAGTTTCCCCACAGCATTGAATGTAAGAATGTAGAAAAGTTAAATGTTTGGGATGCTTACGAACAAGCTCAAGCAAACTCAGGTGATTATGAACCAGTCCTTGTCATGAAAAAGAATGGCAAGAAACCATTAGTCGTAGTAGATGCCGAGTATTACATTCAACTTCACAGAGAAAAACAATGAAAATTAATTTACATAACTTCTTTAAACATTTTGATGAGAAGAATCCCAATCACGTAAAAGCAGTTGAAATGTTTTTTCATGCTTTGGAAAAATCAGCCCCAGAAGAATTAGAAGATACTTCTGGTTGGGTTAAAACATACAGAACATCAGTTCAAAAACAAGCAACTAATATTCTTGAAAACTTCCCTTGGTTCCCTCAAACAGATAATTATCGTGATGCTCAACGAACTTGTAATAGTTCTGCTTGTGCTATGTGTCTTGAATATTTTAAACCAGGCACACTGAAAGGTCCTAAAGGTGACGATGCTTATGTTCAGAAAGTATTTGCTGCTGGGGATACAACCGATCATACTGTACAAACTCGTGTCTTGATGGGGTATGGTATTAAATCTGCATTCAAATATGATTTGTCATTTGCTGATCTCGATAAAGAATTAGCAGCAAATCGTCCAATGGTAATTGGCATCCTTCACAGGGGACCTCTCAGTGCTCCTACAGGAGGCCACATGTGTGTTGTGATTGGGAAGACCCCCGCTGGAGACTACATCGTTCATGACCCGTATGGAAGCCTTAACGATGGCTATACGGGTCCTGTTACCAATGGTAGAGGAGCGGTATACAAACGATCTGAGTTGGCACGTAGATGGTGCCCAAAAGGCAATGATGGTTGGGGTAGAGTTTTTGACGCCGTAAAAAAGTAGTAAGTTCTATTCCTCATCGAGGGCTAGAACTAATCAAAGAGTTTGAAGGTTGTCATTTAAAAGCATACCCAGATCCCAAAACAGGTGCTGCTCCTATTACAATAGGATGGGGAAGCACTCGTAGACCAGATGGATCTACCTTTATGTTAGGTCAGTTTATTACTCAACAGCAAGCAGATGAATATCTGATGTATGATGTTGAGCATAGATTCTTACCTGCCCTACAAAAAATTCCTTATTGGAGTGAGATGAATGACAATCAACGTGGAGCATTATTATCTTTTGCTTATAATCTCGGCGCTAATTTCTATGGTTCTGGGAATTTTAATACTATCACTCGTATCTTAAAAGATCAAAAATGGAACGACGTTCCTAAAGTTCTAGAGATGTATCGTAATCCTGGTAGTAATGTAGAGGCAGGACTACTTAGAAGAAGAAAGGCAGAGGGTAAACTCTGGGTTTCTTAATCTTCTACCTTAGCTCGTAGAGCAATTACTGTAGTGAGAATAGTTAATAAAGTTTCATACCCTCTTCTTTCAGATTCCTTACAATCTAAAGGAGGGGGGTTTTTTAATCCCCCAAGAACATTAGCACTAATGATTGATCCTGGTAACATGAAATTACAGGCAATGAAATTTAACCCAACAAATCCAACAGTAGAAAAACAAACTATAAAAATAAGTTTGGTTAAATTAAATTTCATCTTCCTTCTTGATGATGTATCCAGGTTTTTAACTCGTGTAAATATTGCCTAAGTTGATCTGCTTTTTGTAGATGCCATTTATCGCCACTCTTAAAGTATTCTTGAGTGTGGTTATCTATTGCTTTTAATGTGTTATGAATAGGAGCATTCCATGGCTCTCTAATCGGAGTGTTCCACTCTCTCGGCATACGTTCGGGTTCCCCACCAAATATATTTATCCACGGGGGGTTGACAAGACAACTAAATAGGTGCTATAGTATGAGTGCTTTACAGTTTGTAATAATTGTAAAGCTCATATCATGACAACGTGAGTGACAATTAGAGCCGTGGAAAGTGCCCTCCGAGAGGTTGGGTGTACCCCCTTTCTATACGGATGTAGAATTCTATTTAACTAAATGCTTTTTAAAACACTTTCAATTCTAGCCATTGCCACTGTAGGACTGGCACCCCTTCAAGCAAAGGCAGCGAGCGGATGTTCCCTCGCCTCACATTATGGAGTCGGTGATGGATATCACGGTTTAACCACCGCTAACGGAGAAAGATATAATGCTTACGGTCATTCAACAGCACACAGAAGCCTTCCTTTCGGAACTAGGTTGCGGGTGACTAACCAATCGAATGGCAAATCTGTCATTGTTCGTGTGAATGATCGTGGACCATTTGTGGGTGGACGATCTCTTGATCTATCTTATGGAGCGTTTACTAAAATCGCTTCTCCAGGATCAGGGGTTGTTCGTGTCTGTTACTCTCGTATGTAATAGATAAATACTGGGGAGTGCCACACTCCCCTTTTTTATGAACCTCAAACAAAAAACAATTAGGTTTGCCATTATAGGCATTACGTTAACAACAATCGTAGCATCTTTTTCAGAATGTACAGGTATTGATGAGAAACATCTTTATGACCTGATTGATGAAATTCAAAGAAAGTATTTTCCGAATACAGAATTGAATGAATACATTATCAAAGATCCTAAACTTTTAGATAATAGAGTTAAGCGTGATGTTGATAAAGCAATTGCCGAGTATGAACGCTTGACAGGAGACGACGGAACTGTTAGGATGCCGTCACCAAGATACTCAGAAAAACCAGTTGACACCTCTGTGTGCTATACTGATGAGTGTCAAGCACTGGGTGGAGAAATGAGGTTGTGTTCCCCATGGGTTGACAACTGCCCATCAAGTGTGGTAAAATAAAAACATGCTTCAGTAACTCAGTGGAATAGAGTAACGCTCTTCTAAAGCGTGAGTCGTTGGTTCGAATCCAACCTGAAGCGCCTAGGGCGATTAACTCAGCGGTAGAGTGCCTCCTTTACACGGAGATGGTCACTGGTTCGAATCCAGTATCGCCCATTACACTCATAAATAATCATGAAAAAGAAAAAGTTTAATGAGTTGATTCAGAAACCACTTAGGTTTCATCATCAAGATATTCATGAAGAACTTGAAGCGATAAAAGGAATGCTTAGAGATGTTAATAATCAGATGCAAAAATTGCGGGAAAGTATTAGAGGAGCACCCGTCACAACTCAGATGCTGTCAGTGTCCCAACCTTACCAGCATCCGTGGTGGGAATATCAGCGCCTTGGATCTTACCCTTGTAGAAATAATCTCGGGGGCCAAGTCCAAGCGTCAGGATCAATCGATCTTGACGAGACAGGATCTGGAGTTTCAGGAGCAAAGGAAGCAGCGTAAAGTTCGTAAATTAGATTATGAAGTAAGATGAGACATTTAATTGTTTCGATTATGGAGAATCCATTATTAGTTTCTCTAATGGGTTCTCTCTTGATTATTCCTCCGATCTGTGGTATCATGATCATACATCGGAAAACCAACGGGGTGTAGCTCAGTTTGGCTAGAGCGCCGCTTTTGGGAAGCGGAAGTCGTAGGTTCGAGTCCTATCACCCCGATTGTCTACATGACAAACTATGATTGAAATCACCCAACAAGAGTTTGAAGACAACTTCGATGCTTATATGGATCGGGTTGAAAAAAACCAAGAATTATTTTTGATCCGACTACCTGATGGTAAAGGTGTTGTAATGACACCAGTTGGTGATGATCTTAAAGATCTTTTCGATAATGTTATTGAGGAAAATTATGTCCCTGAAATCACAGATTGAAACAGCAAAAGATGCTGTAAGCAAAGCACTTATTACAGCACTTCAAGATAAAAATGAAACTGCTATCAGTGATTTGTTTGATTCTTATAATAAACTTGTAAGTATACAAATTACTGAAACAAATAAAAATGTATTTTGTATCGGGAATAATATCCCCACTAGTTATTATGGTGGTTCTATGAGTGATGATGTTATTTCGTTTAATGGTCTGGGTTAGACCTTAACTTACTCTGGTGGAGCCAATTACCCTAAATGCTATGCTTGAAACTAACATGAGATTTGTCGAAGAACTCGACAATGATGACAAAGTGATCACGTATTACAGCGTAAAAATGATTGACAAAAAATTCTACTACGTGTATAATGATGTCAATCACGGTCCTTACGAGGACTTTGACGATGCTGTGGAAGCAGCGTATGAAGATCTAATTCTTCAAACAGTCACGGATGGACTATAACAGCACTGGTCGGGAACCCCCTCGATGAGTTTCCAATTTCTCTAAAAAATTGGTGGTGCGGATGGGACTCTCTCCCGCCCAGTTTCCTGCCTCTGGTCAAAGGGCAGGTGGCGAGCCTGGAGGTAATGTGTTTATGGAGTTTAAAGAAATTGTAGGCGAGTATTCTAATAAAAACCAAGCTTTTATGTATCCATGCAATTATGCTATGATACGTTTAGTTTGGAAAGATTTGGGTGAAAACAAATTACAATCTCAAAGCTTTTATGAATACGATTATCCTAAAACAGATCCATATCGACAATCATATCATACTTATGAAATGATTACAGATGAAGAAGTTCTTCTTCGGAGTTTCGATATGGACTGGAACCCAACTTGTGACCATAACATTTATTGGAATGGTGCTTTCTGGGTTGCTAAAACCTGTGGTGAGTGTATCGTAAAAGATATTAGAATCGAAAGTGAATTTAAATTCAACCGAGAAAAATGTTTTTCTAGAGACGCTGGCTATGATGAAAGTGGCAAACTTGTTTGGGGAAAAGATTCTGGATTATTTGAATTTGATCGGGTAATTTAATTACCCACTTTTTTGCGGGGTTAGTTCAGCGGTAGAACGCTATCCTTCCAAGTTAGATGTCGTCGGTTCGATTCCGATACCCCGCTTTCCCTTTAAAGTTGTAAAACTTTACAAATAGGGAATAAATAAACCTTGTAGTTAATTTAAATAATACTATGATGATTCGTTCATTTATTGCTGCTGGTGCTGTAGTTACTACTTCGGTGGTTTCTCCTGTATCAGCTTTTGAAGTAAATATGAGTGAGGTTAATAAGTATGCTTCGGCAGAACAGGTCACTTCTATCACTCAATTTTCTGATGTTCAACCTACTGACTGGGCATATCAGGCACTCAACAATCTAGTTGAGCGTTATGGTTGTGTTGCTGGTTATCCTAACGGCACCTATGGTGGCGGCAAGGCAATGACCCGTTATGAAGCAGCAGCATTGTTGAATGCTTGCCTGGATCGTGTAACTGAAGTTACCGATGAACTTCGTAAACTCCAAGCAGAATTTGCTCAGGAACTTGCTGTTCTTCGTGGTCGTGTAGATGGTCTTGAAGCAAAGGTTGGTGAACTTGAAGCAACTCAGTTCTCAACCACAACCAAACTGAAGGGTGAAGTAAACTTCATTCTTGGTGGTGTTCCTGGTGCCAAAACTACTGCTGGTGCTAATGTTGGAAACACTACTTTCAACTACGATCTTCGTCTGAACTTTGATACATCGTTCACTGGTAAGGATCTGCTTCGTACCCGTCTTCGTTCGGGCAACTTCTCAGCACAACCTTTTGGTTCTTCCTCGTCTGTTCTGAAGCTGGATAAAGCGGAAACTTATGAGAACTCGGTTCAGATTGATCGTCTCTATTATAGTTTCCCTGCTCTCACCAAAGGTATGACTCTTACCGCTGGTGCTCTGGTTCGTAACACTGAGATGGCATGGGTTCCTACGGCATATCGTTCTGAAATCCTTGACTTCTTTACCACTGCTGGCGTTCCTGGTGTATATAACAAGGCAACTGGTTCTGGTTTTGGTGTTCAGTATGTTCAACCTGGCAAGAAAGGTGGATTTGTTGCTGGTCTGAACTATGTTGCTCAACAAGGTGACAATAGTGATACTGGCGTATTCAACTCAGCAGGTGCTCTGAACACTCTTGCTCAGATCGGTTATCGTGCTCCTCAGTGGGGTGCTGCCTTTGGTTATCGTTATGGTACTCAAGGCACTCGTGTTCGTACTTACAACGGTGTTCTGGGTGCTTCTGGTGCTCTTGCTGCCAATCAAGCATCTAATGGTTATGCCATCAACGCTTACTGGCAACCCAAGACTTCTGGTATCGTTCCTTCTGTGAGTGGTGGTTATGGTTGGAACACTGTAAGTGGTCCTTCTACTCCTAACGGTGCTACCAACACTTCTACATGGTTTGCTGGTCTTCAGTGGAGCGATGTATTTGGTAGGGGCAATGGTGCTGGTATTGCTTATGGACAACCTGGCAATGCTTCTGGTCTTAGTGATAAGGCTGGTTTGCTTGAGATCTTCTACAAGTATCGTGTGAGTGACAACATCAGCATTACTCCTGCTGTAATCTATGTTGCTAACAATCAAGCATTCCAAGGTGCTTCCTCTAACTGGGGTGGCGTAATCCAAACCAAGTTTACGTTCTGATTTTCTGACAGGAGGGGTTGACACCCCTCCTTTTTTCCTATATAATATCGTAACAAATCGTAACAAATTGAAATGACCGTAACGACTAATGACCGTGGGCAGCAAAACATGTTTGCCAAAGAACCCGTGATGTATATCTCGGATGAGGATGCCATTAAGTATGGCATGATGACCCATAACGAACGTGCTGAGCTTGCCAACGGACGTTGGGCTATGCTAGGATTCGTAGCAGGCATCGTGTCTTACGTTGCCACTGGCAAACTCTTTTTTGGCATTCTCTGACAATTGATTGACAATGACTGAACTTTTGTTTACAATGACCTCAGTTGCCTTCCTCGTTTTGTTGGCACATTCCATTAATCAACTATCTGAAACTTACTAATGGCTACCTATTCTGTTACTCTCCAATCCCCTGATGGAACCGAGCAAACTATTCAGTGTCCTGATGATCAATACATTCTTGAAGCTGCTGAAGAGGCAGGCGTAGATCTTCCTTCCTCTTGCCGTGCTGGTGCTTGTTCTGCTTGTGCTGGCAAACTGATTAGCGGCACCGTAGATAATGAAGAGCAATCATTCCTTGATGATGATCAACTTGAAGATGGTTGGGTGTTGACTTGTGTAGCATACCCTACCAGCGATTGTGTGATTCTCACTGAGCAGGAAGAGAACCTGTGAGTGCTGGAATGCTTGGGCAACTTGGAGTTGCTCTCCAAAGTCTAGATTGGAATAATCTAGAACTTGAAGTGAAAGTGGCAGGCACTCTAAAAAATGACAAATTTATTGTTATTAAACCTGTCAAACAAGTGGTTTGTTCTGAACCAAACCCTGATCTCAAACAACAACACATTTATAAAGGAGAAACAAAATGAAATTCGGATTTACACCTGAGGCAGAGATCCTCAACGCTCGTCTAGCTATGCTCGGTTTCGTCATTGCTGTTGGCACTTATATGACCACTGGGCAGATCATCCCTGGCGTGTGGTGATAAAGGATTATGAAATTTTTTCAAAATCTTTTTTGTAAAATTAAATATAGAAACAGTGGTGGATGGTGTAATATCTGTGAAATAGATGACACAGATATGAAAATTATTGTTTATAGAATGGGAGGAACAAATGTCATTCAGATTGAAATGTTTGATAAAGATCCTTTAACAAACAATTACGTCGAACGAGATGTTTTCACTTCTCATGGCAATCCCAAATACAATAATATGCCTGGATTTGCTGAGCATTTAACATGTGAAGAAATTAATCTTAATGAAATTATAAAAGCAAACGAATAAAATTAAAGGGGGTCTTTCGACCCCCTTTTTTTATTATTCAGTTACTTCTGGTTGTGGTAGAGATGCTTGGTAAGCAGCAATTACTTCTTCAGTCCACGTAGCAGCAGCGATAGCAGCAACTCTAGGATCTTCGTTTGCTGGGTCGTCACCAGGATTGATAACGTGACGATGATAGGTAGCAGCAACTTCTACACCATCTTTGAGGATTTGATCTCTTCTTCTTACTTGAATAGATCCGTTGAGTAGAACTTCAATCTTATCTACTACTGATACTTCTTCTAATGCCATTAGGGTTATTCTCCGAATAAAACAGGGTTAGGCAGAGTTATTTATCAAACGGTGTAGCAACCAGAAATTTGTATTCCCCCACTAGCACTATATGCCGTAGCAGCTCTTGTTGTACCACCAACTTGAGCAGAATCAATATTTATAGTTGTGGAATTAATACCTACATATGCTGTCAGATAAGCATTTGAACCCATTGACACTTCATTTACAAAACCAATCGCTAGAGAAGGATATATTGCTACATTTGCTGATGTAAATGGCAATCCACTAACTAATAGATTTCCTGTTCCAGTTCCAGATGACCAGCTTATATACATTTCCACAAACACTTGTCTTCCTACTTTTGTGTATCTTCCTTGTTGTACTACGTATGATGCTGTTCCCGCTAAAGTGCTTCCTGCTACTGCTGGTGTCCATGTTCCCTCTTCATAATCATTCAATAACTCACTAGTCATTCCAGCGGCGTTGTCAGCAGCAGAGAAGTCAATACCTTTGCCAGATGGGAAGGCAATACCAGTTTCAGTTACATAAGCTACTTCACCCTGACCCTGCATTTCAAATGTCATTCTATTGGCATTACCCGCCATTCCTAAAGAGTATTCATTAAATCCAGTAGTTAGTGATCCACCTTCTCTAAATCTAATTCTTGCCGTTCCATTATTTACTGAATGTAAAATTATATTTGGATTTGAATCAACATTTCCTAATCTAAAATTCTGTGATGTAGAAAGATCTGCTAATCTACTTGGTCCTCCTCCACCAGCACTGCCAGAATGCCATTCAAATACAGTAGTTTCTGATCCCCCTAAGTTTGCTGGAGCAGCGTTGGCCGTAAACACTAGACCAGGATTTGTTGCTCCACGGGATATTGTGCTATAAGAAGCACCGTTTCCTAAAGCAATACCATCGTATTGAGCAGAAGAATTGATTTTAAGTTTTGCTGGAGATCCATTTCCTGTAAGATTGCCAGCAGTTCCAATATCAACAACACCATTATCATCAATAGTAACACCAGAGTTTTGAACAATTTTACCAGTTGCTAAATCAAATCTAGCAATAGCATTATCGGTAGAAGTGCCAGCGTTGGTTACTGTGTTAGGATCGGCAAGTGTATTGAGACCTTTCCATTCAATACCACCACCTGCTTTTCTAGCAAGAACTTGGTTAGTTGTTCCAGTGCTAGCAGTGAAATCAGAAATGTTTCCAGTGATATAAACTGTGCCGTCATTACCAATCTTAAAGGGTGTGGTATCACTTGCTTCATCGTTAACAACTAAGCAATCTCCAGTACCAGTGTTGGTAATTGTTAATCCAACAGCAGTGCCACTATTAGCAATGGAGAGAGCATTTAAAGTTCCAACTGAAGTCAGCGAAGAATTAACTACGTTTGCTCCTAGTGTGGTAGCGTTTAGAACTGAAGTACCATTAATTCTATAACTTAGACCAGCAACAAGGTTTAGGTTTTGGTTGCTTGTCCATGAAGTGTTTGTGTTATCCCAAACGAAAGTCTTATCTGTGGTTCCTTTAACACGGATACCACCACCGTCAGCAGAAGTATTTGATGGACCTGTTGCCTGGAATGTTACACTACCAGTTCCAAGGTTTGGTGCTGCCGAAAGAACAGCAAGGGAATTAACTTCATCAATCGAAACAATAGTTGTGTTGGCAGGAACTGTGATACCATCAGTCTGAGATACAACAATCATTCCTGGAATAATACCAGTACCAAATGAAGTTAAAGTAATTGATGTTTGCCCTTGCTGAACGATAGCACTGAATGTAGTTGTAGTTACATTACCAAGAGTTAATTCTTTATCAACAAAGGTTACATTAGATGCTCTTACTGTTAGAATTCTGCTGTTTAAATTAGTTGTAGAACCAGCAATGGTAAGATTTCCAGAGACACCTAAGTTATTTGGAACTGTAATATCAAAATTATTATCTCCTCTAATCCAAGCACCAGCACCAGAACCAATAACTAATTGATTGCTTCCTGTTGGGTTAGGTAGTTGATATGTGACATCGCTTGTGTTACCATTTTGAGCAGGACCAATGACAACGTTACCGCTACCACTAATGCCCCATCCCGCTTTATAACCAATAACAACGTTATGCTCGCCTGCTACGTTACTGAATAAAGTTTCTGTACCAATAGCAATATTTTTAGTACCAACTGTAGTTGTGTAAAGGGCATCATTACCCATTGCCACGTTATCGGCACCATTGGTAATTGTTCTACCTGCTCTAAATCCAACAACAACGTTTCTGCTACCAGTGTTGTTTGAGAATAGAGTTTCGTAACCAAGAGCAGTGTTTTGATTACCTGCTCCAATACCAACAACAAGTCTTAGTGCTTCTTTACCAAAAGCAGTGTTTGTATCAACACCAGAAGCACCTCTACCAACACGAATACCACGAACTGTTACATCTTCGTTGTTAAATGTGGTTGTAGCATTGATGGTTGCTGTGTCAGCAATATCATTTCCTAATGTAATATTACCATTGACTGTTAAGCTATTTCTAATTGTTGTTTCGCCACTTGTAGCACCGATTGTGATAGAAGTAGCAGAACCAAAAGCATTAATTGCTGAAACGTTAGTATTAAATACGCTAAATGTAGTGCTTGCTGTTGTTATAGAGGTGACAAATTCTGGACTGGTAGCAAATACAAGTCTACCAGTTCCAGTTTCATCAGAAATAACACCTCTAAATTCATCTGAAGTTGTGGCAGCAAATAAACTTAATTTGTTTGATACGTAGGCAACAGAACCACCACCACCAAAGTTTACTGTGGAGTTATCTGTGCCAGAGAATGATACACTATTGCTTACAGTTAATGCTTTGCCTTCGTTGATTGTTAACGTAGCACCTGTTGCTGGTTGAGTAACTGAAACTTTATTGATGGTAGTTACAGTGGCAATACCTAACTGAGGTGAAGTTAGAATTGGTGAAGTTAAAGTTTTGTTAGTTAAGGTTTGAGTTTCGTTTTCGGTTACAAATCTGTTTGATACTGTACCGTTAAATGATCTCCAGAATCCACCAGATTCAAACCATTGAAGTGATTGATATGCTGTTACTGCTCCAGTACCATCTGTAGTTCTGTTGATTTGAATGCCGCCATTGGAAGGAGTTATGTTAGCTCCTGTTCTTAATTCAATTTCGGCATCATTAACAACAAGAGTTGCCGTGTTAACAGTAGTTGTAGTACCAGCAACGTTTAGGTTTCCAGTAATAGTTACTGTAGAACCATCGTCGGCAATGTTGGAGTTAACTAATTGACCATTAGAAGCATTCCATTTTACTAATCTATTATTAGTTAATGAATCTTGGTTCTTTAAACTAAAAATAGTGCCGTTTAATGCTAATCCAATGCCAGCAGAATATGTTGTGTCTGTATCAGTTGCTGTTACTGTGATTGTTGAACCAGATTGTGATACGGTAGCGGCTCCAGCACCAGTAATTGTGATGTCACCTGAAAGTAAATTGCCTCCATTAGCAGGAGATCCTTGTACTCTAGTAACTGTATTTGTATCTGTTCCAGTAACAGTAATCGTATTGCCAGATTGAGTTACAGCAGCGGCACCAGCTCCGATGATTGTAAAGTCACCAGAAGCAAGCTGTTCTCCTGTACCACCTCTTAATCTAGTAATAGTATCTACAGAAGAAATAGTAACGTCGTTTCCAGATTGAGTAACGCTAGAAGCTCCACCCGTTAAAATTCTAACATCTCCAGTTACTGGAGTACCAGACAACCCACCTGATACTCTGGTAACAGTATTGGTAGAATCGATTGTAATTACATCTCCTGTTTGGGTAACACTAGTGGCGTTAGATCCAGTAAAAGTAATATCACCAAAAAGGAATACACCACCAGCACCACCTTTTAATCTGGTGATAGTATCTTGAGAAGAAATTGTGATATTATTATCAGCCTGTGTAACTGTAGTTGCTCCACCTTGAAGTATAGTAACGTCACCACTTCTAAATGTTCCTGCTGCTTCTCCTTTTAATCTTGTAATTGTATCGATGTAAAACGAATTGATTGTAATTGTTTGTCCAGCTTGTGATACATCAGTTGACCCAGTACCAACAATAACTACATCACCAGAAACAGGTGTGCCTCCCGCTTCACCTTGTACTCTAGTAATAGTATCTACGTATGAACTATTGAAAGTAATTTCGTCGTTAGTTCTTGAAATGGTTACATTTTGCCCTGCTTTAAATGTAATATCATCTGTAGAAGATGGATTAGTTCCAGTTAATCTTAAAATTTTTCTGGTGGCATCAGCGCCATCAGTTAATGAAATGCTGTAAGTTGTGTTAGTGTCAATTGGAAATGTAAATGAACCACCTAATTCTACTTCTTGACCGTTAAGTGTAATGGAAGAATTTACTAAAGAAGAATTTGGAATATCATAAATGTTATTATTCAATCCAGAAATGACAGCATTAGCAAATGTTTTGTTTATCAGTGTCTGAGAAGCAGATAAAAATACATCTCCTGGAGTATCCCATACCAATCCAGTGCCAGTTGACTTTAAGTATTGCCCAAACGTTCCAATACTACCCCCAGCGTATATACTATTGCTTGTTAAATCAATATTATCACCCGAAGCTAATTCTTCGATTTTTTTTGTATCTGGGTTTACAATTAAAGGAAAGCGATTTGCCATTACACTAACTACAGAAGGGCATATTTATTCTTAAAGTTATTTATGCCTGTGAAGACTCGACCCATAAAGGATTTTAATGTTAGCACCTCATGACATAAGTAGGTACTAACACCTATTGACATCCTAAATAAAAGGTTGTATTATAAATAAGTGTTAAGGAATGGAAACATTTCTTCACATACTTTCACAAACCTTACGGACTAATAAAATTATGACTGCTACTATCGCCCAACAGCGACAAAGCAATACTTGGGAACAATTCTGTGAGTGGGTAACATCTACCGATAACCGCCTCTACGTAGGTTGGTTTGGAACCCTGATGATCCCTACCCTTCTCGCCGCTACTATTTGTTTCATCGTTGCTTTTATCGCTGCTCCCCCCGTTGACATCGACGGTATCCGTGAACCAGTTGCTGGTTCACTCATGTATGGCAACAACATCATCTCTGGTGCTGTTGTTCCTAGTTCCAATGCTATCGGACTTCACTTCTATCCTATCTGGGAAGCCAATTCACTTGATGAATGGCTATATAATGGTGGACCATTTCAACTGGTCGTCTTCCACTTTCTGATTGGTATCTATGCCTACATGGGTCGTGAATGGGAACTGTCTTACCGATTGGGCATGCGTCCTTGGATTTGTGTTGCCTACTCAGCACCCGTTGCTGCTGCTTCTGCAGTGTTCCTGGTCTATCCCTTTGGTCAAGGATCCTTCAGTGACGCAATGCCTCTTGGGATTTCGGGAACTTTCAACTACATGCTTGTTTTCCAGGCAGAACACAACATTCTTATGCACCCTTTCCACATGCTGGGAGTTGCTGGTGTCTTCGGTGGTTCTCTTTTCTCTGCTATGCACGGATCTCTTGTCACCTCTTCTCTCGTCCGTGAGACGACAGAAACTGAGTCACAGAACTATGGATACAAGTTTGGACAAGAAGAAGAGACCTACAACATTGTAGCTGCTCATGGTTACTTCGGTCGTCTGATTTTCCAATATGCCTCGTTCAACAACTCTCGTTCGCTACACTTCTTCCTTGCTGCTTGGCCTGTTGTCGGTATCTGGTTTACTGCCTTGGGCGTTAGCACAATGGCGTTCAACCTCAATGGATTCAACTTCAACCAGTCCATCCAGGATTCACAGGGACATGTGATTAACACTTGGGCAGACATCCTAAACCGTGGTGGTCTTGGCATGGAAGTGATGCACGAGCGTAACGCTCACAACTTCCCGCTCGACCTTGCTGCTGCTGATAGCACTCCTGTTGCTCTCACAGCACCTGCTATTGGTTGATACTTTATCGGGTATAAAATAAATCAATCCCCTTCGGGGGATTTTTTTTATGTCAAATAATAAATATCAATAAGTTGCAAGCACTTATGGTTCCCTTACATTCGCCTAAGGACTACCTGTTTAATCTTCATACAACATCTAAGAGTGAAGCAAAACGATTATGGAAACAGAATATAAAAGATGCTTGGAACAACGAATGTGCTTATTGTAAATCAGAAGAAAATATTACACTAGACCATATTCTACCCCAATGTAAGGGTGGTCTAGATATTAAAACAAATGTGGTGGCATGTTGTCATTCATGTAATCAATCTAAAGGTCATACTCCTTGGGAAGAATGGTATAACAGTCAGTATTTCTTTTCTCACGAGAACTATGAGAAGATTAATAACTGGATGAAACCAGAAGCACCATCTAATGTGTATCGATATCCACCAAGAAGAAGAATTAATTAAAATAATCATTGACTACCCCTAGGACACTTGACAAAACCCCCCGAACCACCTACAATAAGCAGGTGGTTTTTTTATTGGCTATGGCTAAGTATAACGTTTGGATTAGTTGTGGAGAAAGTTCGTGGCATCGAACGTATTTCAATGAGCTTGGAGCAGTACAACTAACTCAAGAACAAGTAGACAAGTATTTTACTTTTGATGAAGACGATCAAATTCATTTTGATGCTGATTTACTTTCCGAGGAAACTGATCGTGATTGGAATGATCCAGAAAAAAATCTTCCTACGTGGGATGAGATTACTGATGGATGTATGTGCTGGGGTCCAGATACTGATGATCAAAACATTGGTGTTTGCTTAGCAGATGATGAGGAAAATCAAATCTGGACATCACCGATCAATCAACTTACGTGGTATTCTAAAGAAGAAATTGACGATGACGCTCCAAAAGAAAACGGAGAAGAAAATGCCATTGGTAGAATTTTTTATGAGATGAATGAATCAGAAGGCGTTTGGATGCTTTACAATTCTTACGAACGTGGTAGTTACATTGGAGAGTTTGAAATTCCTGATGGGGTGGAGTTTGATCCAAAAAAACTTGTAGTTAATATTACTGAAGTTGCTGATTCCTGGACCATTGTTACTGGTATGGAGTATGATGGAGAAGACATCTATTGTGATGGCGATACTATGGGCAAAGGAATTGATTGGTATGTTTATTACAAAGGAGAATTGGAGAGTTTCAAATGATGAACATTAAAATTTACAAAACAACTGGTTGTGGGTATTGTGTAAAAATTATTGAATTGATGAACAGAGCTGGTGTTGAATATACTGATTATGTTGTGGGTAAAGATTTAACTCTAGAAGAATTTAAAAATGAATATCCCTTAGCAAAAGGATTTCCTTTTGTAATTATTGATGATCAAGTAATTGGTGGTCTAATAGAAACTGTGAAGTATTTTGTTGAGAAGAAATTAGTTTCTTCCAAAAAAGATCATGAATGACCCCAAAACTCCCATAAATAAAGGTGTGGAGCTAATGCTCAGGAGGGCTACAAAAGAGCCAGAAACACATGGTCTAAAATTAATTAAACAATTTTCCCTCCTACAAAAACAATTCTTTTTTAAATTTGAATTCAGTTGGAGGGACTTAAACTAACCAAGTCACTCGGAGAATTAAAATGGAATCGCCTACAATCCTCTTTTTCATGGGCTGCTTTGTAGTTCTATTTCTTATAGTTGGAATTATAGCTGGTTGGTTTATCAACGACATTGTTTATAATTTTTACAATAAAAATAATTCTCCTCAACTTCATCCAGAAATGTATGATGACCAAGGAATTGTTATTAACGAAGAGCTACTTGCTGTAACCTTTATTGACGAAGAAGAGGAAGAAGAAGAGGATGATTATTATTGACATGAATCAAGTTATGATTAGTAACTTGATGGCACAACTTAAGAAAGACGACCTTAATGAAAAATTGGTTCGTCATATGGTTCTCAGAAGTTTAATTGCTTATGAGAAACAATATAAACAAGAATATGGGGAAGTAGTTTTAGCTTACGATAGCAAACACTATTGGAGAAAAGATTTCTTTCCCTACTACAAATATAATAGAAAGAAAGATCGTAAAAGTTCTGGACTAGATTGGCATTCAATCTTTGATGTCTTGAATAAAATTCGTGATGAAATTAAAGAATACTTTCCATACAAAGTGATGGAAGTATATGGTGCTGAAGCTGATGATGTAATCTCCGTATTGTGCCGACACAAGAAACCGAAAGAAAAAGTTTTAATTCTTTCTGGAGATAAAGATTTTATTCAACTTCACAAGTATCCTGGGGTGTATCAATACAACCCTATCATGAAAAGTTATATTTCATCTGACGACCCATATGCTTTTATTAAAGAGCATATTATTAAAGGTGATAAGTCAGATGGCATTCCTAACTTTTTGTCTGATGATGATACTTTTGTAGCTGAAAAAAGACAAAAACCCATCAGCCAAAAGAAATTAAATCTTTGGGTAGATCAAGATCCATCAGTGTTTTGTAAAACTAAATCAGAAATTGATAATTACTATAGGAACAGAACTCTTATTGATCTAGATTATGTGCCAGAAGATCTTGAACAAAAGATCCTAGATCAATTTAACACTATAAATATTAACGACAAACAAATCTCATTAGAATACTTTCAGCAAAATCAATTAACTGATTTGATGGAAGTGTTTTATTTTCGTAGTTCCTCGCCATTTAAGAAATGAAATTGCTAATTTCCGAAGTGCTCCAAAAAGTGAGCAACGCCAAAACTAAAGCTGAAAAGATCAAACTTCTCAACGAATACAATACTCCTGCTCTTCGCTCCCTACTCATCGCTAACTTTGATGAAAGCGTGATTTCTATGTTACCTGAGGGAAAAGTTCCATTTACGCCCAACGACGCTCCCAAGGGTACAGAGCATACTGTCCTAGAGCATGAGTATCGTAAGCTGTACCTTTTCTTCAAGGGCGGCAATTCTTCAATCAACCAGACTACCAGAGAAAATCTTTTTATTCAACTTCTCGAAGGTCTTCAAGAAGAAGAAGCGGATCTTCTTGTTCTTGTGAAAGATAAATCTCTTGGTAGAAAGTATAAAATTACTCGTGCTTGTGTAGAAGAAGCGTTCCCCAATATTAAGTGGGGGGGACGTGGTTGATGGTGATTCTTCATCAAAACTGTGATCCTGAACTAGCAAATGATCGAAATTTGCCATACACAGCATACATCGTAACTTATGAAATTGATGGAGCAATTACCTACGATATAGCAATCCCTAGAAACAAAATTGAATTATTTGATTATTATTGGGATAGATATCGTGAAGGATTAAAATCATTTAAGCAATCCGAAGGTAGAGTAAACCCCAAACTTTGGGGAAATAAACCACCCAAAGAAGAAAAAAGGAAACGATAATGGCAGGAAGCTGGAAAAATACTTATTGTATTCAAGTTTGGAAAAATAATAATTTAAAAGATACAAAAGTATTAAAAAGAATTAATAAAAATGGGACAGCAGTTCTAACAAAAAAATATTCTGAAGTTTTTTTCTATACAAATTTACAAGAGGCTATGCCAGATGCTAGATTGCTTATGGAAAAAGGATATGATATTAAAATTAGAAAATGTTGTGAAGGAAACAACGATACACTTTGGTTAATTTAAATGGGAAAGCATTACTTACTCAACCTGTATGGATGCTCATTATCTTTATTAGATAATGAGTTTTTTCTATGTGATTTGCTTGAGAATTCGGCAGAAGCATGTGGAGCACATGTTCTACAAACTATGTCACACCAATTTAAACCACAAGGTGTGACAGCAATTTGTTTACTTTCTGAAAGTCATATTAGTATTCATACTTGGCCAGAGAAAGGAGAAGCTGCTGTAGATGTATTTACTTGTGGAGATTCTGAACCCAAGATTGCTTGTGACATTATCATCGAACAATTAAAAGCGAAAGATTACACATTAGAATATATTATACGATAAAAATATTGTATAAAAAAATACAATATTAGTTGACTAGATACGATAGGAGTGCTAAAATACTCCTATCGTTCATCGCCATTGGCGACGGAAGTAAGCCGACTCGGAACGGATCGTTCATTCGCTATTTGGAAATAGCGAACGCAAAAGCCGACTGAAGGAACGCTCTTTAACTTAAAACCCTAAGGAGAAAACCTAATGTCACAAGCAACTTATCGTGGATGTAAGTACAACACTGAAACCCCAAAGCAAGAATATCAAAAGTGGTATTCCGAAACACATGCCCCAGCACATCCAGCAAACACTTATCGTGGTGTTGCCTATCGTCCTTGCCACAATCAGGAGGTAGCAAAATGAATTGGTTGAATGTTATTCGTAAACAAATTCAAAAACAAAATCGTCTACACCAAGCTCAGATGGTAATGGCGATGAAATAAATCAGACGGGGGCTTGACAGCCCCCTTTTTTTGTGTTATGATACGAACAAATCTGCTTTGATTTTATGACTTCATTAAAGCGGGCTACCAAAATGCTTACCCAGGCATTAGGAGACCCAAAATATAGTACAGATCAATATGTCGAGATTCTTAAGCGTCGGCATCAAATTAAAAAACTTCGGAAAAATCTTACAGACTATGAGCGAGCAACCCGTGGATTTGGATACACCGTCGATCCAACGATCTTTGAACAACCAATCAGTGAAGCTGGTGACAGTGACACCGAAAGCAGAGGAGATGATGGCGTATGTAGCGAGAGTGAGCAACCCGAACAACCAGGACAACCCGAAGATCTCGGGGCTGCTTAAATATTGTATTCAGCATGGACATTGGAGTGTCTTTGAACAGGCACACATGACCCTAGAAATCAATACTACTCGTGGACTGGCGGCTCAAATTTTGCGGCACCGTTCATTTACATATCAAGAATTTTCACAACGTTACGCTGACACTAATCTTCTGACCGAAGAAATTCCTTTGCCCGAACTTCGTCGTCAGGATACTAAGAATCGTCAGAATTCTATTGATGATCTTGATCCTGAACTTGTGATTGCTTTCCAGCGACGAATGAAAATGCTGTTTGCTGAAGCACAAGAATTGTATGATGATATGCTTGGCGCTGGAGTTGCTAAGGAATGTTCGAGGTTTGTATTGCCTTTGGCAGTACCAACCAGAATTTATATGACTGGATCTGTACGGTCATGGGTACACTATATAGAATTACGCTCAGCAAATGGTACTCAAAAAGAGCACATGGAAATTGCTGAGATGTGTAAAGAAATTTTCTCTACACAATTCCCGACTGTTGCCCAAGCTTTGGAGTGGAACTGATGCCAACATACCCTGTAATTCATAAAGAAACTGGAGAGAAACAAGAACTCTACATGTCAATGGTGGAGTATGATCAGTGGAGAAAAGATAATCCCCAATGGGATAAGGATTGGTCCGCTGGTGTAGCTGGCGTTGGTGAAGTCGGAGATTGGAAAGACAAGATGAATAAAACTCATCCAGGTTGGGCTGATATTATGAAGAACAAAGTGGCAAAAGCCCCTGGTTCTCGTGTTCAATGGTAAATTAATCACTATAAACAACTATGCCAAGAGCAAGAAAAAGAAATACTCCAGACCTTAATGGTATGAGTGCTAAGCAAATGAGAAGAAAGAAGCCAATCAATTCAGATTATCTTCTTGACATTGAACCTCTTACAGAAAATCAAACTAAAATGTTTGAACAATATGGAACTGGTCAAAACATCTTTGCCTATGGTGCCGCTGGAACGGGTAAGACATTCGTTGCCCTCTACCTTGCTCTTCGTGATGTTCTAGATGAAAAAACACCTTACGAAAAGATTTACATCGTTCGCTCTCTAGTTGCTACTAGAGAAATTGGTTTCCTTCCTGGCACACACGAAGACAAGTCATCGCTTTACCAAATCCCATACAAGAATATGGTAAAGTATATGTTTGAGCTGCCAGACGATCCTTCGTTTGACATGTTGTACGACAACCTCAAACAACAAGAAACAATCAGTTTCTGGAGTACATCTTTCCTTCGTGGTTCTACCCTCGACAATTCAATTGTAATTGTTGATGAATGTCAGAACCTTAACTTCCACGAACTTGATTCTATTATGACTCGTATCGGTCAAGATAGTAAGATTATGTTCTGTGGTGATGCTAGTCAGTCGGACCTACAACGTACTAACGAACGAACTGGTATCATTGATTTCCAACGAATTCTTCAGAACATGGATGAGTTTTCACTTATCGAATTTGGTATTGAAGACATCGTTCGCTCTGGTCTTGTGAAGTCTTATCTTATCGCTAAAATTAATTTGGGAATGTAAATGAAAGTTTTTAATCATGTTGGGCTGATTGAGCCTATTGAAATGAACACCGTTATGATTGAAGGTCGGAGGTATTACAATACTCCCACTGGACAAAAGCACAAATCAGTTACCACTGTGATTAGCAACAACCCAAAGAAAAAGGAAATCATTGCTAAGTGGCGGGCGAGAGTTGGTGAGGATAAAGCAAACCGAATCTCTTCTCGCTCCACTACTCGTGGTAATCGTTATCATAAACTGGTAGAGAATTACCTGAACAACGAACATAATGTAGATCTTTATAAGGAATATCCTTTGGTTTGGATTATGTTCAATTCCTCACGTAAAATTCTTGATAATATAAATAACATATACTTACAAGAGGCTGGCCTTTATTCTGACACTCTTGGAATTGCTGGTCGTGTAGATTGTATTGCTGAGTACAACGGTAAACTTTCTATCATCGACTTTAAAACTTCAGCCGAAGAAAAGAAAGAAGAGTATCTCTACGATTATTACGTTCAAGAAGTGGCATATGCTTGTATGCTACAGGAACTTTATAATCTGAAGGTAGAGCAGTTAGTTACTATTGTTGCTTGTGAAAACGGCGAAACACAAGTGAGTATTCAGCCTCCCAAAAAAGAATATTTTATTAAATTACAACAATACATTCAAGAATACGAACAGAGGTATGAAAGAAATATTAGAGAATAATTTTATGACGCCTACTAAGTTTGCTCAGGAGGTTGAAAAAATAGCTCACGACAATTCAATGAATTATATTGATGCTATCATTCACTACTGTGAACATAATGAGATTGAAATTGAATCAGTTTCTAAACTGATGTCAAAGCCACTAAAAGAAAAACTTAAATACGATGCTCAGAAGCTTAACTTCATGAAGAAAACTTCACGAGCAAAACTCATGCTTGTATAACTATGGGAAACTTTTTTAAATCCGAAATGGTTCGGGGTGATCTTCAAGAAATGGCAGAACTTCAACAGTTCTGTATGAGATCTATGGTTGCTTTTGCTGTTTTAAACAAGGAAAAGAAACTTCAATATTTTGAAGTGATGGAACAACTGATCGAAAAACAAAAAATCTTTCATGCTAGAATTTGTTTAAGCGATGATCCCGAAGCCATGGAGATGGCTGAAAGCATGAAGCAAGCTGCTGTTATGCTTGGAGCTACTCCTGGCAAGACCATGGGGGCTATGTTTGATGACTTACTTGAGAAAGTCCGTGTCATGAAAGACCAACTAGAGGCTCAAGGGGATTGACGCTCCCTTGAGCCTGTGCTATGATGTCTAGGTGATTCAGCGTCACACAAGCCAAATCCAAATTATCCAAGGAAATCCGTATGTCTTTTGCTGATCTTAAGCGTAAGTCCCAGAGCAGTTTCGAGTTTCTCCAGAAGGAGCTTGAAAAGTCCAGCACCAACAATGGTGCCGACGATAGGCTCTGGAAGCCCGAACTTGACGCTTCGGGTAACGGCTATGCCGTTGTCCGTTTCCTGCCCGCTCCCGAAGGAGAGAGCGTGCCTTGGGCTAAAGTTTACAACCATGCCTTCAAAGGTCCTGGTGGTTGGCTGATTGATAACTGCCCCACCACCAATGGTGATAAGTGCCCCATCTGTGCCACCAACACTAAGCTGTGGAACAGTGGTCATGAATCTGATAAAGATGTAGCTCGTCAGCGTAAGCGTAAGCTTTCTTACTACAGCAACATCTATGTTGTAAACGATCCTAAGAACCCAGACAATAATGGTAAGGTGTTCTTGTTCAAGTATGGTAAGAAGATTCATGATAAGATTCTTGCTGCCATGCAACCTGAGTTTCAAGATGAGACTCCTGTAAATGTCTTTGATCTTTGGGAAGGAGCTAACTTCAAAATCAAGATCCGTACCATTGGTGGTTACTGGAACTATGATGCTTCTGAGTTTGCTGCTCCTGCTGTTCTTAGCAACGATGATGACGAGCTAGAAGCTATTTGGAAGCAAGAGTATTCTCTCGAAGCTTTCACTAATGCTGGTGAATTTAAGACTTATGAAGAACTCGAAACTCGTATGAGTGCTGTTCTGAATACTGCTCCCGAAGTTCGTCAGGCTCAGTATGAGGAAGATGAAGATCCTGCTCCTGTCGCTACCGTGACTCGTGAGCGTGAACCTGTTTCTACTCCGTCGTTTAAATCTGATGAAGATGATGATGCTCTGAGTTACTTCGCTCGTTTGGCTGAAGAAGATTGATACAATTAAGGGGGCGTAAGCCCCCTTTTTTATATGCCAGTTCGTTTTAATCTATTGTTAATAAAGTCACTTGACTTACCATATAAATTTGTCTTTCTAAAGTCAGTTAAGAAAGCATCTAAGTAAGATGGTTTCAATAAATAAATTTCTCTTTTCTTTTCATTTTGTTGTTCTTCGTATTCAAAAATATATACAGGTTGGCATAATTGTTGCCCAGGAATTTCTGTTATAATATTATTGATATTATATTTGACACCTGTTGAAATTTTTCTGGTCCAATTTTGACCATCGTATTTCCAATATACTCCATCAATTATATAAGAGTTTTGATCTAACGGAATTACCTCGTAATCAAGAGGTGTTATTTTTTCATATGATCCTTTAAATTCTATACTACGAATACCGTAATGATCATTGCTAGGACCACTACTACTAATTTGATATAATCTGAAAAATGTATTGTTTTGTTTAGCTCCCTCTGGTAAGTTAATTGAGTACAAATTAAATTCGTCTCCAGCATTGCTGCCTTCGGATGTTGTCGGAACAATAACTCCAATAGTAATCCATTCGTCGGGATCTGTTCCACCAACCTGATACTGTAACCTCAATTCTTCTTCCCCAGCGATATCAGGAACTTCTCCTCCGTTGGTATCATTCCCTCGTATAACTAATCCTTCTACACTTTCGAAATTTGTAGCATCAATAGCTTTTAATGTAGCCCATCTTACTCCACCTTTAATATTTCCAAATTTTAAATGTGGACCTACAGCAAATCCACCATTACTTCCTACTCCAGTTCCGTTTGGGGCGATATAAGTGCCATTAAATTCTTGAATGTTTGTAGTTATTCTAGTATCAATTACTTTATTAATGGGAATAGTTTCTACGGTTGGATCTACCTGTGGTAACGTGCCAACAATATATCTCTCAGAACTATTATAAAAAGTTTCGTCAACTATAGTGCCACCTTGAATAATAACTTTTCCAAAAGCTTCAATTTGCTCTTGGTTACTAATTACTTCATAATGTTTGATTGTTGAATATGGATCGTCGTATTTTGATTCTAAGTATTTTCTTAGATCATCACTTGATAATGGTAAATCAAACAAAGGATTTATCATATTGTTAGTTAAAGCAATTACCCAATCATAAAAAGAATTACCGTATGCTGCTTCGGCAATAGTATCTAATCTATCACCATCTTGGATAGCATATTTTTTAAAGTAAACTGAGTATGAAAAGACATCTGGATTTACTTGATATCTTCTAAAGAAATTTTTAGCTACAACAAAATCTGATTCAGAAAATGGATACTGAATTGGTTTTTTGTCGTACTCTATGTTTGGTATGAATGAAAAATACATTTTAGATACCTGATCCGTCTTCGTTTACTTCGTCCGAGAATACAAGTTTAGATTCTAGGAATGATAATGAAAGTTCAGTTGCTACAGGAGATCCATCTGGTAACGTAGCATAAGCTCCAGCAGCAGTATAGTTAATATTTACATCAGTAATACCACATAATTTATATTTGGGTAGATACTCATGTAAGCTACCACCTTTCATAAAAGAAACTTGGCATAGATCTGGTATTGTTAGCATGTTAGATGCTTCTGCTTGTCCAAAAATAGCTTGTCCACCAAAACTGGGCAGCATAGCTTTTTTAAATCTATTACATATTTTTTTTATTTGTTCTGCCTCTTTTTTACTTCGAGGAACTAATTTAAATCTTAAATTAAATGTTCTTAGCTTTGGGGCTTCGTATGCTAACTCTACATTAGGGTTTAGAATTGTACCAGATATTGTTCCTAGTGCTTGATTCAATGAAATATTTGCTCCAGCTACAGCATTTATTCCCTGAGTCAAGGCATTAAATGTAGCTGCTTTTACTGCCCCAGGAAATGCTCCACCAAGACCTTGAAGCATTGCTGTGAAATCTCTTTGATTGTTTACCATACCAGCTAGCCCCATCATGCCAGCAGCTGTAGCTCCAAATCCAGCTCCATTCCAACCAGCTCCAAATTGAGATTGAATATCTTCTGGCATGTAAAGAATTATTGGAGCGTATGATTCGTTGTTATATGATCTATCGTTTGAATTTTGGTAATTTGTGTATCCCCATTTCGCTTGTTGGGTATTGGTTGTCGAATTTGCTGCTGCCGAGTTTGGTGTATTTTCGCCACCACCAAATGGAGGAGCATATTTAAAAAAGCTGAATACTACATAGTCGCTGTCTTCGGTAATTTCTGGATCTGCTGGGTATCTAAGAACTCCTGTTGTCGTGCTTCCTGCTGTGGCTTTGGGGGTGTATATAACTAAATTGATCGGGGCATCTTCTTCTTGAGTTTTTTCTGCCGCACCAGCTCGCCCAGTAGTAGTAGATCCTGGCTTTACATCACTGTTAGTTGCTGGAGCAGCTGCTTGCTTTTTTTTAGCATTTTCTATGTTAGCTTTTTGTCTAGACGCTGTGCTCATTTATTTGACCCTCTCTATGTCGTTCCTGTTAGTACCTTTAATGATCCTTGTGCCTTTGATTCTATCATTCCAGTGCTGATCAATTTCTTCCCAAACATATTCTTTAGGATATTCAATCTTGCCACCACCTTTCATTAACACAAAATCTTCTACAGGAAGAGCAGAAGCAGTAACCCATTCTTGTTTGGCTAAATCCAAGAATAAACTTTTACACCTTTTATAAAGATATTTATGAATAATTACACGGGGGATATCTATTTTACCATCTTGTAATTTATTGACAACAATTAATCTTTTCTTTGGTATTAAGTAATGTAAGCTAGCACCATAAAATGCCGAACCTTCAACTTTAAGAATGTATACAAGAGGATATTTGTCGTAATACGGAAGGGATTCTGTCTCAGCTTTGTATTCAAAAAAGCACAAGTGTCCAGGAAATACTCTACGACGATTTACATTTTGATCTTGATTGACTAAAGCACTAATTGAATCAAACTTTTCTTGCTCATTCATTCGAGAAGGTTCTGCTTGAATATTAGCACTTAATGTTTTAAGATTAGATCTATACCATATTAAACTTTGTGATTCTCCCTGTGATTTTTCTTTGATCTTTTCGTAGATAGTTTTATAACCTTCTTTCTTTCCTGCTTGTTTAAATCCTTCAGTTTCACTTACAATCTTTGCTAACTCTGTCATATCTTTGTATGAAGAGTAACGTTTTACTCCATACTTAGAAGCGAGGGCACGAATTTGATCTCTAGTATAATCATCTAATGAATTTAATTCATGACCAGTAAGATATATCCATCGATCAATATTATTTTTGGCGTATGGTTTTGGTTTTAAATTATTCTTGGCTGCCATGTTATACTCCTAGATGATCTTCGGTGAGGATTAAAAATTTCATCTGCCTATCTTCACAAAAGTCTTCAGCAGCAGACCACTTGGCACGGTTCTTCATGTATGTAAGAACCTCTCTTTTCCAAGCAGCTGTTTTCTTTTTTGGTTTTTCTGGTGGACCTAAGACTTGCTTCTTTGGCTTAACTTCAATCAGATACTTGTTGATAACTCCTTGTTTAGTTTTAATCTTTACATAAAAATCAGGATAGTATCTATGTACTCTGCCATCGGTAGGACAACGGTATGGGATGATAACTTCTTCACTACCCCACTCTACAATGCTATCGTTGTTATCACAAAATACCATAAACTTTCTCTCCCACATAGAACGATAGATAATTCTAGTGGGATTGCCCCTGTACTTTTTTGGGTTGATAGGTTTGTAGATACCAGAGTACGCCATAAATATAAATAAACCTCCGACTGTATTTAGAGTGGCAACCAAATCAATAGACAACTTCGTAGCTGCTATTGCCGCCAATGGCGGTATGGCGATGTCCAATGGTTATGATGTTGAATTTGATTTTACCAATGGTAAGCTGAGCAGCCTAGTTAATACTATTGGTAGACTAGGAATAAAACTTCCAGAAAATACCACTACTGGACAGCCAGGTGCCTTAATTAATATGTTTTGTGATGAGGCACAACTTCCAAATATTTCTGCTGCTACTGGTCAAATCAATGGCAGATATTTAGGTGAAGGAACTATCAATTATGCTCACACAAGAATGGTTAGTGACTTTTCTTTATCGTGGATGTGTGATGCCAATATGATTCCATTTAAATTTCTAAATGCTTGGCATGGATTTATATTTGGTGATACTATGTTTGAAGAAAAAGCAACATCATCTTTATTGAAGGATGTTAAAAGTTTTGCTATAAAAAGAGCAGACAATCGAATTAATAGATTACAATACCCAGAAGAATATCAAGCTACATTGAGAATATCTAAAGCAGAAAGAGGTCAGAACGCTCCCAACGGAAGAGTATCTTTAGTATGTGTATTAGAAAATGTATATCCTTATTCTATTGATGCTGTTCCATTATCATATGGATCATCTCAAATTACAAAGGTGAGTGCTAATTTTTATTATACTCGTCACACATATTGGAATGTAGATATCCGTAAATACAACGGATAAATAATGATACCGAATTGAAATAAAGTTTTATGGCATTACCAAAGATTGGAATTCCTACATACGAACTAGAACTACCTTCTACTGGTAAGACAATTAAGTATAGACCTTTTGTAGTGAAAGAAGAAAAGGTTTTACTGTTAGCTTTGGAATCGGAAGAAGAAAAGGACATCAAAAATGCTGTCAAAGATCTGATTAAAAATTGTGTTCAATCAAGAATTAAGGTAGATGATCTCCCAAGCTTTGATCTTGAGTATATCTTTTTAAAAATTAGAGCTGCCTCGGTAAGTGAAGAGATTATTATGAATGTTACTTGTCAAGATGACAACACAACACAGATGGAAGTGTCTATTAATATCAATGATGTAAATGTTTTTAAACCAGAAGGTCATACAAGTAAAATTATGCTTGATGATACTACTGGTATTGTCATGAAATATCCTGGTATGGATAGATTTATTGAATCAGAATTTCTTAATAAAAATATTAAAACAGAAGAAATATTTGATTTTATTGCTGATTCAATTGATCAAATTTTTAACACGGAAGAAGTATGGGACTCTTCTACAACTTCTAAAAAAGAAATGAAAGAATTTGTGGAAAGTCTTACAGCAAAACAATTTGAAGCAATTCAAACTTTCTATGAATCAATGCCTCGTCTTATTCATAAGTTTAAAGTAATCAATCCTAATACTGGAGTAGAATCTGAATATACTATAGAAGGGTTACAGAATTTTTTCGTATAGCACTCTTCCAAAATAGTTTGGAAGGGTACTTCAGAACTAATTTTGCTTTGTTACAGTATCATAAATATTCTTTGACGGAAGTAGAAAATTTAATTCCTTGGGAAAGAGAAGTGTATGTATCCTTGTTAATTCAACACCTTAAGGAAGAAGAAGCAAAGAGAGCAGCAGCTAATCAATGATACCATCAAAAGCAATAAAACCTATTAGAAAAAACGGCAGGGACAATACTGAAATTGCTGTCGGAACTCTTATTGCTTATCGTGTATTTCCACATACTTCAGAAGGAATAGAACAGGCAAAGAAATTAATTGCTAGTAGTGATGAATGGTTAGTGCCATCATTGCTTCCAGAATACTATGATGGTATTGATAGCGATTTAATGACTGGTAAGGAGAACGATGCTATTCGTGCTATTACTAGTCAGTTAAAAGAATTTTATGGTATATCTTCTGCTGGAACAGCAGACTTTGTTGATACGAGAGTAGAAGATACCAAACCAAAAGTTCCTTCTGGTTTACCAATACGTTGGTATCCTATCAATCAAGTTAGCGAAAAAATCTGGCGTAAATTAAAGGCAAGGCTTACTGGTATAAAGGATGAGTTGTTTGGAAAGCTTTCTTCTTTTGTAAATTTACCTGAACGTGATGCCGATAAGCTGATACAAAATATTAAACAATCTGGATATTATCCTGGATTAGAAAATGAATCTGGTGATAACTTAGAGAACTATATTAATTGGTTAGTAGATACATATTTACCTGAATATGGACAGACACAGGTATACAATCCAGGAGATAAATTTGTAGATGATGGCAAAGAATTTGCTGATGAAATAGTAGATAATCTTGATACTGCTCTTGAGAAAAAGTCAGATGAGATTATGGATGCTATTGATGCCATCATAGCAGAAGATAAAAGAAGGATTGAAGAGTTCAAAGCTAAGGTTACTAGAAAGGTAAACCATCCAGAACTATTTTCAGAACTACAACACATCAAGACCCGCTACATGTGGGGACAGAATGGACTTTATGATTTAGAATTTAAATCAGATATTGATAGAGCAATTTATTTTGCTGGTAAGTTAGGTGGCGATAATAAAGATAGTCAAGATAAAGTAGCTGTTAGGCAGTGGTTATTCTTAGCTACTGGTTTAAATGTTCGTGATGATTATGAAGAGGTTAAGGAATATCGTGCTAAAATTCTTGAACTTATTCTTCAGTTAGTAAAATTAAAACCAGATGAAACTGAAGTAATTGTTCCTCCAGTCTATGATGGATACTATCAAGATCCAGATGAGGATGAAGAAGAAGATGAAGAGGAGATGGATGACGAAGATTATGATGATCTTTATGGTAGTAATTTAGATGATTTACTTAATGAAGTTAGAGAAGACGAGAAAGAAGATCAAGATGATGAACAGGTAATAGAAAATATTGAAGAAGAGATTGTAGATGCTGCTGGAGAAGACGAAGACGATGAGGATTTTGGATCTGAAGATGATATACCCGATGAACTATTACAGGATGAAGTAGATCCAGAACTACTTGAGCAACTACTTGATAAAATAAACAAGCCAAAAAAAGAATCCACATACACAAGCAACAAAAAAATATTTGATGCTATTGTTGTTAACTTCGGTAGAATTCAAGCAACATTAGATACTGTAAATAAAAACTTAGAAAATCAAAATGAATTAATTAAAGCTTCTATCGAAACTCAATTAGCAATAGGAGAATTAATTTCATCTCAAACAAATATACTTGAAGATAAATTTGGTTTAATATTACAACAGTTTGAAGCACAGGCAAATATATCACAACAACAAAGCGAAGTACTAGAATCTAAATCGTCTGAAAATAAACTCGAAGCACAGCGAGATGCTGCTGGAATTTCTGATTATCAAGATTTAACTAAAGGACCACAAAAAAAGAAAAGAGAAAATAAACTTGTAAAATATTTAAAGTCTAGATTAACTAGAAAATTATACCGTAAACTGCCTAAGTCTGTAAGAAATGCTAGGCAAAAAGTAAGAAAATTACAGCGTCTTCCTGGTAAAGCACAAGCAAAGGTAGCAAATAAAATAACTTCTATTCTTCCTACCCAAGGAAAACGAGCTGTTGGTGCTCTAAGTAAAGTTCGTGGCATGGGTAATGTTGGCAGGATGGCTGGTCCTGCTAGATATGTTTTTGCTGGATTGGAATATGCTGATAGAAAACAATCTGGGCAAAGCGAAGTTCAAGCATTATCTGGAGTTGGCGGAGGATTAGCTGGTGCTGCTGCTGGTGGTGCTGTCGGAGCAAAGGCTGGAGCTGCTCTAGGAGCGGCTATAGGGGTATGGTTTGGCGGTGTTGGCGCTGCCCCTGGTGCCGCTATTGGAGCCGTCCTAGGCGGCCTTGTGGGATCAATTGGTGGCGGAATGGCTGGTGGTGCTGTAGCTGATAAAGTTACTGGAGCACATGAAACTGGCACAGGATTAACTAAACCAGGCACGGCAATACTACACGGCACTGAAGCTGTTGTTAAAAAAGATGCTCCGTTGGATATGTCTCCAATGAGCACTCTTGGTGGTGTTATGTTAGCTGCCACATCACAATACATTAATTCTGCTGGCGCTGTAGCGGCACCAATTGCTCCAACATTTAAAGGTATTGCTGGGCAGATGGCTAAAGAGTATGATATTCCATCAACTGTTACTCAAACTAATGTTGGGGGGTCTTTGCCACAACTTGATAAAGAATTGAAGAAAGTTAAAGAAAAAAGAACAGGATCTGCTGAAGAAGAATTTACTGGAAAAGAAAAAGAATTACTTGACACCCAAAATGAGGATTTATTTGCCGAAAGACTTCTGAGTATGATCGACCCAGAAGGAAAGTTAGAAAATTTATTGAAAAATCTCAACACTGGTGGTCCTGGTGGAGGTGGAGGAGGCGGAGGAGGAGGCGGAATGGACCTCAATCTTATTGGCGATGGTGCCTTTGACACTGGTTTAAAAACAGGACCAAGCGGAGTTATTGGAGGAAGTGCTGACTTCCACCAAGACCTTTCTTTTGGACCTAACGTTAGCATGGAAGACAAGAGAAAATTAATATTACAAATGGCTGTAGCTTATGATAGAGTTGGTAGGAAAATGGAACTTAGCAATGCTGGCGTTGGTGGCAGAATTTTCCCTGTGAACGGAACCAAGGACGAACAAAATAAGTGGATTACAGATGCTGAAGCTGCCCATCGTGCTAGAAATGGAGGCACTGGAAGAAATGCTATTGATTTTTATACTCCAGTAAAGTCGGGAGATAGATTTGGAAGTTCTGTAGAAAATACTTCTATGCTTGCTCCCGTCATTGAAGGAGCAGAAACTAGATATTTTTCTGGTGGTGGGGCAGGTGCTGGTATGTCCATGGTCAAAGATGGTGTGGAGATATTAAAATTGATTCATGGTAGAACTGATATAGCATTACCTAAAGGAGGAAAAATACCATCAACAATAGCTAAACCTCAGCAACCACAGCCCACTCCCTCTGCCACTGCTACCCCACCAGCTCAGGCGGTGTCATCTACTTCTCAGTTCTCGGCAGCACCTAACAATTTAATGGCGTCAGTAACAAATTTAAATTCGCCAACTTATAATAATTTTATTTCTCCAGCTTCCCAATCTCAACAAAATACAATTGCTCAAATAGAACAATTATCTTCACAAGAAGAACAGTCAACAAATGACATGATGATTATTAATAATCAACAACCACAAATGCCAACTATGCCAGCTAGCCAACCGCCAATGATGTTTAATTCTCCAGGTAAAACCTCTTCAGAATTGATGAAGGATTTGCTACTTCAAAGATTAACAGCATAGCAAAATAAATAGCAGGATAGCAGGTAAGTATAATGTCAGCAGGAACAGTAGGCTTTACTGATACAAGAGAGGATACCAATCATATTGGTATGGTTATCAGTAGGATACTCGAAGCAAGAAAGCTTGCCGAAGATGAAAGAAAGTATGCTGAAGCTCAGGCTGAAAAATATCAAACTTCTCTCGAAGAATCTGGAATTCAAAGAGGATACTTCTTCAAGAAGGCTTTACGTTGGAAATTTGGGGGAGAATATAAACAAAAGAAACTTTCTCAATTAAAAACATGGAAAAATCGTGGTGGTATGCTGAAGTCAGCCATCACTGGTAAGTCAGGAAGGAATAAACTTGATAAGTTTGAAAGAACTCAAGTTCTTTTTGACATGTTTAATACAGGAGATAAAGCAAAAACATTTAGAGATAAATTTAAACCACTTTATGAGGGCTTTGTAGATGATCCAATGCTCAGACCAAAGAGCAAGTGGGTGGATCCAACTACAGCAAAGAAAACACAGAAAGCCGTCAATAAAAAACAGCGAGTAAGTAAAGAAGACATCTTAGATTCTCTTGGAGCAATCACTGAATCAATACAAAAAGTTGCTGAATCTATTGCTGAAAAAAATAAAGTAGTTGCTGACCAGATGATTCATTCTTCTGTACTACAGGGAATGATGCACCAGCAATTGAAAGCTAATGCTAATTCTTTAGATGATAAATTACAAAAAATTATCAATGCTCTTTCAAATCAAACGGAGTTTCAAAAGCAAGCTGTAGATAAAGCCGAAACTAAAGAAACAGAAACTAAATTAGAAAAACAAAAAGATGCTGCTAGTATAGTTAATTTTGATAACCTTCTTACTAAAGAAGACGAAAGTAAAATACCAGCAACATCTGCTCAGGACATAGAGTTTCAGCAGATGTCTGCTTATGACAGAGATGATATCCCTAAAGCAGAAACAGGCGCTGTATTTTCTGGTCCTGATAGTGGATACATGGTAGAATTACATGGTAATGAAGCTGTAGTTCCCTTAGATAACAACTATACTCAAGGGGAACCTAGTGCTATTGATGGCAAAGTAAGACCAAAACCAACAGAGTCTATTGTTAATCAAAAGACTATAAATTCTACGCCCAAGTATGAAATGGGCACAACTAAAACATCTAATACATTCAATAATATTTCGCCTGTATCATCTAATACATTCAACAACTTTCCTACTTATGAAACAGGAACAAATACTACAGTAAATGCCGCCCCCATAACATCTAAATTTGGATTTAATACCACAAAAAATATCATTGGTACTGCTGGAGGTGGCACTACCGAAGCATCAAAACTATCTCAATCAATGGTTGATGTAATGTCACTACCAATGATGGCTGCTGGTGGCAGTATTCTTGCCGCCACCACATATTACATGCAGCGTCTTGGTGGGGAAGGAGCTAACATCAATCCAGAAATAGAAAGAGTGGCGAGACCAATTGCTGGAGTGTTTGGATTGCCTCCATCCATAGTAAGCGCAACTAAAAAATCAGTGTCAACAAAAAAAGAACAAGGAGCAGAAGAAGAAACTGGTGAGTCTAAGAAAAATTTATTTGCCAAATTAACTGATGGGTTTGGGAAATTACTTGAAAAACTTGGTGATAGTATAAACAAAACACCAGGACCAGGACCAGGACCAGGAAGTGGAGATGGGAGCTTGCTTCCAGGAGATGCTCCAGCAGAAATTAAAGCGTTAATGCAAACTATATCTGGTGGAGAAGGTGGTCCTAATTCCGTTCAAGGAATTGGTGAAGTACAGGGACTTTCTGACATGACTATTGATGATGCTATATCTAAAGCTAAATCATATATTGGTAATGGTTCATCGACTGGTGCTTTAGGAGCATTTCAATTTCATTCTTCTTACCTAAGAGAAAGAGCAGTTAATGCTGGTTTAGATCCAACAAAAGATAAATTTAGCATGGAAAATCAAACTAAAATTATGAGAACTTTTATGACTTCTGTTTGGAATGCTGGTGGAGGTGAAGGAGGAGAAGCGGGCTTGGTTAACGCATTGAAATCGGGGCAGTTAGAAACTCAAGTGTTCCCTAAATTATCTAAAGATCTAGGATGGCCTTCATTACCTGGAGGTAGTCAACCAAATGTTCATACTCCAGAGGCGGCAAAAAGATATACAGAACATTTGAAAAAGTATGAAACTGTAGCTAATACTCCACCCCCATCATCGCCAGCAGCACAACTTGGACAAGCAATAACAAGTAATTATGGTCTTAAAGTAGGCCAAGAAAGAATTTTTAATCATCCCGAATATGGAGAAATTAAAGCACATAAGACAACAGTTGGATTTGATTTTTATGATGGGGCAACAAAACTTGACATGTCTAAACCACAGGGCAAATCAATTGTAGAATATTTTACATCTACAAATGGGGGAGATCCTGATATAATTAGACAAAGTAATAGAAATCAATTTGATCAGGCTTTAGATAGAGCAACAGAAAGAGCAAATCGAATAAGTTCAATTACTCCTTCTTCTTCTTCAAATAAATCTGTTGGCGGAGGAATAACTGTATTAAATACAGGTGGTGGGCAACAAATTGCTTCTGCTGGTTCTGCTCCTCCTCCAAGCGGAGAAATGGGCATAGAATCTGGCAGAAATCCTACTCAAGATTTTTATAATAGTCCATTCTCGTTAGGTATTGGTTAATGTCAGATAATATAAAACCATATGCTTCAAGTTTTCAAATTAAATCTGTAGTCATATATCGTGTTAAGTCTAACGAATCTTATGATATTACAGATCTTGTTCAAAGATTTGATTACTTCGAAAGTGTCACATCTCCTGTAGTGTCGGGAACTTTAGTGATGGTTGATTCTGGTGCTAACCTTATATCATCGTTGCCAATACAAGGAACCGAACGAATACAGGTGAGTTTAATTGGACCAGACAATCAACAATATGATTATGATATGAATGTGTATAAAATTTATAGTAGATTTGGTGCCGAAAGATTTCAAACATATACGCTTGGGTTAATATCTAATGAAGGATTGCTTAATGAAGGTATCCGTGTTACAAAAACATTAAGTGGCAAACCAAACACAATTGTTCAAACTCTTTTAAAAGATTACTTAAAGACAGATAAAGAATTAGAAGAAGAATCAACAAAATTTAATATTATTTTCAACCCAGGAAAAAAATCTCCATTTTCTATCATCAATAGTATTCAATCTAAAGCAGTAGCAAATTCTAGCACATCTAAAGTTACAGAAAATAAAGAATCAAAAACCACCACATCAAGTAATCAAAGTGTTTCTTCTTTAAAACCAGTAGATAGTTCTGACTACGGTAGTGTGGACGGTAGTGCTGGATATTTCTTCTTTGAAAATAAAGATGGATATGTTTTTAAATCAATTGATACTTTATGTGCTGGAGAAAAATCAGTTGGAACATATTTTCAAGAACCTGCTGATGTAAATTCTTCACCCGATAGAAAAATATTATCAATTGATTTCTTAAACGAGATTGATATTCTTAACAAGCTTAGAACAGGAGCATTCTCTTCTGTAATTTGTTATTACAATTATAGTACAGGTGCCTATGAAGAATATGTGTATTCTCTCGACAAATCATATGAAAGCATGAAGCATCTGGGCTCTCAAAAAGGATTGCCTTATGGTCAGAAAGAATTATCTAAGTATCCTACTCGTGTTATGAGTATGGTGTTAGACCACGAAACTTGGTATGACGGGGAGGATTCTGCTTCTCCAGAAAAAAGAGACGGAGAAAATGGAGCAACTCAGTTTCCAGATTACCAAAAGTTTTACATGGCTCAATCTATTTCTAGATTAAATTCGTTAACAAACCAGAAAGTAAAAATTAAATTAAATGGATCACCAGCTATTAAAGTTGGGGATGTTATTGACATCATGATTCCAAACCAAGTCACCCAAGAACAAAAAATTACAGAAAAATATGACCCCGAGCATAGCGGAACATATTTAATTTCCGAAGTCAATCATGTTTTTGATCCAAAGAAAAGAAGATGTTATACTTTTCTCACTCTAATTAGAGATTCTTATGGGATGAAAGATTATGCTTCTAAAACACAATAAATAATATATAAAATCCTGTGTGATATGGATCCAGTATTATCATCTTTGTTTCCAATAAATCAAATAGGTTCTGATGGATTTAACTGGTGGGTTGGACAAGTTGAATCAAACAAAAACGATGATCCAAAAAATTCTGGTAGGTATCGTGTAAGAATTGTAGGTCAGCATCTGAAGGACTGTGATGCTACACCTACTAATGAATTGCCATGGGCAAACGTAATGATGCCAGTCACTACACCATTTACCGATGGTGGTACAACTGGAGCTTCTGTAGACTTAAGACAAGGTAATTGGGTAATTGGTTTTTACTTAGATGCTGATAAACAAAAACCAATTATCATGGGATCAATTGGACATACAGCTGGGTCCACGCTAATAGAAAATTATGAGAAAGATCCTAATCCATCTGGAACATGTAAATCTTTTACGACATATTTTGATCCAGAAAGAAATCCTTACAAGCACGAACCTCTACCAGAAAAAAAGAAAGATGGTGGTGAAGCTGAAGCTGACGATTCAAAATATACTAAACCTGGGCAAACTGGATTAATTGCTGCCGCTGTACCTGGAAAAGCCCCAGCAAGTTTCTATGCTTTATTTGCTGAAAACACTGCTACAAACCCAACTGGAGCAAAAGTATGTGTGGAAATCGCTAATCCAAAATGTGGATCAGAATCTGATTTGTCTGGAGGGTTAACAAATATTTTATCTGAAATGCTGGCAGCCAATCAACAATCTGGTGGTCAGCTTGGAGATTATTATGTCAGTCAGATTAACGGAGAGTTAAGTAATTACGAATCAATCGCCAGAACTTACGTTAACAAAGCAACAAGACTTGTATCCAGTTTTGTTTCCCGAGCAAAAGGAGAAGTTGTCAATGTAGTTAGAGAAGGTATTGATGGTTTAGTGGAAGTCACATTGATTGCTGATGTTCCAACTACAGATGAGCTTGGGAATGTTAACACTGGACCAGTAGCTCCTGATCTTGGTGTGGAACCTTTCCAACCAATTACTAAAAAAGAAAGCAGATTAAAGCCAGTACTAGATGTAATCAATGAAATTCTTGATGACCTTGGCTGTGAGATGGCTGATTTTACAGACACTCTAGCACAGTGGCTTACTGATTTATTATTAGATATTTTCATGGAAGCATTTAATGCTGTTACATGTTTAATTGATGCTGTAGTAGAGTCTATTATTAACGAAATTTTAAATGGACTAGAAGAAATTTTAAGTACAGTATTGGGACCTTTACAAGATTTCTTAGATACTTTAGCAGACCCACTTAATGTAATCGGATCAGCTATCAATGAAGTTTTTAGTTTACTTGGTATTAGTTGTGATGGTCCTTCCACACAGTGTGAAAAGGTAACGAAAGAATGTACTGATTGTGGTACAGAAGATACAGAAGATTGGTTAGATAAATTAATCGAGCAATTAGAAGATGGTCCTTTAGCTGGATCTTCCATTTGTGATGAATCAAAAGAATCTACAGAAGATGAAGAAACTAGTATCGTATTTGTTGGTGGTATTTTTGAACCAGCAGAAGATGTTCCAGTTGATTCTGATGTAGCAAGTCTCGAAAATATTTTTGTTTATCGATCAAGTGATGTTCAGGTAGTAGAAGGAAAGAACGCTACGTTCACAATTTTTCGAGAAGGAAACACTTTAGTGTCTTCTAGCGTCAAATATCAAGTAATTAATGGATCTGCAACAGAAGGAATTGATTTTATCAAACCTACTAATGGAGGAACATTAGGTTTTGCTCCAGGAGAATCAGAAAAAACTTTGGTGTTTAAAACTTTAGCTGATGATATAGATGAAAATGTTGAAACATTTCAAATAAAACTTTCTGAAGGTACAACTCCAGAAGGATCTGTAGTTTCGTTCCCTGATGGGAAAATTTTTGTATGTGAAATTTTAAATTATGATTTGAATGCTATTAAAGATCCAATTAGTGAATTACCTACTGGCATTGGAGAGATTACATCAACGCAATCAACTACTATTTTAAACCCACCCGCTAATTTTATTACATCTCCTGTCAAAACTAAGACAACTTTAAATACAATTCTTCCCACTCTTCCTACTTATACTGTTATTCCAAATAGAAATTCTTTTTTTGAAGGAGAAGAAATAACTTTTAATATAGTAACTCAAAATGTGTCTGATAACGTAACGCTATCATACACAATTTCTGGAGACATCAGTTCAAATGATGTTGATGGTGGTCAATTAACAGGATCGTTTACAGTTGTGAATAATTTTGCTGAGGTTAAAATTAAAACAACAATTAATAATGATTTTTCTACTCAAGTAGAAGATGAGGATGGTAATTTAATTGATGAAGACATTCCAGACCCAAGTGAAAGACTTATCTTTAGTATTGATAACACTAATGCTTCGGCTATTGTCACTATTTTGGGGGATGATATTCCAGAAGATCCGTATTATTTTGTTGAGTCTGATAAGATTGTTTATGATGAAGGAGAAACAATTACTTATACAATTACATCAGTAAATGTTCCAGACAATACAGTAGTTAATTACGAATTATCTGGACCAGAAATCGAAAAAACTGATATTATTGAATATGAATTATCTGGAACATTTACTATAGTTAATAATGCTGCTACAGTTCTTGTACAAATAGCAAAAGATGCTGATATAGAAAATTCTGAGTTATTGACATTTAGTATTGTTGGCGTTGAAAATGGTGATGCTACTTCAGTAATAATTTCTGCTGATCCTATACCAGAAGACGAAGAAGTTACTATCATTACACCATCTTTCTTTGTCGAATCAGATAAAATAGAATATATGGAAGGAGAAACGGCAGAATTTACTGTAACTACATCTAATGTTCCTGATGGAACTAATTTACAATATGTACTATACGGTTCTTCATTGAAATCAAACGACATTATCAACGGTAAATTGTTTGGAACGTTTGTTATTTACAACAACACAGCAAAAATTTATGTTGGCATTAATAAAGATTTGGAAATAGAAACTAATGAAACAATTACATTTATTATTAATGGAACTGGAGCATCAGCTCAAATTATTGTACTTGGTGACATTATAGAAGATGAACCAGTCATTATAACACCATTGGTCCCATGTATCAATCCGCCAACTGCTGGTGTTCCTGTAACAAATGACTCTGGAGCAATCATAAGCATACCAATCAGTAGAAGGGGTTGCCCATATCAAAAACCACCTAGAGTTATTGTACGTGGTAAAGGTTACGGAGCTTCTGCCATAGCTTTATTGGATGAAAATGGCTACGTTAGTGAAATTAGAGTTACTAGAACTGGAAGAGGATACGTTAAAAATAATCCAGATAACCAAAATTTAACTTGTGTAATTGATTCATATACACTATTAAATCCAGGAAGAGGATATACTTCTGAGCCTGATGTGTTTATCAATGGAGAGCAAGGAATTGCTAGAGCTAGAATAAATGAATTGGGATACGTTTTTAGTGTCGAAGTTTTAGATAGAACAAAAACATTTAAGAACATTCCTAGTATTATAATTAGAGGTGGTGGAGGTGCTGGTGCTAGAGTATTACCAAGTCTAAATTGTCTAGATAAAGTTGAACTTGAGACCAGAGGATACACCAAGATCGGAACAGGTAAATATATTGATTGTCCATAATGTCTGTAACTAACAAACCAGCTTCAAATCCAGATGTAACTAAAGGTACAGTTCCTAATTCAACTGGGGATTTATCTGTTAGCTATGGTGAAGGTCCTATTCCAGATTATTCTTATATTCTTGGCAAATGGACTCTAACTACCTATACTTTTCCAGAAGATGGCTCTTCTGGATTTGCTATTACTGATGGAAAATCTGCTTTCCATATTGATAACCAAGGAAATATAATTTTTGGCACTGGTTCTCCATCTCAAAGTGGCTGTGGTGGAAAACTTATCATGAAATCTGAATCCCAACTACAAAAAACAAAGTCTGTTGCCATTGAAGTTGAGGGAAGACCAGATGATGGATCTTTAAAAAAAGAAACTAATAGTAAAGGTGGAATAGACGAAACAAAACTACCAGCATATTCTTTGAAAGTATATGGTGATGTTCTCATTGAATGTATTGGCGGAGAAGCTGTAATAAAAGGAGAAAATATTACATTAAATGCTTCGAGCACATTAAATTTAACTTCAGGAAAAGACATAAACATTTCTGCTGGTAAAGAAGGAGGCAGAATTAACATGTTTGGGGGAACTTTTAATCTAAACACTAGTTTCTTTGAGAAAAATTTAAGCGGCGGAGAATATTCCAAAGGGGCAGGTGAAGTACAAATTGAACAGTATAATCCTAACGCTGTCACATCTGTTTCTACTCCAGGTAGTATTAATTATACTGTAAATGGTAATTATGAACTAGGTGTGACAGGAGATTACAAACAAATCGTAAACAAAAATTACTCTTTGAACGTAGATCTTGACTATGCTAGGGAAGTAAAAGGAAACCTATCGGAAAAAACTATAGGAAAACAAAAGACTGTTATCACAGGAACTTCAATTCGGGAAAGCACTCAACAAGAGTCTTATGTCCTTGAGATAGGAGCAAATCCAACACCAGAAATTGCTACGTATAAAGTTTCTAGCGGTGGTAAAGTTGAGATGTCTACTACTACAGGTGGATATAAATTTGAAGCTGCTGGTCAAGTCAGTAAAATGACTTTAGATGAAAAAGAATTTAAAGTTAATGTTGGTAGTAAATTAGGAGCCATTGAATTAACTCAAACCCAAGCATTAATTTCTTTTGCTGAGACATCTAAAATAACTTTAGAACCAGCTAAAGTTTCTGTAGTTGCTACACAGATTTACCTAAACTGAAATTCAAAAACTAAATCCACGAAATCGGGAAAAAATTCTCCAGGTAAAAATGAGTAAAAAAGTTGAGTACCATATTAAACCATTTTGCTTTTAAAGTCAATACCCTTGACAATTTCCCAAAACCTCAGTATGATAGCTCTGTCAGGGGTTAAGGGTCCTAATAAATAATTCTATATGGAGAATATACATGCTGTCTACACAATATCGTCTACGTTTAGAAGGTATCTGTAACAAGATCGCTCAACATGAAGAAGTGAGCTTGGAAGAAATGATATGGGCAGAAAAATTAGCCAAAGCTAATCGAACTGCTGGTACTATGTTGAGACAGGCGAGACGAACAGCAGAAAATCCACATATGGTGGAGGGAGATATGGATGATTTTTTAAACCAACTTGATATAGGTGGCACTGGACACGAACGGTTTGGTAAGAGTGGTTTCGATAGTATTGATGATATGGTTGATTGGTGGACCAAGGATAAGCCTGATGACTGGAGACAAAGAGACTAGTGGCACAATCGGCTTGACAAGCTCACCTGTAGGTGGTACTATAAATACACACAGGTCAAAGAAATCCAATGACTGTTCCAAACTGGCAACATCACAGCAGCAAAGAACAAAAGAGGACTCTTAAACCTCAGGCTTTACGAGCTGCTAAAAAACGTGTAAAACAAATGAAGAAAAAATTTGATGTTATATGTAGATAGTATAACAACGATCGATAATTTTTTAGAAGCCTCTCAGCATTTAAATATTTTAAATACTACAAACAGCTCTAAATTTCCTTGGAATAGAGGAACTATTTTACCAAATAATCTTTATGTAGGAAATCCAAATAGTAATTTACATTTTGTACATAAACTAGTTAGTGTTCATCACCGCTATATTGAAGATACTCAAGTATCACATGATGTTACAAGAAATGAATACTATCCTATAATAGAGCCAATTGTAGATAAACTACAAATATCTTCTTTATTGAGAGCACAAATTAATTTAACCCCCAACACAGGACGCTTTAATAAAGCAGGGTTTCATGTAGATGTATCTAACTCTTTTTTGGGAAAAGGAATGACGGCAATTTATTACATTAATACCAATAATGGGTTTACAGAATTTTCTGACGGTACTATAGTAAAATCTATAGAAAATAGAATTTGTGTGTTTCCGAATAACATGCTTCACACAGGAGTTTCTTCGACAAACACTTCTCATAGGTTAGTTCTTAATTTAAATTGGCTATCGAAAGCAACAGGACGAATATGAAGCCATTAAATTGATATAATCACTTCATTTCATGGGAGTATAGCTTAATGGTTAGAGCGGGCTCCTTATAAGGGCTTAGTCTGGGTTCAACTCCCAGTATTCCCATTACATACACTTGTTGTATAAATAGGTGTATGTATATCTTCATAACACCATTATGGATACTAATATTACTACTTGTCAAGGTTGTGGATGTGACATTCTTAATGAGAGAATGACAAAAGGACGACTAAAAAAATGGTGTAGTAATGCTTGTAGGCAAAAATGGCGTTATAAAAATGACCCAGTTACAATAAACCGAGACACTTATACTGAACAAAAAGCAAGAGGTTATTCTAATAAATGGAAAGCCCTTCAATATAAAGGTGGCAAATGTGAAAAATGTGGCGAAGATAGACCAGCAACTCTATGTTTTCACCACAGAGACCCATCTCAAAAAGAATTAAAACTTGATGGAAGATCTTTTGCTAATAGAAAATGGGAAACCATTAAAGAAGAAGTTGACAAATGTGATCTTCTTTGTCATAATTGTCACCATATCTTACATTATGGTGATAGTTGGGGAGAGTTTTTACAAACGCTGGTTTAGCTCTCTGGAGAAAGCACTGCCCTCATAAGGCAAGACAGGTGGGTTCGATCCCCACAACCAGCACTTGACAATCTCAGCAAAACCTGCTATGATTGTCTCATACACATGCCCGTGTAGTCCAGCGGCAGAGACAGAGCACTTAAAATGCTTCCAGGGTCAGTTCGAATCTGACCACGGGTATTCCACTAAATAAATTGAGTGGAAAAAAGTAATGAAATACACACTATCTCAATCATATTGCTTTTATATGGGCGAGGTAGTTCGTATGTATTTCATTCAAGGTATGCCATATACCTTTGATGAACTTCCACAAATAGTTCAAGATCACCCAGGCATTCAAACAGAAGCTCTTAGTAATAGAGATTTTGATGATGAAGATCTTTATGTATGGTCTAACTATTTGATACTAGAAGAAGTACATCCATTAATGTTTGAACTTGAATTAGAAAATCCTGAATTACTGCCAAAAGATGATTAATGAATTTTTTAGATTAATTGAAGGAAGATTTGAAAATAAAATTCAAGCATTTTCTCACCCAAGTAAGTACGCCTACATTAGAGTTACTCATGTAAATTTGGGTGAAGGATTAATTTATGGCGAACAAGCATACAATTATCAATTAAATAAACCATACAGGCAATTTGTTCTTGAACCAATTCAAGAAAATAACCAAATTAGAATTTATAATTATGAAATCCAAAATAAAGAAACTTATCTTGGATTTAAACACCTTGACAACATTGACAAGGATGTGCTAAAATTAAAGTCTGGCTGTGATGTAGTTCTCACTCAACAAGGTCAGTCATTTGTCGGGGGTATACAAGGTTGTGATTGTATGGTAGACTGGATGGGTCGAGAGACTTATCTTCAAAATCAAATTGAGTTGACTCCAACTCATTATTATGTTATGGACCGTGGATTCTGTGCTGAACATAAACATCAGCTTTGGGGATCTAAATATGGTAGGTTTGAATTTGCTAGAATGCCTCAGTAGCTCAGTTGGATAGAGCAACGCTTTTGTAAAGCGTAGGTCGTCGGTTCGAGTCCGACCTTGGGCTTTGAAAGGTCTGGAAATGTTCGGATCTTTCATACGAGTCGGGATCATCATATCCGACTCACCAATCCTCTGGTAGTCTATTGGTAAGGACACCCCGACAAGGGAGTTGGAAACTGGGTTCAATTCCCAGACAGAGGAACCATCATTTGCGCTGGAAAGATAAACCAGAATGCCGTGGTGGTTATGTCGATGTGGCGGAATTGGTAGACGCACTGGGTTTAGGTTCCAGTGTCTTCGGACGTGGAGGTTCAAGTCCTCTCATCGACATCGGATTCTATAATCCGAAATTGAAAAACTAAATCCATGAAATCGGGAAAAAATTCCCCGCCAAAAAATCGTCAAAAAAGTCGAGGGTAAACAAATGACTCTTTTATCTAAAAAAGATCACGAAATGGTTATCGAAGCACTTGAAACCCTAATTCAAACAAAGGAGGAAACCGACGATAAGTTTCAATATTTGAATTTACTCAATTGGGTAAAAATTAAATCTAAAGAAGTATTTTAGTTATGTCTGCATCTGTTATTGAAATTCTTTTTAATGAAAAATCTGAATTGTCCCAACAAATCAGAAAAGCATGTGCTTGTTGTGGAATTGAAAAACCCTTCAATAAAGATTATTATCATGTAAATCGGGGGTCTAAAGGAGACCTTCGATCAGTGTGTAAAGTGTGTAGAAGTTCTGTTGGGAAAAAATATAATAAAGCTGCTCGTAAATTAATGAGCATATTTAAAATTAAAACTCCTCCAGTAGGAACTCCTTGTTCTTGCTGTGGCAGAACTGATCTAAAATTAGTTTGTGACCATATTCATAACACCCAAACTATTCGTGGATTTATTTGTGATAACTGTAATGTGGGTATTGGGAGACTTGGTGATACTGTTGAAGGTGTTGAAAAAGCTCTCAAATATTTACAAGGATCATATTTAACTTAATGGGGTGTAGCTCAACGGCAGAGCTATCGGCTGTTAACCGATCGGTTGCAGGTTCGAATCCCGCCGCCCCAGTTGGCGATACTGCCATGATCCAAACCCCTTCCGTGTGCCTTAAAACCTCTCCTTCGGGAGGGGTTTTATTGTATAAATACTTTGAAGAAGAAAGCACACAACTAGTAGGTCTGAGTAATTATGGCTCTTACAAGACTTGATAATCTGTATTCAAGCAAAACTGGTAAATATCTCTATGTTTCTCCAGATGATTTCAATGCTACAGATGAGTTAGACAATAGAGGTAACTCTCCTTTACGTCCATTTAAGACAATTCAAAGAGCCTTTCTTGAAGTAGCCCGTTATTCTTATCTGCCAGGACAAGATAACGATAGATTTGACCAATTTAGCATCATGTTGATGCCTGGTGATCACTTTATTGATAACAGACCAGGACTTGTTGAAATTGACCGAGGAGAAAAGCAAAGATATTTTGACGCTAAAACTTTAATTATTTCTAATAGACAAGAAATTATTGATCGAGCTTTTGGCGAAATTGCTATTCAATATGACGAAGCTGCTTGGGGAACTGATTGGGTAGTACCTGGAGATCCAATTGAAAGTCCTTTAAATAGAGGATTTGACTCATATCGTTTAATTCAAAAAAATCGTCAAGAAATTATCAGTGGAGCTTTTGCTCAAATTGCTATTACTCATCCTACATTTGTAAATCCAGATTCAGTTAAATGTCAACGTGATATTGGATTTTTTATTGATGCTGTATCTTTGGATGTATTGCTAGGTGGCGGTAATCGCTATACTCGTAAATTCCTTCAAAATTACTTCAATAATTCTGGAACTGCTTGGATTGATAATGGTCTTCAGGGAGAAGAAGCAGAGTCAATCACTGCTTTTAATAAAGCAAGAGATTTGATGAAATCTGCTGTAACCAATCAGCTAACTTATAAAGATTTAACGCTCAATGCAGATCCTCTTACAGGATCAAATACCAATGTAAATTCTTGTGCTGATATTCAAACTACAATTGACACTCTTACAGCAATTGTAACTAGTATTATTAATACTGGTAATCTTGAAAATCTTCCTGTAGAAACAGTTGCTACCATCGGTACTGGGGAAGCTAAGTGTAAACGTGACATTGGTTACATTGTTGATGCTGTTGCTGCTGACCTCGCTAATGGCGGAAATGCTAATGTCGTTGCCGCATCTAAAGCATATTTCACAAAAGAAGGTCTTCCAATTTCTAATGGTCTTTTGGGCGAAGAAGCACAATCTGTGTTTGCTTTTAATGCTGCTCGTGATATGATGAAAAAAGCTGTAACCAATCAGCTTTATTCAAAAGACTTAAATATTCTTGCTGGTCCAGCAACTTATGGCTCTGGTGGAGCAATTGTTCCAAATCTTCCATCAGGAAATGCTGCTACTTGTGTTGATGTACAATCAACAATTGATACTCTTGTTAGCATCATTACCACTGTAATTTCAGAAGGAGATATTACAAGTCTTTCTAGTATTCAAATTACTGGTGATATTCCAGTATTTAATTACAATAGAGCATTGGAAGAGTGGGAAGATAATTCTATTCTTGATCTTTCCAATCCAGATAACGTTCTTTACAAATTTAATGCTTCTACTGGTGGTGCTATTGTTCCCAGAGGTTGCTCTCTAATCGGCTATGACCTACGTAGAACTATTGTTAGACCTCTTTATGTCCCCGATCCTGCTGACGGCACTCAGGAAAGAACTTCGATCTTTAATCTAACTGGTGGTTGTTATATTTGGCAATTTACCATCAAGGACGGAGATTTATCAGAAAATTCTCCTCTTTATGATAGTAATGATAGAGTTGGTAAAGTGTATTTCCAGAAAGGAAATAATACTCAATTAGCAGTACCTGAGTATTCACACCACAAGATCACCATCATGACGTATGCTGATCTAGATGATCTAGATCTGTATTACAACAAAGTTGCTACTGCTTTTGCTTTATTCCAACCAACAATTGATGATGGTGACTTAGAGGCTCTACCACAAGAAAATAGAATTGTGGGTCCTCTTTCTGATACAAGAAGCATTGTAAACCTTAGACTTAAGCAGTCAACAAATCCATCTAAGACTATAATTGTAGCTACTACTAAAATTGCTCATGGATATTTTGTAAATCAGTATGTTGCTATTGTAGATAATGGTCTCAATGATTTATTAAATGGTACTTTCAAAGTAACTGCTGTTGATCAAGAAGATCCCCGAGTATTTGAGTATGAAGTTGCTACTACCCCAGCAATTTTAGGTCTTGATATTAATGAAACTGGATACAGTAATTCCAGTACACCATCATTAAATTTGAGTGCTAGATCACAGGCAGAAATTGACTCTGTAGAATCCGCTTCACCATACGTTTTTAACTGTTCTATTCGTTCCACCTGGGGTCAGTGTGGTATGTGGGCAGATGGATCTAAAGCAACTGGATTCAAGTCGATGGTTGTTGCCCAGTATACTGGTGTTTCTCTACAAAGAGATGATAGAGCATTTATTCGTTATGACGAGTTCTCTAATACTTGGAATCAAGCATCATTAACAGACGCTTTTGCTACGATTCCTTACCATACCAAAGGTGATGCTTACTGGAAAGATGATTGGAGAAATTTCCACATCCGTGCTTCTGATGATTCTTTCATTCAGTGTGTTTCGGTATTTGCTGTAGGATTCTTTGATCACTTCTTGATGGAATCTGGCGGTGATATGTCTATCACCAACTCCAACTCTAACTTTGGTAACACTTCACTCCACGCTGTAGGATTTAAAGGATTCTCTTTCAACCAGGATAAAGGTGGTTACATTACTGATATTATTCCTGTAAAAGAAGTTGATGATAGTGCCTTTAATGAAACGGAATTAAAGTATTATTCTATTGCTTTGCAGCCATCAAAAGATGTAACTAATCAAACTAAACTATATTATGGTAGCGATGATTCATATAGTCCTTTTGATAGGCCATCAACATCAATTAGCGGTTATAGACTTGGTGCTAAAACAGACGAAAAAATATTTTTAAAGCTAAAATCTCCTTCAGGAACAACAGAGAATTATTTCTCTACTGTTACTCCTAATGGCTTTAAGAGATATACTGTAGCTTTAGAAACTTTAAATCCCGATGGTATTTCAATTGATAACAGAGCACAGGATGCTTCAAATATTATTGAAACCAACAAAACATTTATTCAGCAAGAAGCTTATGGATACATTCTTCAAAAGTATCCTGAACTTACTACCAAGACAACAATTAATATTTCTAAGTGTGAAAGAGATATCGGTTATTTTGTAGATGCTGTTGTTCAGGATTTGAGACTTGGTGGTAATATTAACACCATTCAGGCTGCTGAAGGTTATTATATTGGTGGTCAGCTAGCTTATATTCCTAACGAACTTAACGAAACTATTGAAGCGTTAGATTACGTTAAGAATCTTTGTATAGCAGCGATGAGAAATTATGATTATCTCATCAGAAATTGTATTACTACCCAAGGATCTGCTATTGTAGATATTGGTGATACTAGTGGTATTCTTGTTGGTATGAAAGTTACTCAATATGATTACACTATAGCTAATTTTACTAATGGTAAATTAAATCCTCTTGCTACCCCTGTTCAAATAAATCCAGTAATTCCTAATAATGTTTATGTTAAGAGAATTGTCGATTCAACTAGAATTGAATTAGGAAATATTGGAAGTAAATTAGATGAAGGATTGAGTGTACCTGCTAATTTAAATTCTTCTTCTGCTTATTTGTATTTTCAATTCCCCAAAACAGCTTCTATTATTGATAGTGATTCAAACTTACAAGGAACTTGGGCAGCTACTCCAGCCATCAAAGATGACACTCTAATTCAAGATGTAAGCACTTGGGGTCCTACTGAAGGAAATGGATATCCAGAGTGTTCAAATGTAGCTAATGCTATTCAAGAATATTTTGTAAATATTTTCTTAATTCTTAACCAAGGATTAACGCCATTGGGCGGCAGAGAAATCGATGCTTCTAATTTAATTCTTTCCAACAAAGAATTAATTGTACAAGAAGCAATTGATAGAATGCTTGGAGATAATTCTGGATTTAATTTATCCAGTTTTTACCCAGAATTTATTAGTGATGTAAGACTTTTTGTTGACGCTATTGCTTACAATGTTAAATTTGGTGGAAATAATGATGTATATGATTTTTCTAGAGAATATGTACTTCAGCCAAATATTTTATCTGGAGAAAGACCTCAAGCTATTCAAGTTTATGTTGAAGTAAGAGATCTTGCTATTCAAGCAATGAAAAATCAAGTGATTACTATTGAAGGTGATCACAATTTATCTCAAGTAATAGATAACACTGTTATTGGTGATATTTCTGGTGAAGCTGGGGTATATGATCCAGCAAATGATTGTGCTGATGTTGCCAGCACAATTACAACATTTGCTGGTATTTTAACTCAAGCTATTGGAACTGATGCTGATCCTGGAGATTTGATAGGAATTAATAGAACTGAACCAGAATTTAATAATGTAACACGAGTTGAACCAGTTCTTGATACAGCTAATCTTGCTTCTAGATCAACTTTATTTACAGTAAATACTGGTGGTGGCACTTCTAATCCACATAAATTTGAAACTGGTACGGCAGTTCGTCTAGTACCCAAAGCGAGGGAAGGAACTAATCCAGACAAGAGAGTAATTAGACTTCCTAGAGGATTTGAAACCAATACAATTTACTATGTAATTGCTCCTGGCAGAGCAACTTCTCCAGAAGATTATTCGGATGAAGTAAAATATCCAAATACTTTTGGATCAGATGAATCTACTAAGATTATGCTTGCCAGAACTAAAGAAAACGCAGCTGCTGGCATTTACATCTATTCATCAGAAACTGATTCTATAGATCCTGATGTAGAAATTGAACTTCAGCAATATGTATTAGATGATACATACGACTTACATCAATACCTATGTAACTTTGTTACTGGTCAAACTGATGTAATTCAAACAGACGTTCCTCATATTTTTGATGTACCTTCTTCTTCGGATACAGTACATAAAGTATTCTTTAGAACTTTTGGTGATCCTAGCGAATCAGAACTACCTCAAATTACTAATGCTGGCATTACTGAACCAATTGATACTACTACGTACTACTACGCTAGATTTGTAACTCCAAAAACATTTGCTCTATTTTATAGTTCTGCTGAAGCTATCGCTGGAACACCTAGAATTATTTTTACTCCAGGTTTTGGTAAAAATTTCTACGTATTTTCTGATAAAAGAGAAAGCCCAGTTAAGTTTGATGCTGCTTTAGTTAATTCAGATACAACAACTGGTCAATGGTATATTAATACAAAAAATGAAATTAGCAATAATTTTAACATTATTAAAAGAATTCAAGAGCTTGGTGATACATTAAAAGATGCTAGAAGTAAAAATACTTTCTATAAGAGACTTAAAGACGGCAGAAACGCTCAGGATAGAATTTATCGTTTACGTTATGTAATTCCTGAGTATGCTCAAGGTGTTCGTGATCCTCTTAATGGATTTGTTCTCAAAGCAAGAACTGACGAAACTAGAAAACTTTTACCACAAAGAATTGTTCTTTCTCCCGTTGCTTCTGGATCACCTGATCTAGCTTATTTTGAAATTCAAGTACAACAACCAACTGGAGGAACAATTGCTCAGCAATTAGGTCTTCCTAAGAATGAACTAGATATTAATTTTGCTTATGATCCCTATAATATTAATCAAGTAAAAGTAGTTGATAGTGACAAAACCCAGAGTAAAGTATCGTTTAGCATTCAGTCTGCTCGTCAAGTAGAAGTAGAAGGTTCAAATTATCTTGAGCTAACTGTATTTGATTATGGTATTACTAACGATCAGTTAAGAAACGAGAAATTCACTACTGTTAAAATTAATGCCCCTCAGGGTGGATCGTTTAGATTCAACACTTTAAGTAGTGTATCTAATAACAGAATTACTTGGTCTGGATTCTCCGCTGGTTCTGGTTATCTACAAGGTTATTTTAATGTTGAAGATACCGATGAACATTATTTAATTATCAAAAATATTGATGATAATAAGAGAATTGAATACAATTCATTGGTAGATACTGTGTTCACACAACCTGTTCTTGATAATGACGGGGAACCAGTATTTGATGGCAACGGCAATGCTGTTGTAATTTTTGCTACTTTAGAAGCTAAAGAAAATAGTGTAGGAAGCCCAAATAATACACTTAGTAAGTCTGATAGAAAAGATTATCTATACAGTATTAAGGATGCTAATGTATTAACAATGACTCCTGGTGATATTATCGAAGACGATGATAGCACCCAGTACAGAATTATTTCTGTTGAAGATGCTGGGGAGATCGAAGATTCATTCTATATTTTTGACATTGATGAAATTCAACGCCGTATTCCTAATCAACAAGCTGGTATTTACTATCTAACTTGTATTAAAGGAAATGTTTCTCCATATCCAACTGGTCCTGGTGTTGGTACAAACTTCAGAAACTTTAAATTCAGCCAACCAATTTCTCAATTATATCCATTAGATTATAAGAATGATCCATTATGGTTCCAAGTAAGACCAGATGGTACGAGAGATACGTCAATTACTGATGTTCCTGCTACAATTTGTGCTGCTGATAACTTTGTACATGGTCTTGTAACAACAAACGATTCAAAGAATAGTGAAACTAAAGAAGTTGTTTTAGATTTTATTAATAATCCAGCACTTGATAGATATGATTATGTTACAAATGCCATTACTGCTCAGTCTGGTAATGCTACTTCTGGATCTGAAGACAGATTAATTCCTATTTCAGGTGATTCTCCATATCCAACAGAAAATAGACTATATGTAGAACTTCGTCGTCCATCTATTGCTCGTTCTGGAAACCATACGTTTGAATACTTAGGATTTGGTCCTGGTAACTACTCAACTGGCTTCCCACTACGTCAGGAAGTTGTTCTTTCAGATATTCAAGACTTCTATGCTCAGTCTAAGCGTGAAGATGGTGGTATTGTATTCTACACTGGTCTAAACTCTAACGGCGATCTTTATATTGGTAATAGAAAGATCAACGCTATCACTGGCGAAGAAACATTCCTTGAAAAAGCTGAGCTAGTTTCTTCTGATGATGAAGAGGGAGATCTCGGCGGTCTAGTAACTACATTTGAACTACCTGTAGTATTTGAGAGAGATATTACTGTAGATGGTGATGCCAATTTTAATAATCCAGTTACAATCAATGTAGAACCACAGGAGCCATTCGCTCTAACTGTAGTTTCTAACTTGAATTCTGCTGCTGGTGAAGATGTAACATTAGATAGTGCTACATTTGCTTTAAGTGACATTCCTTCTGAAGGCAATATTGTACTTAGCAAGAATAACATTTATTCTGCTATCTTTACTTTAAACCCAAGAGGAAATACTGCTTTAAGTGGTCAAAACTACAGCATTAGAACACATGTAGATCAAACAAACGGTAATGTTCCATCAAATTATACTCCAAATCAAGAATTAAATACTCTTGGATTAAATGTTGAATTTGGTTCTGTTTCTCCAATTCCAGGCGATATCCTTCTAAAAGGAAATCAAGTAGACAAAACTGGATCTCTTGGTTGGATTTTCAGCAATTTCTACGATGAAGTAACTGAGAGTGTATTTACTGTTACTGCTCTTGGTTCTAATGTTGTTGAATTTACACTACAAGTTGGTGTAACTAATGCTGATATTGGAATTGTCCAAGGTTCTAAATTAAAAATTACTGGATTTACTGGAAGATTTGCTAATTTAAATGGACTAAGAACAGTTGGCACAGTTACAACTAATAAATTCCAAGTAACATCTCCATTTATTATTTCTACCAGTATTGATGATCCAACAATTATTCCAGCTGACTGGAAAATTGAAATTTCTAGAAATTCTTGGAAAGAATTTGGAGTTCTAGGTGCCGAAACAATTAGAACAAATACTGATAACTATGGTGACTTTAAGCTAGGAATTAACACTCTTTCTAGAGCAAAGCATGGTAGTGGTGGGGATCAATTAGAAGGATTTGTATCCGAAGCAGTTGATCCTAGAGCAAACTTAGACGTAGTTGGCAATGCTTTCATTAGTGGTAGAACTCTAAGTACAACACCAAATAATTTTATTGATAACCCACTTCTAGCAAATAGAACATTTAATAAAGTTGATCATGCTTTCATTGTAGGTTTTGACCCGAGAGTAAATACTCCAGACGACGAAGTTGTTCTTCGTGTTGCTTCAACAACTGCAGTAACTGCTTCAAATGTTGGTGGTAGAATTGGTATTAACACTACACTAGCTGAATTAGATAGAAATTTTGTAGTCAAGGGTAATGCTAGAATTACAAATGATCTTAAATTAGAATCTAATTTGGCGATAAATGGTGGATCATTAACTACTACTAGCACAGCGTTTAATTTAATTGATACGGTTGCTACTTCTGTAAATGCTTTTAGTGTTGCTGAAGAGTTAAACATAGGTAATATTACAAATGAAGATCAGACAATTAACGTTGGTAATGTTTCTAATACTCAAGTAGTAAACGTTGGTAGATTTGCTCCAATTACAGAACTTTGGATTCATAGTGGATCTACTAATTCCTTAATTGATATTGGTACAGTATCTGAAACAAATACTAACACCAGCATTATCAGAATGGGTGGTGCTTATGGAAAACTCAGTAACGTAGAAAGTTTATTTAATATTAAAAATAGATTCACTGAAATTGATGGTAATTTAACAATTGGTACATATAATCCTCCTGGCACTGGATTTTCTGAGTTCCAAGTTAATTCTAGAGAACTTGAGATGTTCAGTAGAAACGTTTCTACACTTGATTTTGCTACGTCTGTAACAAGATTAAAGATTGGTGGAGCTGGTGGTTTCACGACGATTAACAATACTCTTGTTGCTGAAAACGCCGCCGAAATTAAAGGTGATATTACATTAATTGGTGGTTTAAACGCTGGTGCTTTCACTGTAAGAAGAGGATCTTTTGGAACTCCTACTACATTACATTCCAGAGGAAATATTGATAATTTAAATGTCGATATTTTCAAAAAAGTTGAAATTGAAAGAACCATTGATACTCAAGGTCTATCACTATGGGGCGGAAGTGAGTATCAAGTTAACCCAGCTAATCCAGAAGAATATTTCTTACCTATTGGGGAGGAAAGCTTCAATCAATTTGGTATTGGTGATTATGTCCTTATTGATCGTTCTCTCCAAGTAACAGGTCAAAATACTACAGCTTCTCCAGTTGGCGAACAATATAGCGAACTTGTACAAGTTATTGAATTAACTAATTTAAATGATATTTCCGATCTGCCACTAAGAATTAAAGTCCGAAGAGCAAGAAATGCTCTTACTGGCGATCAGCTAATGGTTTCTGGACCAAATGTAGGATCTTCCACTGGAACTTATCGTTACCTAAGAACTGATCACCCAGATAATGCTGTTCTTGTTAAATATACTCTAGCAAATGATGTAAGTTTTATTAATGAAGAAAATGGATTGAATAATCCAGGTTCTGGAACTATACAGACAATTCAAACTGGTGTATTCAGCGGATCTGTAATTTCTGGCGATATTTTGAGATTTAGTGACGGAGAACTAGCTAATGTAAATGCTATCAACCAAACGACAAACCAGAAATTTGTTATCAATGATGGTGGTAATCCAGCAACTGAAGTATTTGTAGTAGATTCAACCACAGGCAATACTGACATTCTTGGAACTTTAAATGTTAATAAGACATTTACATTAATTGGATCAACAACTACAAACCAAGAACGTTTAGTTATTACTAATGGAACCAGTCAAAGGTTTGCTGTTGATAGTGCTACTGGCAATACATGTATCTTTGGTGATCTTGGTATTGGTGGTGCTAACTGTGATAGATTTACTGTACAAGGTTCTACATCCAACACTACATTGAGAGGCGGTAATTTACTAATTACTGACAATAATCCTGTTGATGATGGCGACGGCGGACTTGTATTTGGTCAGAAACTATTCTTACAGAATAGCACTGGAAACCTAACAATTTCTGGAACCCTATCTGTAGAAGGAACTGGCCTCAGCACATTCTCTGGCGATGTTAAGATTAACGGTGGCGATCTAACAGTCAACAAGATTGTTAGTGATGGTGATGGTGGAACTCTAGAGCAAAAACTATTTGAAATCGGCAACGATGGATCAATGGATTTTGCTGGAGTTACTGGATTCTTTACTCCATCTGGTGCCAGAAAGTGGGTATATGTCAGTGGTGGAGAAGATGTTATCGAGGCTGTATCTAATGTGAATTACTTCGTTGCTCCTAGTGCCGATACTATTGTCAAGCTTCCACAAAATCCAACAACAGGTGATATTATTAGAGTAGTTGATGTTGGTGGAAACCTAACATACAATATTTCCTTGAGATTTAGAGGACCAACTGGTGTTCGTGTACAGGGTGATAGTACAAATTCTGGACAAGGACCTTCTATCGGTTCTACATATAATGGTGGTGAACTAGTAGTACAATCTCCAAATGCTGGTCTTGGGTTAGTATACGTTGGAGCATTAAATTATGATGGAACTACTACTGGTGCTCCTCCTTCACAACAAGGTTGGTGGTTAATGGAAATCTAAAATGCCAAGAAATTACAACGCTGTAAGAACACAAAAGGCATTACCGATTGGTTCGGTAATGCCTTGGACTGGCCAATTAACAAGAATACCTAAAGGGTGGCTATTATGTAATGGAGCTGAATTAAGAGCTGATGAATATCCTCTATTAGCTAGAATTTTAAAAGACAGTTACGGTGGTACTGGATTTGATGGATCATTTCCAGATTATGAAGGCACTTTCAGATTGCCGATTGTTAATCAAAAAACTCTTGCCGATATTGGTCCAGAGCATTTTAATGCCAGTGCTAGCATAGCTCCTTCTTCTATTGATGATAGTGCTGCTGCCAACATAGTTACTGAATTTATGGGGGATGACGGTGATTTAGGACCACCATCATCATTTTTTGCTACAACTGATATTAATTTTACCTATACTCCAGATCCAGACGGTTTTATTGCTTCGTACACAACAACTGGATCTGGAACTGCTGGTGGGTCTACTCAAGTATTTAAAAATATTTCTTCTACTGGTGGAACTGGAGAAGGAGCAATATTTAATGTTATTGTTGCAAGTGATGGAGCATATTCTGTAGCTATTAAAGATAAAGGAGAAGGTTATACTCAAGGAGATACTTTAACAATTAGTGGTTCTCTTATTGGCGGCGGTGGAGATGTTACTATTACAGTTGATGCCATAGGAAATTCATATTTTCAAGGAACAATAGAAGGACAAACTTTTATTGGTGGTTTTGATGTGAGATCTGTATACGTTGTCCCTCGTAAGCTAGGCAGAAATCATATGCCTCAGCACGTTCACCCAGGAACATACGAAACAATCAATAAAAATGATTCCGACACTCAGCCTGGAACGGGTGTTGGTGTTTGGGATAACCCACAGATATTCTTATCTCAGACATACAGACAAAACAATGGATGTCCAAATGACTTCTGTTTTAATAATAATTGTGATCCAGATGGTCCTTTAGAAAGCACTGGTATTGCTAATTATTGGGGAGATCAAACAGGGGAAAATAGTAATCAAGCTACGGTTGGATCATCTAATAGTCCATTTACTCAAGGTTATGGTAGATATGCTTTGGCAGTCATTGGTGGATCAAAGCCAGCAAGAACACACTCACCTATTCAAACAAGTGCTGCTTCTCATGGTGTAGGAAAACCTTGGTTTACATCTGCCAAAAAATTAAGATCAAGAGCATCAGGAGAAACAGAAACGTCCGACTTAATAAATATTAGAACAAGTGGAAGATTAAACGTTAATAGCATTCTTCCTTTTGCTGATGATGTTTCTCCGATTAAACAACCTAATTATGATTCTGGTGGAGGTGGTAGCGATTTAGCAGATAATTTTAAAAAAACTTTGTATAATAATGCTGCTGTTAGCTTTACGGTTACAACTAAAAATGATTCTACTATAAATGATGTTATTGAACCACACGATCACGAAGGTGAATTTTTGGTGACATATGACCCAGGAAATTTAAACATCAAAGATTTTATTTCTGTTGATTGCCAACCAAATGTTATTCCTGATAATGTTCCCGAAGCTTTACAGATAGCTTTTACTTTAACTTCGCCATCTTTATCAGTAACAAATTTAATTAGAGCATATTAATATGGCTAAGTATTATACTAGAGAAAAAGCAAAATTTGGTGGAATTACAGGTTTAATCATGCCTTTTATGATTAAATTGCCAGATGTAAATATCCCAGATCAGGCAGAATGGAGAGAATTTTTGCCTGCTGGATATTTAAGATGTGATGGAAGTATTCTTTCTGCTAGTGTGTATCCAGAATTAGCCGTTGTATTGGGAACTGGTAATAATTGTAAATTTGCCAAAGAACAAGATATTCTAACTGATAATCAATTTCAATTGCCAGATTTGGGTTCAAAATATATTAGATGTGCTAATTCATCTGGGCAATATTTAAATACTACTTTAGATCAAGATCAAACAACATTAAAAGTAGGTGCTGAAACAATCATTCAATCTTTGGTAGGAGATTCTGTAACAATTAGATATGGTGGTAATTTTGAAGTCATTGGACAAGAAAATGCTTTTGGCGGAAACCCGATTTATAAAACTTCTACTGGTGCCACTTTAAATGCTCCACTGTCAGAAGAAAATTTTCAGGCTCACGGTCATGATGCTGATGTTGGTGTATTTACTTACCTAGGAAATTGGACAGACTCTTCATTTATCCAATTTACTGGTGGAGGAAAAGGTGGTAACGATGCTCAAACGGAAGGATCTAACGTTCTCATAACAATTGAACCTCCAGATGGCGCTGGTTTTACTGTAGATCACACTCACGGAATACAATTACCAGCATCAAAAGAATTAAAAGATAATACAACTTTTGCATATGAATTTTTTAACACTCAGATAGCAGCTGACGGATTAGAAAGTGAAGTTATTATTACTACAGAAAACGTTAAAAAACTTGATACTGCTATTTCTCCTTATATGATGGTAGAATTTATTATCAAAATTTGATAACAGATGTCTAGAACTAACGTAAGTAATACTTATACTGGCAATTCTGCTGTTAGCATTCCAAGCAATGCTGATGCTGTAACCATTACTATTGCTGGCGCTAGAGGAGGTAACGGCGGTGTTGATGGCGGCAGTAGTGGTGGTCCTGGTGCTGGAGGAAGAAGAGGCGTTTTTAGGTACATTACTAATTTTGTAAATAGAAACATAACTGTAGTTATTGGTGCTATTGGTAACAATGGAGCTAATAATGCTACAGGAACTGGTGGCGGTGCTGGTGGATCTAGTAGCCTTGCTTCTGGCGGAAGAGGAGGCAATGCTGGTGGAGGTAGAGGTTATTCTGGCGGCGGCGGTGGTGGTGGTGGTGCTACTGGAGTTTTAAATAATTCGGGAACGGCAATTTTAGTTTCTGGTGG